TATTGCACTTTTTCAATTACATTCCCTATTGCACTTTTTCAATTACATTCCCTATATATATAAAATATTTCTGTTAACGTATAAATAGTATCTGGATTTTTTTCTTCTCAATACTTTTCGGCACAAAACATTCTCAAAATTTTTTTCGGCATTTCTCTTTTTTTAAAAATTAATCGCCGCACAAATTGTGTAGGGAGGGGTAAACTATCAAAAGCCAAAATTTACCATTTAATTTTCGTCTATCCCATATTTTGACAAAAAGTCCAAAAAAAGCTGGGTTTTGACTTTCTTCATTTCATTTTCTATTTCTAATTTTTTTTCTTCTTTTTTCTTTTGTGGAAAATTATAAAAAAAATTGTTGGCGGCAATCTTATCGTCTTTTTTTATGTTTTTTTTCGGCGAGTAATTTTTTAATGGATAAAAGTTTTCATTGGCTTCAAGGGTGGTATCACACACACAAAGCGGCAATTTTTTAGTTGATAATAGGTCTCTTATTTTTTTATTAGAAAGTTGTAAAAAAGCTGCTTTTTCGCTTCCTATAGCACAAAGAATTTTCTTAAAATAAGACTTGGGACTCTTAGACTTAAAAGAAAGTTTATCTCCATCGGGTAGAACAATAGAATAGGTATTATTGGGGTCATTGAATGCTTCTGGCGGCAGTTCATTTAAAATTTCATCAATAGTAGAACTTAATTCTTTTTTATCATTGACACTATCTCTTCTTTTATATAAAGTATTGCCGCCAAATCCATTAATACTACTATAAGAATTATAAAAACCGCCATACTCATTGTTATAGACTAATTGCGACCAATAATCATCAAACAAGACCTTTGCTACCGCCACATCGGTAGTATAATTGATATAAAATAGAGTATTGGCGGCGAACGCATATTTTAGCCCCCTATTAAAATTGCTAGAATTCAATAAATAGGTATTTAGCTCTTTGAAAAAATTCTTTTTATAAGGTGCTAATAAATATTGGTCCCGCCACCCGCTTTTATTATCTATAAGCATCTCGAATAGTTTATCTTCTTTGTTTGGGTCTTTGAGATAAAGATAAATAAGTGTTAGGTCTTTAAGAATATCATCACTGTAGCCTAAATAGTTTTTGTTATTAGAAAAACATAATAAATATACGCCCGGCAACGGTTTAATTTTTGCATAACTTGAATAAAGTGTTGGTGTAAAAATTTTATTGTTAGTTGGATTAGACTTTAAGAATTCTTTTAATATATAAGGTCTATTTTCAGGGAATTCACCATTTAAGTAGTAATATAATTTTTCCATTCTATTGTATTCACTCCTTTTAAAAATAGATATTAAGAAAAGCGTTATCTACATTTTATAGATAACGCCTTATTTTTTATTCTTTAAGTTTCTTATAGCTTAGATAGCACTCTTCTTCAGTTAATCTATCGTATTTATGAAAGCGGCTATTGTCTTCCCATGGTTTAACTACTGGTGATAAGTTAATATTTACTTCTTGTAAAAAACCATCACTATCTTTAATAGTAAAACGTCCAACACTAATTTCGTTGTTTCCTACAATACTAACTGCTTCATCACCATACTTTGTTCTAAAGCATTCAACCAATTCTGAAAGAACAATTTCTCTCATCTTGTTGGTTGCCGCCTGCTTGGTTAAAGTAGAATCTGTAAAATCAAAATCAATCATGTTTCTGCTCCTTTTTTTCTAAAAATTTTTTAAGCCCTTTAAAAATTTTTCAAGCCCCTATTCTCTAAAAAAATAATAACCCCTCTTTAAAAATTTTATACCCCTATTAAAAAAGAACCCACCCCCTATAAAAATATCTACCCCCTATAAAAATAGGAAATAATTTCATTAATGTCATAAATAGCATCTTTATACCATTCTTTATCAAAAGCATTTAATTCTTTTGCCATGGCAATCAGAGCTTCTTTAACACGTATTGCCGCTTCATAATTCTTGTAAACTTCTATATAATAAGTAGAAATAATAATACCCCCTATTTTAAATATAAACTAGAAATCCATTGTCCGCTACATGAAAATTAAAAATATTCATTTCAAAATTTTCATTCGTATACGTCCTATTTATAGATACCGTGCCAAAACTTTTGACCTCCCCATAGTCATATAAACTGCCGTTTTTGTCTTCAATACTTTGAATGTAAACTGTTTCACACACAAGAGAATTGCTTATTGTGGTATTTCTATAGCATCTATATTCTGGTTTGATAATAACCGTGGCAATCAAATCGTTTTCTAATTCCATTTTTCCGATAAATCCATTATAAGTTTTTGGAATGCTAAATAATAAAGTCTTATCTAAAAAGTCTGGCGGCACATTAGCATCACTCATAACCGTATCTCTAATTCTTAGAGAATCATAATCGCATTCGCTATCAATAGTAATCCCAAACATTGTTCCATAGGCGATTTCACAATTACTTAAAATGGAATTAATAAATTTCGCTTTTCTTAAAGAACAATTATAAAAATAACTATTCCAAAAAAGACAACCATTAAAAACGGTTTCATCAAGTTGAGCATTAGCAAAGAAGCAATTATGAAAATTTGAATAGGAAAAATCTTTAAAGCGTAAGTCTAAATTAGAAAAATTGATATTCCAAAAAGTAAGCCCTGTAAAGTCATAAGAATTTAGTTCTTTTGTTAGTTCTTTTCGGTCTTCAATGGAATTCTCACGTTCGTTATACTTATTTATTGTTTTAATAATTTGAGAACTACGAGCATAAAGTGTCTCTGCCATTAGAACCCCTCCAACATTTCCAATATATAAACTAAGCAATTAACTACAATTGAATTACCCGCTTGTTTAATAAGTTGACTATTTGTGCTAACATATTCGGCGGCAGCAAATTCTTCATCAGTAAAACCCATGAGCCGCCAAGATTCCAGTGGCGTAAGTTTTCTAATTCTCATGCCCTCTTCTACAACATAGTTGTCTTTTTGAACAGTAGTTAGTGTAAACGATAGATAGGATTCATTTGGTTCTAATCTTTGAACTAATGTTTTAACCCCAGAAGTTCTATCATTTGGATTTAAAATGTTTCTACCTCTTGAAGCAGCTATGTAAGGCTTATTTAAAGTTAGAATTCTTTCACCATTTTCCATTGCTATAGTGTTGTTTATTAACTTAGTTCTTGCTTCTTCTTTTAAATAAAACTTATTACCTACTTTTGATTCTAAGATTGTGTTAATGTTTACTTTTGGAATTCTTTTTGGCTCTTTATAATTGAAAATAACATCTGAATCTTTTAGAATACTAATTGTAAAAACTCTTATTCTTTGTTGCGGCACACCAAAATCAGCCGCATTTAAAATTAAAGAATAATTTTTATATCCAATTTCTTCTAATTCTTGTTTATATAAATCATAATTCTTTTTGTGTCTTTTAGTTAAAATGCCTTTTACGTTCTCCCACATTAAAACTTTCGGTCTAATAGACTTCGCAATTCTAATATTTTCCCAAAGTAAACTTGAACGAGTGCCGCTCCCCTTGTCTGCTCCTTTGTTTTTGCCAATTACTGAAACCGATTGACATGGTGAACCACTCATAATGATGTCTATGTTTTTTAGGTCTTTATTCCATTTAGTAATATCTTGCGGCGAAAAATTTGTATTATGAATAGCATTATAAGATTGAGTTGCCGCCATATCACTATCAACATAATCAACTATTTCGTAATTCTTTTTAAGTCTATCTAAAGCAGAACTAAAAGCACCGATTCCACCAAATAATTCAATGACTCTTAGCATTTAAACTCCTTTCTTATCTTGTTTTCATAGGTCGTATAGTAAATTGCTTTAAAATTATAAGTAGCAAGCATTGTCTGACATATAGGACAAGGTTTTGCTAACCGAAAATTGCCGTCTTTTTTCTTTGATACAATTAATAATTCCGCTTTCTTAAAATCTTTAAAATCATGTGGTAATTTGTTTATTGCGTCCACTTCAGCGTGTCGTTTATCATAAATATAATTTTCTGTTCCTTTTGTTTTTGTTCTCCAATAATGTTGAGCAGTTGATGTTTTATCTGAATTTACTCCCCAGCTAAGAATTTTGCCTTTATAAACAATGAAACAAACCATTTTAAGTCTATAAGGTCTTTCAGTATAAATGTCATCATAAAGCATTATTAATTTGCTGATTAATTTTTTATTCATTATGCCGTCCTCATAGCAAATCTATAGATTTTACTATAATATCGTTGGTCATTTACCCTTTCCCCCAGCCAGCCTTTATATTCGTCTGACAATTCAATGGGTTTTAATTCTCCCCTCTTATGGGAAAACTTGTGATTCTTATATTTAACAAAATGAAAATCATCTTCTCCGAATCTTAAAGCCACACCATACTCGTTTTTTCTTAATTCGTGATAGTTTAGAATTGGTCTTAATCGTGGTGTTCTTTTTAACAATTCCATAACACAATATTTTTGAATGTTTATATCAGAAAAATAACCGCTCTCCACTTGATAAATAATTCTTTCTCTTAGCCCCTCATCGTTTTTATTTAATTTTAGTTCTTCAAAAATTGATTTAACTTCTTCATTATTTTCTTTTGTGTAAAATTCAAACCACTCGTAAGTTTCTAAAGCGTAGCCGCCGCAATTAAAATATTCAATATCCATCATAGCTGACTCTCCTTATAGTAATTCCAAGTAAAACTATCTCCTACATTCTTTGGTCTATTCTTAGCTGTCCAATTTCTAATATACGGGTCAGGATTTCTATTTTTCATGAATTCTTCTGGAACTTCAAGATACTGTAGTCCAGATAAAATGTTTTTACTATTATAATAATTAACCATAATTCCAACTGTATACATATTTTTTCTCTCCTTTAAGCAAACAAATTATAAGAGTAAGTCATTATTGAATACCATAAAAATGTTGTTGAAACAATACTCCATAAAATTGTTCCAAAAATGCTTCCATCCTTTTTGTCTTGAATCGCTACTTTTAAGAAAATAAGTCCTAGAATTAAACTTATTGTTCCAAAGATATAATATAACATTCAATATACTCCTTTTAATAATCAATTTTGTAAAATGAATAGCCCCACCAATCCCAACAATTTCTATCTCTTTTATAAATCTTTTCTTTTCTAAAAGCTTCCATCCATAAATGAATCGCTTTTTCATAAGAATCAGCCTGATAAAGAATTTCGTCCTTATCATAAAGTAGTGATTTTTCATCTCTTAAATCTATTTCAAAAGCATTAAGTGGATAAAGCTTTTTAAAGAAAGACGTTAATGAATCATAATAGATTCCCTTATCACTATTGACATTTGTTCTTTTTACAATATACCCCATTCAGACCACCTCAATCTCAATAACAATTCTCTTCCACGGTTCGCCGCAATCATCAAATTCGCTATAGGCAGTTTCAGCATACTTATTTTCTTTATACTTTAGGTAGTCCCATTTATTGCCGTCTAACAAATTCCAAATTTCATCTATAAGACTTTTTACTTCTGTCTTTTCGTACTCTTTTTCAATCTCTTTCTTTAAGTCAGGATAAACATAAATCTTTTTCATAATATTAATAACCATTTACGCATTCCTCCTTAACTTTCTATAATAATTATAGCATAAAACAGACGATTTTTCAATTAACCCTTATTCTTCTAGTTCCATTTCTTCTACTGAATAAGTAAAGCCGCAAAACTCAATCGAGTAATAATAATTTTCATCTACTATATCTTCATATTTGGGTTCAAAAACATTCATCTCATAAGGAGTAATTTTATTACCCATTTCTAATTCATCTTGAAGCGTCTCACAAACATTTTTGTATAAGCAGGCTAAAGCCAATTCTTTTGTTTTAAAAACTCTGTTATCAACAACACTACCATTGTTATCATCTACAATAAGAAATAAATAAACTTTAATACCACTCATAATATACCACCTTTTCCTTTTCAAAATCAAAATTATTTAATATCTGTTGAATATTGTTTTTGGTGTCTTCTAGTTCTCTAAAATACCACTCATCATAATCTTGACTGCCAAAGCAAAACCCTTTTGATGTTGGTAATAGTTCTGCTGCCTTACTATGATTATCAAGAACTTCATCAATAGTCTTCAAAAGCTTTTCTAACAATTCTTTTGAAACAACATAATCGCCGCAATTATCTTCATAGTTGAAATCATCTATATTATTTACAAAAAAATTTCTAATTTGATTCGCTTTTCTCCAATAACATAGCTCATAACCGAGGTCGTTGCCGTTCTTTGCCTCTCCCTTTAGCCACATATCAAGTCCCATAAATATACCTCCTTAAACGCAATCACAGAACACATAATTTGGAATAAATAAATCGTCTTCTTTACTTCCGTAGCCATGAACTACAAAGGAAAATTTCTCTTTCCCATCTGTAATAATCCAACCTCTCCCTTCTATGTGAAATTCTAATCCAATTGGTGTTTTTCTAATTAAACAGCTATTAGGAAATTTTCTTATATACTTTTTTAACTCTACTATCGATAATGCTTGAATTGCTTTTATATTTAAATCTTTTTGTGAAACTCCTAAATATTTGCTATTTATCTGAATTGAATAACGACCATTAAAATGTTTCCAGTTAGGTTCATCGAAGAAGAATTGTTTAAATTTCCAATAGGAATATTCTTTTAAAATTTTTTCAAAAGCATCTCCATTCAAGTAAAATCTTTTCCACCCATCAGCTTCATTAATGCCAAATTGTTTCAAGCCAAAAAGAATTCGATTTTCTTTTTCTTTTAATTTCATCCAAAAACCCCTTTCTTAACTTTCTATAATAATTATACATCATTTTACGGCAAATTGCTACTACTTTTTACAAATTAGCCCGTAAAGACCTTAAAAAGTGTGATAAGACCGTAGATTATGCTAAAAACAAAGAAAAAATTAGTTACAAAAAGTAGAGCGTTTCTTTGCCAGTCTTTTCGGTCTAAAAACAGAGAGCCGCCGCAACATACCAAACCCAAGAAGATTAATACACCTTCAAAAAGAACTCTATACATATTTTATTCCCCTTTCACCTTAATGACTGGCATTTTAACATTCATATATTCTTCGTCAATAATTCTCAGTTGAGAAAGAATATTTTCACGCCCCTCTGTTGCTGGCTTTAAACAATATTCTTTAAAATCTTTAATATTGATTTCTTTAATATTGGTGATATGCGGAAACAAAAGTTTTAAGAAAGCTGTGGCGTTCTTTTTAACAGCTTCAAAATTTCTAACATCACACTTTCCATCGACATATAATAGTTCATCAATAATTGCTCTATAATAGAATTCATCTCTTAATTGATGTAAAATTCCAGTCAAATAATCAGTAGACAACGCCCAGCCTTCCATTTTCCTGTCTTCAGTAAAACGACCAATCTTCTTTCCTTCGATTAAAAAAGTAAATCTATCAATAAGAGCTGATTCCTTTAACCAATTTGGCAAAAATTTAAGCATATTACTTTTTTTAACATCCATACTTCCAATAGGAACATTGCCGATTAAACTTAATCCGGCATCTGCTACTCCAGAATAATTTCCAATTCTAATTTCACCAGATTCTAAATAAGTTTTTAAAGCACCACACATTTCTTCTGGTGCTTGACATCTAATTGTCTGAACTTCATCAAAAATTACCTGAGAATGTTTAGAAAAATAGCCCGGCTTTTTAGTCGTGTTATTAAAGAATGCTGTAGCTCTTGAAACACTGCCACCACCAACAAGCCAATTATATGACGACAATTGAGAATAACAATAACTTTTAGCACTACCCTTGATAGCTAATTCAATAGTATTTAATCTTTTCTCAACAAAAGGCAAGAATCTTTGTAATAAAGTAAGCTTTTCTTCTCTTGTCATATTTTTTCCATTAAAATTTAATCCGGCAAGTAACACATCAATCCATTCTTCTGTTGTAAAATTTTTTCTTTTTTCTCTGTAAGAATTTAAATCATAAGTATAAGGACACAATGGCTTAAAATCAGCCAGTTGAATAATACCGCAGTTATAATCCAATGTAATTTCTCCCCAAGCACCTTCAGATTTTAATAAATATTCTTTATTCTCTGAGATAATAGACCAATCTGCTTGTGCTTCTTTTCTTTTTGTAGGAAAACCGTATTCCGGCAATCTAAAACAAATAAGGTCTTCAGCATAGTCGAATTCAATTACAATCTTAGTTAATAATTTAATCTGACCTTTTGGACTGTGCCGAGCTTCCAATAACTTAATGTTCCAATCATTTGTTTTTAATCTCATTTTTTTAATATATTCACTTAGGGCAAAAGCATTAATAGAGCCGTTTTCATCAGAAAATTTTGTAATTAACCAATTCTTAGATTCCATTGGTAATTCCAAAAAATTTAATAGAGTATTGGTGCTTGTAGATTTATAAGTTGCCGCCCCACCATAAATTTCTTTAATATCTTTCATATGAATTTCCTTTCTACTTTAAGCTTTTCTCTTAACTTTCTATAATTATTATAGCATAATACGCAAAAAAGGTCAAGACAGATTTGCTCCATCTTGACCTTTTTTGATTACCAACTAATATGATAAACATTTTCTTCTTCATCATGAATTATATGAAATTGTTGTGTTTTTAAATACTCAATAATTTCTGGACAAACAATAGAATCTCTAATTGAGAAATGATTTTTTGCATTTTTAAAGGCGTGTCTAAATTTTTCTTTAATTGCCGCAACAGAATATTCTTTATCAGTGTATTCTAATAACTTATTAATTTGTGCTTTTGTCAAGCTTTCAGCTAAAGCGGCAGACGGAAAATCTAAATCTAAGTCTTCTTTATATTGTGGTGGCATTTGATGCCACGCAATTATTGTGTATGGAATATCTTCTTTATCAAAATTGGCTAAATTCTTATCTAACAATTCCCACTTATTTTCTTTTTTATCAAAAAAACCTATTGTTGGTTCATCTACCTCTTTTAATTGTAAAATAACTGTTTTATAAGCTTGTGGCATTTGATTATCAATTGTTTGCCAATTCAGCATAATAGAACCTCCAAAAATATTAAATTTTAATAAATAATAATAATTTCTTTTAGCCCAATAAAGAATTCATTAGCTTGTAGAAACCAGCATTACTCAAAGAATCAATAAAATCTTCTTTAACAGGAGAACAATTCTTATTAGCACTACCCAACTTTGTCATTGTGGAAACAATAGTCTTAGAATCTGAATCGTCATTATATTCCTTAATCAATCTTTTCAACAGCTCATAAGTCTCATCAATCTTCTTTTCTTTTTCTGTTAATTCTTGTGTCTTTGCCACCTTCTTAGCTTCGATTTCTTCCTTTTCGTGCTTGTTGATACAATTAGAAAGTTCTGTTAGGCTATCAACTGACTTCTTACAAACTGGACAAATATATTTACTCATAAACAAATTCCTCCTAAATTAATCATTATAATCGTTATCGTAGTAGTAATCATCTCTACGAGTTTTCTTTTTTCTTTTATCTGGAATTACCTTTGTAATAGGTGGAAAATCCCATTCGTTTCTTTTTAACTTATCTCTGCTCTTTCGTTCCCTTTTAGAACTTTTTTCATATGGAACGAACTTCTTGCGTTTAACGTCTGTTTCCTTCATCTTTTGAAAGTCCCTCCTGAAGGTTAAACTTAATTGCTTGTGTTAAAGCCCATCTAATTTCTCTTCTGCTTTGGCATCTTTTTCTTTCCGATTGTGTTCTTGGAAATAATTCGTTCTATTTTTCAAATAGAAATCATCCAATCCTTTTTTAAGTTCCTTCTGAATACTTAATTTAATTGTTTGTACCAAAAGTTCATCTAATTTTTCTTCCGTCTTTAAGTCTTTTTCTTTCCAATCGTATTGTTGATAATAATTCATACGATTCCCCAAATAATAATCAATCAGTCCTCTAACCTCTTTAAAGCTATAAACTATATTATAACTTTTTATGTCAATCAAATACTTGTTATCAGTTCTACCTCGCAAAATTTCTTCATAATGCTTATTTGGTCTTTCAGAATAATCATTCAACATATTTGCTATTCTAACAATTTGATATAATGCTTTACTATCATATCCGTATTCTTCAATTTTTTCAGCAACACTAGGTCGATTTTTAAACACATTTTTCCATTCTTGAATCATCATTCCCAACATAGTGTTAGCAGCAGTTCTTTCATCAAAACGAGCAATAGACTCTCTCATAGGAATCAAATTTTTCATTAATAACAACCCAATATTGTTATTTTTAAATTGATATTCTTTAGAAAACAAGATTTCAACATAATTAGGATTTTGCTTTTTGAATTGATGAAACATTAACCGAATATCTTTAACATCGCAAAGTCCATTTTCATAATCAACAATAGTAGAAACAGGCTTTCTGTTAAAAATAAAGTCGTCTAATGTAGGGATTACAATCGCTTTGTAATCATGGTCAGAATCTTTTGTATCACAATTGTAATTCTGAGAACCATATAAGCTAATAAAAACTGGGTCATATCCTTTTGCTTTTAAAGCTTTTTGACATTTTTTTAAATCATTCATTCTCTTAACCCCTTTCTTTAATATTATTATACGATATTATTCGACAAAAATCAAATTTTTAACAGAACAATTTTTTATATAACTTAATAAAGTCTTTATCCGATAATCTTTTTAAGTATTCTTCTAGGTCGCCCAATTTTCCATCGTATACCATAAATGCCAAATATTTAAATTCATAATTCCTAAAATGTAAAGCAAAATCTTTTCTTGATAGTCCTCTATCTTTTAAAATTTGCGGCAAAGCAACAATATCAACCAATAAATCCCACATAAATCCAATATTCTTTTGAATTTCACATACAATTTCTGTATATTCTGGAAAATAAGATAACAACTCATCCACCTCATTTCGTCTGACAATAGGAATTAGTCTATCTAGAGTCATTATATGATTATTAACCATATAATGTAAATCAAAATATTTCGCTGTTTTTAATTTAACTCTGTTATTATGGGAATCTTTAATAACAATACCTTCGGTTAAAATATCGCTATCATTTAGTCTTTGAATTAAACGGCGGCAATCTTCTTCTGTTCTTACAAAATAAATTTCGGGCTTTTCTATATCGGAAAAATTGTAATTAATTTCTTTTAAAGTTTTATTGTCCCTTACCATTAAAAGATATAGTTTAGGCTTATTATAAGAAATAACAACTTTATTAAACGGTGATACTAATTCAAATACATAGGTATAAGCTTTATTTAAATTATCAAAAGAAAAAGTAGACGGCAATGCCGCCATAAAAAGCTCGTAAAAATTCTTGTAAATAATATTATTACTTAAATTAGAATCGGCGGCATCAATTCCACTATTAGTGGCTACATTCCATTTATCATTCCAATAATAAAGTTTAATTAAACTACCATCAATCTTTTCACTAACAGAAATACCATTCTCCCAGTCAATTTTTGCTGCGTGAGGTTCATCAATATTAAAAAATTTAAAAAATGGACAGCATACAACTTCAAAAGTTTTACTATCTAAAATAAGACCACGAGCTTCGCAAACAATAGGATTATTAAAGTTAGAATTAATTTGGTTATATTTGAAGCAATATAAGCCATTTTTATAAGAAATTTTTAAATTATAAGGGGCGTTAGACAATAATTCTTGCCAATTAGAATGATTGCTTATAAATTCCTGAATTTTTAATTTCATATTATTCCTCTTTCATGTATTCGGGCATTGGTCTTTTAATATAACTTAGTTTTGGTTCTATTGTTTCACGGAATTGCTTCATATTGTTCCACATAATAATAGAACCATGTCCAATGAGATTAATAGCATAATAATCTTTATTAATATCATTAATAATTTTAATAATTTCATCAAACTCTTCTATAGCACCACATGGAATCGCCCTATTTGTAAAAGGTGCATTCTTTATATAACAGTGACTATGAAGCATATAATTAATATTAGACAAATAATCATATAAACGAATTTGAACTGGTGTATCAACTGATGGTTTATCATTACCACTATACATAAGCTTATTATTTTCAAGCCATACAGGCACGAAATTATCAAGTTCTATAAATTGTTTATTAACATTTCGTTTTGATACAAATACAATATTATCTTTGCCACGAAAACTCGGCATGCCTTTTCCACAACGTCCTACTTGTGGTGGCGTTTTTCCACGTAAACTTGCGTTCCCTATGAATCTTCTTGTATTAACAGTTGGCATAAATTTTTGAAATTCAAAAGCATAGTTTTTAACAACGTCCACAAAATCTTGTTCATCTGGAACTTTAATAACAATATCTGATTTGTATTCTGGTGATTTAAATTGGTCAAAATACCACTTCATAATAAGTTCTTTATCAGCAATGTTTTGCGTAGATTGTTGTCGTGTCATTTTCTTTAAAAAAGTCATACGTTTTACACAAGCTTCTACTGCCTTATCTATTTCAGTGCCATTATACCACACTGACCCCAAAGGGTCAAATAGTCTAATATTAAATAAACCCGACTCCTTGCGACTAAATTCAAATGTAAGATTAGCTTTAGCAGCAAGACTACGTTGAACAAGCTCTTGAAAAGAATACTTATTATTATCATTTCTCTTAGATGATATAAGCATTACCTTTGGTGAAATTTCTTTTACATTTCTAATTTTTTCAAAAGTATTATCAACATTCGCCCACCAGAAAACATAATCATAATTACTGCTTTCTTTTAGTAAACATTTTAATTCGTCATATTTTCCACCATTTACATATTTAATCTCAAAAGATTTGTCTTTAAAATTATTATAAAATTTATTCACTAGTCCTGATTCCTTACCATATAACCCTTTATTATTTAAATCATTATTAAAAGTACCACCAACAAATAAAATTTTTTCCATTTTAATACATCCTTTCTTACTCAACAATATCAGGTAAATATCCCCATTCAGCATCTTTTTCAAACAGTCTAATATACCAAATTTCCATTGCCGCACGAACAAGATTTGGTTCAGTCTTTACATCAAGAGGAAAGCTTCCCAATTCTTTTTCTACATTATTTTTAAAATTTTCAAACTCTGTCTTATAAATATTAGTTAAATAATTATAATTTACATCATAAGATACATCCCAATAACCCTCTCTATCAATTCTTTTAGTTAAAAGTTCAAGCCATCGCTCTCTATCTTCTTCATCTTGAAAAAAGTAATAATCAGATTCATAACAATTTAAAAGTAAAGTTTCTTTGGCAATTAAATCATTAATGTAATCCTTATAGTCTTCTGGAAAATAACGCCGCCATTTCTTTTCAGAATTATCTTTCAAAGTAATCAAATATCCCAAAAATTCACAACTTTGGTATTCGTCTAGTCTTGCCGTCAATTCATATCTATCACTTTCACTTAATTTAATAAATTTACTTAATAATTCATACACAAAACTATTATAGTTGTCCGGCGAACAATATCCTTTTGCCATAACAGCATTATTTCTTAAATCTTTAATAATAACATATACGCTATTCACTTTACATATCTCCTTTCATTTCCCAAAAAGATTTTAATAAGCTTTCTTCATAATTGACCTTATTGCTTTCAATTCTACAATATTCTTTTAATAAATGGTTCAATAGATTCTCACTACACTCGTAACCTAAATCCTGCTCATAGAAAGAATACTTAGAACTTTCTGGATTATAAATTGTAAAAATGTATGTCTCCACCCTATCACTCCTCTCAACTTTCTATATATATATTATACCATAGACAAAAATCAGAGACAACATAGAATTCATTTTACTTTTTGAACATTTTATTAACACACATTAAATCCCTCATCATTGCCGCCGATTTAATTCTGTTTTCTTTTTCAGAATGTGATAATGTGTTCCATTCTTTTAAAATAGAGTTCTTAAAATTTTCAAACTCTGGCTCTGGTACGTTTTCTTTTACTTTATTAAAAATATCTTCCAATGTTTCTGTGCTGCTATGTTGATGCAAAAAAGATACCGTCTTCTTTCCCTCTTTGTATACAGATTCTTTTACTGAAAATTTTCTATCTCTCTGATACTCTCTTCCGCAACGATTAACACATTGCACAGCTTCATTAGAAGTGTTATATTTTTTACCACACAAACAACAAGTAAACATTCTATATTATCTCCTTTCAAAGCTCATCATACATAGGAGCAAAATCTCTAACGTGATAATGGGTTATTACTCCCAAAAGAGTTTCAATATTATTCTGTTCTTTAATATAAATATAACTCTTATCGCTTGTAATTGATTCTTTTCCTTTTGGCATAGAGAATTTCATCGCCGCCTTTTCTACTTGAAGGATATTAATAGTGTTTAGTTCCATTCTTCCTTTGTTTGAAATAATTACAAAAATTGGTAAACCATTTTTTAACTGAGGTTTCATATCTATAAGTCTATTTACCCACTTAACTTCATAATCATCATGCTGGCTTATCGTTATTAAATGAGTTTTAACTTTCATATTTTTTTACCTCTCTTTCACTTTCTATAATTATTATAGCACAGGCGGCAACTCATTTCTACTATTCTTACTAAAAACTTATGAACAAATTATTAAGTATTCATTCCAATTCCTAAAAGATTTTGAGTTGTATTCCCTAAATAATAAGAACTATTTCTCATAGTATCTTCGTATTCTGTTTTCCCTTCAAAAGAATTTACAACTTCTTTTTCTTCTTCGTTCATTTCACTATAAGATTTTTTCCCATAATCATTTGGCAACCAGCCTTTCTTATTAGCACCAAAGATATTAAATTTTTTCAATAGTTCCAAATCATTGAACCATAAATGTAAAGTTCCCTTCTTCTTAAATTCTACATCAAAATACTTAAAATGTAGTCGCTCGCCTGCGTATTTCCAACGTCCGAAAGCTTTAGATAAAATAGGATAAACAGATTCACCATCTCTTTTTTCAGCATCTAAATACGTAAAAATCTTTTCTAACTCTTCAAGAATATCTCTACCCTTGTAAGAATAGCTCCAACCATCACCATTATACGTATGACGAATAATAACCTTTTTGTTAATTTTAAAAGCAGAATTAGTCTTCCAACCATTAAAATAATGAATGTTATTCACTTTTTCTAGAGAACCTTGATAAGATAGTTCATCAAATTGCTTTAAAATTGCCTGTTCAATATTGCTAGATAAGTTTTTAGACAAATCAGCATAAATCTTTCTAATGTTTGTTGGAGTAAAATCATAAGCCCGCATTTTATTTAATTGTGTCATGTATTGCTGCTTTACTTCTTGCGTAAAAAGTTTTGATAGTTCATTGCTTTGGAACAATAAACTCCAATATTTATATCTTAGTTGCCGAATAAAGGAATTTTTAAGTGAATAACATTTCTTTTTTTCATCTTCTGTTTCTGAACTGCTGATTGACATTTTAATTAAAGGAGTTTTTGTACCACCAAAAGTGTAATCAGGAATAATTGCCGCCATTTTTTCATAAGTATCAATTAAAGTTAAGCCTAAGCGACTTTCATCATTGTATTGCTTTAAAATGTTTGAAATAGCATTATTAGTAGCCAATTGATACTTATTATATTCTTCATATGTTGAATTAAATTCTTCGCCAGCAATTAAATTATTAAAAATATCCATATTGTATACTACTTTGGGAATATTTAAATAAACAATAGCAATTTCAACATCTGTTTTTCTTTCAGCATTAGAGAAAGCAGAAGTTAAGTATTCTACCTCCCCGTCATACTCCTCAATTTTTGCTAGAAGCTCTTTTCTTGTATTAGAATAAGGATTTTTCAAAGTTTCAGCATTTAAAATACAAACAATTTGCCCGCCATTCTTTTGAATTTCAATAGCTTTGAGTAAATGCTTATCTCCATCTTTAAATGGTGGATTCATTAAAATTAAATCATAAGACATATAAGTTGAAAAATTTAAGAAATCGTCTCCAACAATAGGATAATCTTTTTCTTTTAAAATAGCTTGTAAATTTGGGTCAGCTTCAATAACTTCAATAGCTCTCGAATATTTTATGTCTAATGCTAATAATAAATCGCCTTTTCCGGCTGATGGTTCTAACACAGAACAGATTTCTCTTTGATTAATTTTTCTACCAATATGTTCTGCCAATTCTTTGGGAGTCGGATAAAATTGAGTTTCTTCTTGTGTATACACTTTAGCAGCCCTCCTCTTTTGTTTCTATAATCATTATAGCATACGCCGCTTAAAAAATCTAATAAAAAAGAGGACAGACTTCAATCCATCCTCTAAAAACTTTACTGCCATTGAAATTGTGGTGAAGATAAAATTTCAATCATAGCACTATAAGAACCTTTACTAATTAAAGTGTCCAAATGACTAAAAGTTGCGGCAGAACATCCAGAAATGAAACTAACATTGGGGTCATTTTTATCTGATAATTGGGTATCATTTCTTGATTGTGCATTCCACAAAATTAATTTTGGTAACTCAACGTCAATCTCATCAAATTTCTTTCTCCATTTATTAATAATGCCAAAGCTATCTTCTTTATAAGAATCAATTTCCATATCACTAATAACGACTAAAGCCGCAGGGGCATCATTTGTATCTTTTGCTATACCATAGATTAATTTAAAAGCTTTATCTAAGTCAGTGTTGAAGCCTACATAAGATGAATTTGATGTTTTTGCTATACTATCTCGCAAAGTGTAACAACCATCCAAGCTAACTAATCTAGGGTTCTTAGAAAAAGTCATAAATTGATTATGATAAGCACCTTTATTTCTTTGAGCAAAATAAATTCCTAATCCTATAGAAACATAAATTGCTCCACCGCATACCATTGAACCCGATATATCAGTCATAACTAAAACATCTTTTTCACCATTTACATAATCGGGCAAACTCTTCCATTGTTCTTCTATAATATCATCAGTATGGGTTATATCATATCTTTTAATCAAGTCATGCGGGAATAATACTGAGGAATTGATTTTTGTTTCTCCGCTTTTTAATTCATCAATATACTTTTGGAATCGTTCCGGTTGTTTATTTCTAAAAGCGTTTCGATATTTACTCATAGAATAAGCAGGAACTTTAGAAAAATCAATTTTTTCCCACTGATTCAAACTCATATAACGCTCTGTAATATTTAAATATTCTCGTAAAATGGAAAGTAGCTTTCTATAATCTTTTTCATTAATTCCTAAGAAACTATATGTTTTTTTAGCAATATTTCTAGATTTTTTACTTGAGGTATTAGAACTTTTAAGCCATTTAGCTAATAGACTAATGGATTCTTTCTTTTCATAATTAATAATGTCTTTTGTCAATTGTTCTTTGATAAATAAAAACATTTCTTTTTCAACTGGCGTTCCAATAAAAATGAATAAATCATCATATCTTCCAGCATTAACAATAGTTTGAAAATTCCTAATAATCTTATTTGGGTCTAATGCTGCCAAAGTTTTTAGTAAAATTCTACCAGTTCTACGTTCGCCACATCCGGTATTACGAATATCCCTTACGTAAAGAACAAAAGAATCAGCTAATTCTTTATCTTCATCTCTCGCCGCAAGATACATATTTCTAATTTCTTCTTCACTACGAGTTCTTAGGCTGCCGCCCCAAGCAAATAAATCTAATAAGGGCGAGCCACTAGTGGAATAGGCTACACCGCCGTTTTCAGTTTGTTTTAAGTTTGTTAAAGATTTAATTTTATCAGAAAAATTCATATAATAAAAAACCTCCACATGACACTAAAAATTTCTTTTTTGCGGTAAATGTCATTTATTTTTTATGCTTGACAGCAAATTCCTACTTGATATACCTTAAAATTAAAGCAGGAGTTCTTTACAGAAAGTACACAATCACCGTTTTGCTTTTCAATCATTTCGAAACTATTTAGATAATCTTCAACTTCTTTATCTGCCGGATTATCGGTAAGCATTCTGGCAGTCATATAACCAATCTTGGAAAAAATATAATCAAATGCAATTTGCTTGGTATCAAAAAAACGACTACTATTGTCTTCCAAATTAATTACAATATAATTCATTAGGCAATCTCTCCTTCCATCTTCTTTAAGATTCTTTTCCATTTATTAATTAGTCTAAAATTTTCTACAGGCTTCTTGCTTAGTTTTTCAATTCTTAGTTTAACGTCATTAATTGTTCTCATAATCAGCAATCCTCCTCATAAATAATTGGAATATTATATCTCTTAGCGACTTCAACTTCAATCAAACAACCACGAGCATTTTCATATCCATCACAGACAAAAAGTAAATCAGCATCTGCCATTAATTGAATTGCCCCACCAAGACACCAAACACTTGGATTATCAGATTTCGGTGTGCCTGAAAGATAGCTATCAATAATTCCTACATCATCTGTTCCATAAACTTCTTTAATAATATAACGAATTTTTTCAATTGCTTCTTGTCTTCTTTGTTTAATCTGTTCCTCCGTTAGTCCTCTCATTGGTTGAGAAATAAAAACCAATCTCTTACAAGGTTTAAGAGGATTACAGTTTACTTTTGCTTTACCATTTTCAAAACTAATCATAATATTCTCCTTTTTAGATAAAAAAATAGTCAATAGAAAAAAACTATTGACTTTTGGTGAGATATGAGGGATTTGAACCCTCGCCGCTTACATTAAAAGTGTAAAGCTCTATACCAACTGAGCTAATATCTCATTATATTAAAATTTCATAGATAAAATCATCATGATATACTCCTTTCTCATCTTTGAAAGCATCTTTAAGAACAAGTTTTCTACCTTGAAATCTTTTACAAAAATTATCATAATGTTTTTCAACTGGATTGCCGCTAATCATACAATATTCAATTCTATGAACATTGTATTCAAAAATTAGTTTTTTAATTTGCTTGTAAACGTCTAGTCCAATTCTTTTATTGTTTGAATCAAAAGTCATTAATCCGAAATCTTTCACACATAGACTATAAACATCAAGGGTATAAGTAAAATAACCAATCAATTTTCCTCTTTCAGTAATAGCGTATTGGTTATGTGTTTCTTTTCTTATTTCTGGTATATACCCAGCATAACTGCCACAATAAAACATTATTTCTTCTGTTCCTTGTAATTTAATAAAATTCTTTTCAATTTCATCTTTATAAAAATAAGCGGGTTCTAACATTTTATTTCCTTTCTAACTTATCTTCATCTATGTAAAATGGGTCAAACAATTTTTGCTTTTTCTTTTTCTTTTCTGGGGATAAATATACTTGTATTGTTTCACAAATATATTTAATTATTAGCACTGCCGCAGCAATTTTTACTAAAAAGTATAAAAATTCAAGCATTTTATTTTTTTCACCACATCTTTCGTTAAGAAGTATGTGCAACCCATCTCTTTGTAAGATAAAAATGTATTTATACCTCAAAGTGAATTTTAGCAGCTTCTACAAGTGCCAGATATTCTTTCGCAAACTTATTATTTCCATGCGTTTCTTTTACTTTATTTTCAAATTCTTGTAATGAGCCGATAAAGCATCCACAAGATACACAAATGTTTCCACTCTTTGCTCTAAATATTGTCGTGCTGCGGTTGTGAGAGCCAAATCCTTTTAAGTAAATGTAATCAGCATTGCTGCATACCCAAGCATTACCATACACCTCAGCATTTCCACACACCAAAGCATTGTCAAACACCCAAGCATTTCCATATACTAGTGAATCACCAAATATATGGGCATTACCAGATATATAAGCACTACCGCCTATCCGAGCATTACCAGACACTTTAGCATCGCTACATATTCGAGTATCACCATACACATAAGCATCTTCATACACTAAAGCATTACCAAATATACGAGTATTATCATATATTTGAGCATTACCAAATATCCGAGCATTACCAAACACTTGAGCATTTTCATATACCCGTGCTTCACCAAACACTTGAGTATTTCCATATACTAATGCTTTTCCAGACAACCAAGCGTTACCATACACTAGCGCATTGCCACAAACACAAGCGTTATCACTCACCCAAGCATTGCCAAATACTTGAGCGTGTGTATACACCCAAGCACCACCATACTGTGAGAGATTCGTTTCCTTTTCTACATAACCTCCCCATTCGCCAGCTTTCACATCCCCAAAATCAATTAGAGCTTTAATTCGATGCAAGGTTACGCCATTGCTTTTGATTTTATCTGTTGTCAATTCAAACTTTTTCATAGCAATTTTCTCCATTCAATCAAATAAACACAATAAATCAAGACTCATTTCTTTATGGGGTCGCAGTACCTGTTTATAGATACTTTTAACCAATTATTCAAACCTGTTATAAGTATTTGCTGGATGAGCCTTTAAAACAAGACATTCAATAAAAAAAAGAGTATTACAAAATAATTATATAAAAAAATAACAATTGCAGTAAATGTCTTTTTATAACTAGACGCCTCACAATAATCCGCCATTTCATAATAAAAGAATTGCTGTATGCGTCTATTTAAAATGTAATCTTTTATAGTGCCGACCTACAATAAAGTGGGTAATTTTATCATAAGTCGGCTTTATACTTAAAAGGAGGGATTAATCTTTTCCCTTGCCTTCACCAGAAACAATTTCTTGCCAGCATTCTGGGCAAAGAGTTGCTCTTTCTTCTGTTGAATCAAAAACCTTTCCGCATTCTTCACAAATACATTCATACGTTTCCATATCTTCTTCACCTCACTATAATTAGTATAACATAAATTTTCTTGTTTGTCAACTTTCGTTTAAATCATAAATATAAGCTCTCTTACCATCTCTAAGAACATAAAAAACACCAAATTGAAACTTATCCGGTTCTTTGTTCACAATTTCGTAAGTTCTATCACCAATAGAATTCAAAATATCTTTCTTGTTCCAGTTCAGATATTGCTTATCTTTAATACTCATAGATTCTTCATTCTTTTCAAAGGTTGTAATCTTAACAATTACTTTCTTTTTCAAAATTTCGCCTAACTTATTTTCGCCCATTTAATTACCTCTCTTTACTATAATTAGTATACTACATTTTCTTTTAGAAATCAATTTTTTAATTCCATAAAACTGGAGCATATTCTGCCAACCTGATGTAAGGGTTTATAATACTACCAGAATAGGAATCTTCATCAAAAATGTAGTTATAGAATTCATTACACATATTGTTTAGTTCTTGCCGCCATTCCTCTAATGAATCAAAACCGCCGGGATAAGTAGTTGTTTTATCCCTAAAATACAACAATCTAGGTAAAATTTCAAGGGCAATAGAACGGTCAAGATTATATACTTCACAAGGAAAGAAACCGTTTTTACAATTAAAATCTAAACTATAAGCAGTTTCTAAATAACTTGATGATTTCTTTTTGTATTCTTTTATTTCTTTTATAACTTTATCAAATTCAAGCATTCTCTAAATCCTTTCTAACTTTTTTAATAATACTATCGCTGGGTCTTATTGAGTGAATTAAAGCATACATTTTATTTCCAATTTTAACTGCTACTGGCGAAAAATCTTCTGTAGCATAAAATTTAGGGTTATAAGGAAGAATTGGGTCTACAAAATTTCTGTCTAAATATAAAATTACACCATTACTCTTACCCTTTAAGACATATACAAATTTGTCTTGTTTATAACAAGGAGAAAAATAAAGAGTATAATCTGTAAGCAATTCCAATTCTTCTTCATCTAAGTTCTTTTCTTCATAATCTTTAAAAATTTTTTCTACTTGTCTCAACTGTTTTTCGTTAAAATCACTAATCGTTTTCATCTTTTCTGTTAAAGTTTTTTCTTTTACTTTTGCAACAATAATTCCATCAGTAAATAAATAATGTGAATCATCATATTGAATTGCTCCTGTCTTAACTTTATTACCGTATTCTAGCTTCTTTAATCGAATCATTTTAGTAAAAGCCTTTTCATTTAAAACTTTTCCCATAAGTAAAAACCTCACTTTTAATTTCTTTAATTATATTATAACATATCTCTTAATTAAAGTAAAGTTCTAATAAGTCATCATAAACAATCCTTTCTTTAGAACTTATAACCTTATCAAAATGATAATGACCACAATAATGATGCTTATATTTAATAGATTCCAATAGTTCTGTAAGCTTAAAATCAGATTTTGTTGGATTAAAACATAAACTTGAAACGATATGAATCCCACCAGTGTGAGAAAGAACATAATCTATTTTATTATTATATTTTTCTAAATTATTTCTTGCTTTAATAATGTCTTTATTAGAAATAGTTTCTTCTGACCACCAGTCAATACCTTCTGTTCTTAAATGTTTATCTATTGAATCAGCCCCACCAATACACAGGAATGTTCTATTATTTATATTTAAAATTTCACCGTTCTCGATATAGAAAGTTCTATCATTTACTTTTCTAAGCTTCCCACCGATTTTCTTTACAATGGGCAATTTAGAAATTAAATTGTGATTTTCATGATTTCCAATAATCGAAACAGTAGTATAATTTTTATCATTGTAATAAAGTGACATTAAGTTGTCATGTGTTCCTCCATCCCAGCATATGCCGCTATCGCCCAAAATAAATAAAATATCATTTTTATTTAAAAAGTCTGGCATCTTATCTAATTTTTTTACATCATTAAATCCATGAGTATCACCTGTTACGAAAATTCTATCCAATTATCTCACCCTTCCTTTAATACAATTATATCATACACTTCATAAAAAATCAAAAGAATTAAAAGACAAATTCGGCTTCATTATAAAAAAAAATAAGAGAACAGGCTTTATTTACCTGTTCTCTTTTCTTTACTGCTTAACAGTTGTTTCAGTGCCGGATGTAGCAATATCCTGAACTTCTAATTCACCGCTAAGTTCTGTTAATTTGGTTTTAATTGCTTCAAGTTCTTCGTCTAGAATTTCAAGCACCTTTTTGCCATAATCAGTTTCTTCTCCTTCAGAATTTGTATAAGTTCCAAAATTATAAGAAGCTCCACAACCAATAGAAATCTGAATGGATTTATTCTTATTCTTTAAATTATCAATCATCTTTCTAATAATGGAAGCCTTTTTTGCTAATTTAGCAATTTGAGCTTCAATAGAACTGCCGTTTGGATTTACTGGTGGGCAATCATATGGATACGGTGGATAAGGAGGTGGCGGCGGACAACCCGGAATCCAATAACCATGTGGCGGAATTGGTGGCTTACATTGTTCATTTGTATTATTGTTATTGTTGCTGTTATTATTACAATTACATGACACAAAATCACCTCCATCTGGAATTTTAGCAATATCAGAATTTTTTACAAGGTCGATAGTTGGCGTAATATCACCTCCTGATATAAAAAGAAAACTGTAGAGATATAATCCCTACAGTAGAAAAGTAGTTATAAAGCTTTAATCTCTAACAAATTTTTCACAGTTTCTATCTGCTTCGTGTAGCTTCCAAAGTAAATCTACTAAAATATCACTGCCTTTATGTTTTTCTTTAAAACGAATAAGCCTTTGGGAATCTGTCCAATCTTTTGGATAATTATAAAAATCCATATGATGATTAATTAACCAAGCACGTTCCCATTTGTATCTATGAAGTGTTTCAATATTCTTATAATCTAAAATGTTATCCGGAGTTGGAACAACAAAAGAAATTACTGCTCCAATATTAGCATGATTATAATAATGTGCTATTTCTGTTTGATTTCCCTTTTTATCCAAAAAAGCTTTTGTCAAAGGCTTTCCAATATCATGGAAGTAGGCAGCGTCCAATAGCAAAAACTTATTATAAATCGGCATAAGTTTTGAATTGGTGAAAGAATTTAAAACATAATCTTGTGTTAAAAGAGCATGAGTTCTTACATCAACTTTATGATGTGGATTATCATGTGGAATATCATAAAAAGAATGCACATTATACATATCTGATAAATTCAAATGGAATCTAAAAATATCAACTTCATCAAAATCAGGAACACAAAAAGTTTTAAAATTATGATTTACTTTTAATTGTTCTAAGATATAAAGGGTTTCAGAAGCATAGAAAACCAATTCAGTCCTGTAATCATACAAGAGTCTACGAGAACTATCTTTTAAATAACTAAGAATCGGCTGACGGCTTTTCTTGCTATAAAATTGCCCTTCAACTACAATTCTTTGATTGTCTTTCTTATTCAAGTCTTCAATCAAAGTTTCCATACTTGCTAAATAACTTGAAGTCTTGTCTTTTGTATAATCAGTCTGTAAAACAATCGTATTCATTAATCTTCTCCTTTACTTTTCTTCTATATTTTTTGTGAATACTTCTCTTTGCTAAACGCTTACTCTTACTTCTTTTGGAATCTTCTTGTTGCCGCCCGTCATAAGAATCTCTGAATTTTTCTTTCATTACCAGTCTTTCCCCCAACTCACTCTAATTCCAGTGCAATAATCAGCAGTATCACTTAAAGGTGTCAAAACTAAACTTGTTGTTAAAGCATAATAATTCATAAGTTTGTCGAATAAAATTTCATCAGTCCAAGCATCTACAGCTGCCTTAAAATAAGCGTGGTCTTTAAAACGAATATCTACGTAATAATAGCCACGGTCGGCAGCTGCTAAACATCGCTCATCAATAATTGAAATCAATAAATCAAATTGTTGCTTTGTAATACTATTAGCTTTTTCTCTAAGATTATCTCTGTTCATATCATACACCTCTTCTTATTCATGAACATTTGCGGCATCATCAGCACAAATGACAATGAAATATTCCATAAGACTATAAATGTCTTCATCACACTGAATCCATGTATCATCTTTCCATTCAGTTGCCGCCAACAGCACACCTAAATAAGACTTACCATCAACAACATAGTTTCTAGAACGATTCATAAGTCTTACATCTGACTTAACTGTATTAGCTAAATCAACGAACTTCTTAACATCTTGTGTACCCAAAAGCATAATTCTATTAAACATATAAAAATCTCCTTTTAATGAAAAAATAATGTTAAAACTGCTTCACTTGCGATATAAATCAAAACGCCAAGTAAGATGAATCCCCACATTGTGCTAACTCCTTTCTAAAAGAAATCGTATAGATGCTAAGTAATGGTTTCGTTAAATAAGAAAGTAAATTCTCGACTTCTTGTTTAGTTCTTAACCTTACTTTAACAGTATAACCCAATCTGCTTCTTTTTACAACATAATTATTCTTCATTCTTTTGCTTATCCTCCTCAGTTCTTCTTTTTCTAAATTCTCTATATCCTCTGGTGTATTCATATGATTCTTTAAAAATATGTTCAGCTGCTTTTTTTAGTTTAGGCTCAAACTTTTCCATAATTAAAAGCTCTTCTTCAAAATCCTTACCAAATGGGCAACCTCCGCAACCGGTTCTGTCCATTCCATAAATAGTATAACACCGATTATGTTTGATTTCAAAGAATTCATCGTAATCAATTTTATCTTGTTTTTTAAACCAAAATAGTGGTCTATATTCATCGGGTTTTCCTTTGTCATGACGGCTAAAGCAGCTTTTATGTGCATCTGCTCTTTGCCCTTTTTCTGCTTTGCGAACACCAGTCATAGTTAAATCAATATTGTATTTTTTATGATAATTCTTTGCCGCTTCTTTTTTAGAATATTGACAACACTTGTCTGAAATTTTAAAAGTTGGAGGATTTAATACCATATATTCTTTCAGATAAGGGTAATAGCCAATTCCAAATTTAGACTGTGAACCATCTTTTCTACCGGGCTGGTAATTACACCACCACTTTAAAGCAGACTTACAATGTGGATATTCTTTGTAAAGTTCTTCAAAAGGTCTATCTTCCCATTTAAAATTATGACGTTGTAAGCGACTAATGTAATCGCTAATGAATTTAGATAAAAATGGTTGACCATATTCTTTACAACAGACTGGAATCGGCTTATAAGGTTTTTCAATTTCAATTTTAATATTATACTTTTCCTCAAGTTCTTTCAAATGGTCTTTTGACGCTTGAAATTCAAGTCCAGTATCAAAAAACACATAATGAATATTAGTATTTGGCGGCAAATTTCTGTATACCATATCAAGCATAATATCAGAATCCGCACCACCAGATGTTGTAAGCATGATATTCTTGTAATCTTTTAATTTTTCTTCTGTTGTTAAAAAGGCTTTTACTATTTCCTTATTTTTAGGACAATTCATTTAATTCAATTAGCACCTCTTTAAAACGCTTATAGGTATAAGCAAATTCTTCTTTGGTCATATATGGCGAAAAAGAAATTCTTAAAACATTTTTGGATACTCGTTCTGTATATCCCAATTCTTTAATCGTTTTAGACCCCTTTGCATTTCCTCTGGAACAAGCAGAGCCAGCAGAAATATAAATTCCATTTTTTGACATAAATTTTTGAACAAACTCTCCAGTGAAATTTTTAAGATAAAAACTTAGAATATATGGTGAATAGTTATAACATTCCTTATAAGTAATAATTTCTCCAGAATATTGTTTAATTAAACCAATAAAAGCCTTTTTATACCCTCTTACTCCATTGCTAAAATGATATTGTTTTCTTAACTTATAATTAAAAATAACATAATCTAATTCTCTTGCTGTAGAATAATTTAAAGTTCCAGAACGCAATTCTTGTTGTTCGCCACCATACAATAGACAAGGAGCTACTCGACAAAGGTTTTGTCCATTGACTAAAATTCCACTACCAATAGATGCTCCAATTTTATGTCCAGAATAAGTTATCATGTATAAATTATTATCTTTATCATAATTAGGATTTAATTTTAGTTGTAACCAAGATTGTGAAGCATCAGTGTGAAACAATACGCCTAATTCTCTGCAAATTTTATAAATCTTTTCAACAGGAAAACGAATACCAGTTTCATTATTAACCGTCATAACCGAAAGAAAGCCAATACTAGCATCCTTTAGCATATTTCTTAATCTTTCTTCCCAGCCTTTTCCAAAAAAATATCGCAATCCAAGTTCATACGTCCATAGAAAAGCGTTTTTTGAATGCCCTTCAATAGCTTTACTTATAGATGGATGCTCAATACTACTATAAGCAATACCATTTGTATGCGGTCTTTCTAGACAATATTCAATTCCAATTCTCGCCGCCAAATTATTGGATTCTGTTGCCCCAGAAGTGATAGTAATATCATTAGCAAATAAGGTCTTTTTAAGACATTCTATAGTATAATCATACTTTCTTTTGAGTGCTAATCCCAACTCATGTGTAGATGAAGGGTTGCCTGTATCTTTATAACACATTTTCAAAAATTCTCTTGTAAAACATGGATGAGTTGCAGCATAATCAAGATAAACCTGTTCCATTTTTCCCTCCTGTAATCAAATTGCTATAAGGCAATTGTTCAATCCATTTGCAAAATAATCTCCATTCTGGAAGAGCATGATTTTTTCTTTGGGCATAAATAGTTTTCAATTGTAAATAATTTGTGGTAATTCTCGCCGTTAAAATGAAACCGCAAGGATTAGAATAAAGTAGTTTTAATCTGTTCTCTACTGTTTTATTGCTATTATAATTATTTAACAATCTTTGCATAATAGCAATCATTCTCTCATCTACGTATTCACAGTAGGATTTATAAAGGTCAAACTTTGGCAAGCAATGCATTGTTGATTGGCTTGAAATAATATCAAAGAAATGATAACGTTCTGCTTCGACCCATGCCTTATTTGTAAAGCTCAAATCAAATTGAACAACAATACCCTTTAAAAAACAATCATGTCCAGAACCAGCGGGAGCATTTGCTAGCTTAATTTGTCTGTCTCTAAAATTTTTATCACATTCATTAACATTTGTTGACATTGGAAATTTAGAAGCTCTAAAAGATTCCTCAATTCCATAAATCTTTTCATTATTAACAATATCTCTAATTTCCATTTTACCCCTCCATTTTTTCAAAGTCAATCATATTTTGTAAAATAGTAGGACACATATCCAATGAAATCGGCGAATAATCCCATAAGCCGCAATATAAATTTAAAGTATGCGTATCAGAATTATAAATTTTAGCTTCTTTTGAAAAGATAATATAATAGTTATCTCCAATTTTACCCTTTTCTGGTTCATAATTAAAAATTATTTTACTATCAGTATCATCAATAGTAAGATAAAATGGCACTCTAAATACTGAATGAATGCCATTTCTTAATAACTTATCTTTTTCTACTTCACCATTATTTTGTTGTAAGATACAAATTTTACCATTTAATTGTTCAATGATATTCCTTAAATTAATCTCATTTGAATAAATAAAATCTCCTACATATAATACAGTATCATTTTCTTTTACAACTTCGTTCCATTTATCAATTAAGAATCCAATATCTTTATCTATTGTATCGGTGAATTGCCCACCTGTAATGTACATCATTCATAATCATCCTCCTTACAGATGCCAAAGAAAAAGAACATATCGTCACAATATAGAACTCCTGCTACCCCAAACAATTCTTTTTCAAAAAAACGAATTTTTAAATCTTTTTCCTTGTCCTCTCTGTAATATTCTTCAATACCATCTACAATTGCTTTTTTATTCTCTTTATCCCATATACTAATAGTAGACAATAACTCCATAGCATCTTGAAAAATAATGAATTGTCCCGCCATTTCAATAATTCGTTCATGTTGAATAAGCGGCACTTGAGCAGAAACGTAAATTTTTTCAGATTCTTTTAGCTTTAGAATGTCTTTTGCTCTTCTTACCAAAAAAGACAATTTAATATCATCTACAGGTAAGCTTATTACTTTACATAACATTTTGCTATATTTTCTCAGTAATTTATCATAATCTTTTGAAACAGTAATCTCTAAAATATCATTTCCTTCTATTTTTAATTTGTGAGTTTTATCAGACTTAAAAATAGTAATAGAATCCATTTTTTTCTCCTTTTAAAAACTAATAATTTTGTTTTTCTTTCTATTAATTATATCTTCCATCTGGCAATTAGTCAATCTATTACTAATTTTATATTTTGGACACCAGTATAAAGATTGTTCTGCTCTTGTAGCCATTACATAAGATACTCTTCTTTCTTCTGGTGAAGTTAATACGCCACCAACAGCAATTACATGAGGAAAAGATAGCCCCTTACTAGAATGTCCTGATAGCAATTTAACTGAATCATCCGCCATTCTTTCATTTAACTCTTCTAAAGTTAAATCTCCCTTTTTAAAAGAAACAAAAGGAATTTTCTTTTTTTCTAATTTTTCAGCAATATCGGCAATTTGTTTGTTCCAGCGGCAAAGTATCGCCCAATCTCCCCAGTTGCCATAGTTTTCCATTTCTTCCAAAGCATCAAAAAAGGAACATTCACTTACATAACCTTTCTTTTTGATTGGTTCACCATGCGGCGAATTATATTCATCACCTTTTAATAACTTTTCTGCAAAATTAATAATTGGTTTGCCACTTCTATAATTATTTTTTAGATAGTATTTTTTACAGTAAGGGTCAAAATACAATTCATTAATATATTTTGCTGAACAATTTCGCCAGCTATAAATAACTTGGCGGTCATCTCCAACAACAAAAAGATTTTCTGCTGGAATTTTTTCTACTAAACTATATTGTAATTCAGAAGTGTCTTGAAATTCATCAATTAGTAAATGCCCTACTTTAGGATAGTTTTTTTGTGAAATAGATATTGCTTTCTTTAGAATCATTTCAAATTGTTCTTCTGTAATTTCTTCATAGTTAGAAATTTTATTCAATCGACAAATATAGTTCGCATAGCTATGAATTGTCCCAACAAACATACCATTGCTTTTTGTCCCCAATCTTTGTCGCATTTCATCAGCAGCCATTCTGGTAAAAGTAATTGCTACAATGGAAGATGGGTCTACCCCAATATCTAATAAATGTCCTATTCTATTGATTAATACAGTGGTTTTACTAGCACCTGCGGCACTTAGAACAAGAATTTTCTTTTCTTTTGCGTTAATTGGTAATAATTGTTCTTCTGTTAGCTTCATTCTAAATTCCCTCGCCTTCACATATTGTTTCTAAATGCTTTTAATCCTTCTAGTAAATTATATAAATAATGTTTCTTTTTTTCTACAAGAGAAAGACTATATATTTCTGCTTCGAGATAATCTATATACTCTTTAAGAGTCATTTCTTTATAATCACCTTTTTTACGGCACTCAGAATCCCATGTTAAAATTCTATTGTCATGTCCAGTATAAACAGCCACGCCGCCTTTTAAAGGGTATTCAAATGGAATATAGATATAATCTTTGTCTCTACGAATATTACAATTTACTATTGTTATATTTTCTCCTATGATAACATCTCCACCAACAATACAGGATTTATCTGTTGATAATATTTGAGAATAACCACTTATAATAGCATTGTTTTTAATCAGAATACTATTACCGTTTACTACAGCATATCCTGTGATTCTACAATTATCACAAAGATAAATATTACCATCGCAAATACTATTCCCACTTACCATAGAATTATCATACATTGATATATTACCACGAATTTCAGCATTTTCCAAAACTTTAGCATTATCAAAAACCATAGAATTTTGAAAGACCCAGCAATTTCCAGTTTGAGATAGATTGTCTTCGGATGCAATATACCCACCCAAATCATCTTTCTTAACTTTTCCAAAGTCTTTCAGAGCCTTAATTTGATAAAGGCAATTTCCTGCTATATAAATCATGTTGTCAGTTAAGCAATATTTTTCCATTCTTCTCCCTTTCATTTTCTATAATTTAGTTAATGTCGTTCATTCCAACTCTTACTTGCAAATTCTTCTGCTTCATCATGCTCATAATCAAAGTCACATTCCCGTGAACTTACGAATTTAGGGCCGCATGCTCCACAGTCACAACATTTAATATAACAATAATAATATACATCACATTTTGTGAGTTTGTCTCTTTGTAAAAAGACACTTAAACTTCCACAAAAAGGACAAGGTTTTAATTTCATCTCTCATTCCTCCTTTCATCTTTCTATAAATTAATTATAGCATAAAAAAAGAGAGCAGTCAATTAGATTGCTCTCTGTTATTTTAATCATTATTTGCAGATGCGTAATATAATCCCCATCCTTTTTCATTTTTAATATAATCTGCGAGAGAAATTGCTGAATCTGTATCTTTTTCTGTCAATTCTATTGGCTTTTTAGAATCTGCTAAATCTGTAACTCGACAATAGGTATTATTCAAATAATTTTTAATCCTATCGTTATCATTAAAGTAAATATTTATTTTGTCATGTCCCTTAAAATCATCTGGAACTGTGTGCAATTCTTTTGAAATATTGAGAATTGATTCTTCAGTAAGTAATGGGCAATCTCTTAAATCAAGTGATTTTTTAATATTTTTCATATCTAGAATCTTTAAGGAGAAACATTTATAAAAAGTCCCAACAAATGCCGGTGTTTCAAACTGTGAATAAGAACCCGGAACGGCAGATTGAACTTCTAAACCTATAATCTCTTGTAATAATGAACATTCACTAAACATATTATCAAAATAATCTCCATTGATTGTTTCTTCTTTTAAATTAATTGTTTTTAATGAAGAACACCCATCAAACATATTACCAAATTTTTTTCCACTCATCAAATGCGTAAATGAAATATTTTTTAGTTTTTCACATGAACAGAACATATAATTGAATAATTCTCCACAATCTGTGTCTATCTGTATTTCTTCTAGTTCATGACAATTCCAAAAGCAGTTACGAAAATCTTTACATTTTTTTGAATTTATCTTATGAATTCTTTTTAAATTACTACAATGAACAAAAGCTTCTTCCATAGTCAAAGCGGATGAATAATCAATTTCTGGAGTAAACTCCTCTATATCATAAAGGCAACAAAAACATTCAAAATTTGTTATATTTGTAGTATTCATATCTAAATTCTTTTTATTAATTATTTTTGGAAAAGGTCTACGCAAAGGCTGAGAAATGGACAGCTCTCTCCCAAAAAAACTTTTACAAGTTTTAAAATTAGTAAACTTTAATTTAGTCGTATTATCGTAATCTATAATATCTTTTTTTGTTCCAAATATATCTTTTCCTGCTTTCTTTATTTTATTTTTATCCTTTTCTACAAAATTATATAAATTTTTATCTTTTTTTAAAATTGTATACTTCATTATTTATCACGCATCCCAGAAGGTTAAATTCATTTCTTTTTTCTGAAAATAATCATAAAGAGATAATGATTCTGGTTCAGTTTTTTCGCAAATAACCATCGGTAAATTGTTAGCTTTATTGTTAGTTATTTTGCAATAGGTTTCTTTAATATAATTTTCAAATTTCGTATTTAATATAAGTAGTCTTGAATATTTTCTTTCGACTGAAGTGGTTATACATATATTTTGTAATATATTTATAACCGAATCTGTTGTCAAATTATAACAATCAGAGAAGTCCAAATCATGTGAATGTTGATAACCTTCAATAGTCGTTTTTGCTGGAAAATTTTTTATTTTTATATTTTTTAGTTTATAACATTTATAAAACATATCTCTTGTAAGAATTTTATCTCCATCGGGATTTAAGATTGCTGAAAAATCTATCTCTGGAATCGTTTCAAGAGAAGAACAGCCATAAAACATTTCTAAAAAATTATTGACTTGACTTGTTTTAATATCTCTAATATATGTTAACTTATTGCAACCTTTAAACAATCTATCCATATTAGTCTCCTCATCTAAATAATTTATAAAAGAATTGACAATTTTTAATGGCTGATTATTTTCGTTCTTTGCCAACATAATAGGTAAATAATTTTTTCTAATATAATAATTATTAATTTCGATAGGCTCACCCCAGCTTCCGATAATTTCCCCTTGAGCAATAGAACTAATAGAATCGCCCACAAATTGGGCGACTCCATCAACGACTTCTTTTAATTTATATTCATCATTTACTTTTTCCATAGTGTATTCTGCTTCTTTCATCATACGTTTATATCACTTCCCGGATTAGCAACTATACTGTTAATTTCACTACTTGTATTATCCGCTTCATATTCTCTAATTACAGAAAAACGAACAAATGCTTTATCAGAATTATAATTTGAAATAGTATCCTTAAAAAATTCCAACAAAACCGCAAAAGTGTTAATTGTTTTAGAATTAGATAATTCACCAATAGTAAAATCTTTCCAATATTTATGTCCTACGTTTAATTCCTTTTGATTGCTATCATAAATATAAATACTATCATACGGCGAACTTTGTAAAAAACTAAATTCTTTTACTGATTCTTCCCATAAATTATTTCCATTTGTATCAAACCAGAACTTAGGAGAACATATATCTTTTGTTAAATAGCTTTTTACAGCAGAGCCAAATAAATTAGAAACACCTGAATTTCTCAACCAATTTAATGTTTCATCCGGGTCTTTATTCGTATTTAAATAACATACATTATCCAATGAAAAATCTAATTTCTCTTTTGCAGCATCAGCATCGCCTAAAACGCTAAAATCTTGGTTTTCTAATTCTCTTTTAAAAGAAACACCATTTGGACTTTCTGGAATAGTGTTTGTTTCTAATTCTTTCCCCCAAGTAATTCCATCTGGAATACCAATTAAACCATCAACAACAGCATTTTTATAAGCATTGCCTTTTCTAGCAACATAACGAATTTTATCGTTTTTACCTCTATTTAAAATACTTGGTCTAATAAACTCATTCGCCGGCTCAACTACATATAATGGTTGCGACTCAGGAGAATTAAATTCATAAACGGTGCTAATTCTTTCATTATTAAATTTTTCTGGTTCTTTTTCATAAGGATTAAAAGTCTTTAAAATAAATGCGGTATCATAAAAAGAAAATCTTTCTCCATCCATTGAACGCAAATTGTATCCAATAATTTTTGGTGTAGTTAAAAATGTTTGCAAATAACTACCTGATTCACAATATAACCAATAGCCTGTAAATTTTTCAATAGGTTGTAAATATTGTGATTTAATGTTATTATGACTTGTTTCAAAACCTCTTAAATATCCATAAGTCTCCGCTCTTTCTGTAATTCTTGTAGTTGTAAAAGATGGTAAATAATCTATTGGAGTGGCAGGAGAATAAACATTATTATCATAAGTTAATAATAATTCTTCTTGTTTAGCACCACCTTGGTCTTTTGGTAAATTATAATGGTCTTTAATTGTCATTAATTTATTTTCATAATAATTTAACTTATTACTATTACTAAAAGCATTCGGTGGCAATAATGTGAATACGCATTTCCATAGATTTCTGCTACTTGAAGAAAGATTTCTTAATAGATAATGTGAATCTCTGTTAAAATCATCTCCCGGATTGGTGTTATATGTTAGCTGTGGGGAATGAATGTATCCAGTGTCCGAATCGTTAAAAACATAATTAATAAAAGGATTACTAATAACATATCCTTCAATGCCTTCTTCTGGATAGTATTCTTTGATAAGATATTTAAAATCCTCATCTGAAAAACTATTAATCTTTCCCTTACAGAAATCCTCGTAATCATTTTTATAAGTTCCCAAGTTATTTTCATTTATTTCTGTGATATTTTTAACTTCACAATAGTCCTTAAAGGTTAAACCAAAATCAGATAAAATTTTATTAACAAAAATAGTATAGTTTTTTAAATTAGAAAAATTCATTAACTTAAAGACTTCTATAAAATCATTATATTTTTCTGTCTGTTTAAATCGAGATAAGAAACTTAAAAATGTTAAATCATCAAAATAAAAATATTTCTTAGGATTTAATTCTTCGCTAGCATCTTTTAAATTATATTTTTCTAAAACCTTATTCAAAAGTGGAATCAATCCAGTATGAACAAAAGTAATTCCATCTCCTGATGTCTCACCATCATCAGTATAATAATAATCCTCTTTAGCTGTAATACCATAATCACAGGCTTTCGCTAGCATTGTTAAAACGCCTTGAAAGACTTGTTCTCTTGTATATTTTTGAATTGATGGAATGCCATCCCATGGACAAATATCTTTTAGAATTGAAGAGCTTTTGGAACAACTAATAAAAGTCATATTTAATTGACTTAAATCATACAAAATTTCAGTAAAATTCCGCTTATCAAAAGATTGTCGTTCTAAAGTAATTAATTCTCCTAGAGTACTAACTGAAGAACCTAATTCCTTATCTAATGATTCTTCATAAATATATCTATTTAACGGAAAAATAGTTTGACCAGAAGCAACGCCGTTTTCATCAATAAAATCTGGACTTGGGGTAGCATATTTTAGGGTCTTAAAGGTGGCGTTTTCAAAATCCAAATCAACGATATAAGGATGTTTAAAGTCATAAGCCAAATAATAAACGCTTCCATTTAAGGTATACTTACAAATACCGCCAATTCTAGGGAAGGTAAAATATTTACGTTGTTCGGCAGTTAAATAGTCGCCACAAAAACCATAAACATCATTTGTGTTTTCAATTTTATCAGTATCTTTATAAATGAATTCGCCATTATTGTCAAAAAGCCATGGATAGAACGTCTTTATTGCTGACGCTTCATTTGTAAACCATTCTGGAACAGGATTTAATTCAACTCCTTCAGCATCTTTTTTGCTACCAAATAAATAAATATTTTCCATTTTAGCATTATTTTCATAAAAAGATTGTGAAATATCAATTCCAGTTTGTTTTAAAATTTCGGACACAATAAAAGTCCAAGAATCTCCTGAGCAGGTAAATTGAATTCTTAAATTTGATTTTGCTGCTTGTGAACCAATTTCATTTAAGCCATCCTCTACATCATTAACCTTACCCCAAAGTAAGTAAATATTCTGCCAAATTCCCAATAGCTCATTTAAAACATTCTTTAAAATTAAATTCAATGGACTTTGGTCATTAAACAAAAAGTCGCAAATCTGGTCTAAAGCTTGTCCAATAACCCAAAAGTTTCTATCTAAATCTTCAACTTCCACTCTACGGCTATATTTCGGCATGATTAATCTTACATATGACTTTTTTTCAGATGGTTTTTCTCTTGTAAACTGGAGATTATCTTGATTCTGTAAAACAGCATCAATTTTATCATCTCCACGAACTTCCTCATATGTTTTATTATCAGCATTTTTATCGGGAATTACATATGGTTCACCCTCTGAAAAACGATAACCTGAATCACCGCCATCTCTAATTGACATATTTATGTCGAATTGACCATCTGCCACATTGTCTTTTGAAACTAATTTTTTATATTTTTCATATAGTTCCTGTAAAGATTCATTCCAATAACGAATTGCTTCGGAATCAAAAGACCCAACATCTAGTGTTGAGTCTGGAATAATTCCGATATTTGTGCTATTGGCTTCGTTTACATCTATATAATTATTAATACTATTTAAATTTAAATCCATTTAATTATTCACCACCTTTATATTTATAACGTGTGAATAAGTCTTTTAGTGTATCAAAGCCATTCATAGAAACAAAAGCAACTACAAAAGACCCAAAAATGCCGCCTAAAATAGTTGTTAATGTTGCTCCGCCAAAAACAATTACTGCTAAAACTGTAGTAATTAAACTAACAATTAAAGTAAGTAATTGAGTTGGAAAACTCTGTGGCAATACACCTTTAAGAATCTGAACAATAATAGAAACTAAAGTTGCTAAAAGACCAATATATCCTAACAAGCTATTCATTTAAATCACCCCTTCTTCTCAATCTTTACTTCAATTTTATCAATATTTCTATTAAAAATTCCAGCATAATCTTCTGTATTTCTTACCCAAGGAAGATAATCGCCGCCAACAATCTTAACCCGATAAGAAATAGCATAAGAACTGGAAGTAGTATCAAATTGAATAGCGTCAATGGTTCTACTTTTTAATCCAGCACAACCTGTATTCCAATTATTAATATCATAAGAAGTAATCCAAGATAACCAACCGTTGCCGCCACTTAAATGAACTCTATATTTGAAGCCAACGATATTAGATTTTGCGGCAACTCCTCTAATGGCTGAATTAGTATTCCCGCAATTAGTTCCTTCGTTAGTCCAATTATGGTCATAAGTCCTAATACAAATTGTTGGTGTGGTTTCGGCAATAGGGTCAATAAAATAATAACCATTGTTTGTTTTTACTTCATTTCCTTTTGAATCATAAATATGATAGCCTATTTTACAAGCTTTTTTTGCTGATTCCAAAGATTTATATGCTCCAATTTGAGATTTAGCATCATTCCAAGATTTACGAATTCTATATAATTCATCTGTGTTTGCTTTTGTTTCTGGATAAACTTGCTTTCCAGTAGAATCATAGATGAAATAGCCATTTTTCCATGCTTTTTTAGCGTTTGCTAAAGTGCTATAAGCACCAATTTGAGATGTTTCGTCACCCCAAGACTTACGAATTCTATATAGCTTTTTATAATTTGTGGGTGTAGTGGAGTTATTAGTAGAACCCAAATATTTTTTAATAGTGTTTTTAAAAGTAGACCAATGCGGCAAAATATAACAAGGACAATATTTATATGCTCTTGAAGATTTATAAGTATTTTGGTTATCTCTTGTGCCGCCGATACCTAATCCTCTATTAATCCAATAAGTATGTGTATATAAGTTATTTTCAATATTCCATCCATATTGTTTCATTAAATATGCCACTACTTTTGCGGCGTTATCTTCTGCTTTAGATGAATTACCAATTACCTCAATAGAAATTGTAGTATTATTTCCGCTATTGGGGTCAGAAGTTCCATCACCTGAGTGCCAAGAAACCATAGATAAGTCATGTCCTACCCAAAAGCAATGTTCATCAACAAAAATATGAACACGAACATCATTTAAATTACCATTTCTGCAGGCTCTTGTGTATTGCTCTGCTGCTGTTGTTCCAGAAGCACAATTAATTGCTTCGGTGTTATGAACAGTAATACCAACAGTCTTAGCTCTTTTTTGTGTTGGAATAGCAATGCCATTTACATTATGCTGTTCTAAATAATATTGATAGCCTTTAAGTCCATTCCAATTTAAAGTTTTATCTGGTTGTAAAAAAGCCATAATATTCACCCCTTAAATAAAAATTTATATTTTGGTTTTTCTTCTTTAAATAGTTTATATCTAATATAATCATCTAATAAAATAATTAAGGCACTCAATAACACCCATAATAAAGTAAAAGGCAAACAAATTTGTCCTATAAAATTAAGCGGCATACCGGAATAATCCCAAATATGCCACTTTAATACAATATTAACAATAATGCCAGTTATTAATTCCAATCCTGTGATAGCGCCACCACCAATTAAACATTGATATTCAAATGGCATATTCCAAGAAAAAATTTCATTTAATAAACCAACAGTTATAAAGCAAATGCCGCCTAAAACAAACATTGTCCAATGAGAATAACCTCTAGAAATGATTTCGATTAAAAAATAAGCGCCGCCACCAATTAAAAAAAGAAACAAATATTTTAACAATTGTTTCATAGATTAAACACCTGAAATAGCAATAATTACATCTTTATATTTGTCTTTTAATTCAATACCATAATATACTGCTTTTACTTCTTCAATTGTTTCTAAGTCTAAAATCTGATGTTTTAATAAATTAAAATATGTTGTATGGTAAATAATAAATTTAGATGCCGCAGCTATCAACCCATTCATTTCTTCTGCTGTATAAATAGAACAAATTTCACCATCAGCATGATATGGAACTGACTGCCCTTGTGCCGCAAGTGACCCCAAAGTAGTCAAATTAATTTGGTCGGTAGTATTTAATCTATAGTGTTTACCATTGTAATCAATTCCATTTGTAATTGTTATTTGACTATAACTCATCATTTCAATAATTTTTCTTTGTTTCTCTTCCTCTAAAGTAGCTTCAGTCGTTAATTCATTATTTTGTATCTTATTAATTTCATCTCTAATACCAATTCTATTAGATAATAATTTAGAAAAATCATAAGGCAGAACATTACCAATCATAAAGTTTTCAGAACATTTTAAAATTTGATAATCTGAATTATCAAGTTTCTTTTTTAAATTCTCAACTTTTTTATTAAGATTGGATTCTTTTTCATTTATTCTTGCTTGCTCCAAAAGAATGTCAAAATTTTCTTTAATATATTTATCAATATCACTATTGTTTTTAATTAGAACAATAGTGTACTCATTTGCTATATAAAAATTATCTTTTTGACTAATATTGCTTCTTAAAATAACTTTATAATAAATATTAGAAATATCTTCATAAGAATAGGATACTGGTTCTAACGAGTAAGTCTTATACATATCTTTTTTTCACCTCTTAAAAATTAATTGTTTTAATAGAGATTAAATTAAAAGCACCATTATCAGCTTTTTTAAATCCAGTGATATACATATAATATCTTCCAGCTGTTCCAAGAGTTTCTATTATAGAGGTGTCCTTTAAACTAGAACTTCCAACATAAGTTGTAGTAATAACTTTATCATAATTTTCAGCTGAAATTTTTTCTTTTAATGATGATAGAATCTCAGCTTCGGTTTCTCCTGTTGCAGTCATTAAATTGATATTCATAGTTTGATTCATCCAGCTATTAATATTACAATTAAGAGTAATTAATAATTCTCCAGCAATTAAATCAATCGGCGTTGTAAATAAAATACTAGTTTTTGTATCTTGTTCAGTCCAGTTAGTCATATAAATTCCATATTTTTGAGACGCATCACCAATAAAATTATTGCTAACCTCAACTCCGCCCCAATGATTTACCAAATCAGATAAATTCATCCATTCTAAATCTCCATCTTTTATAAGAACTTTTGAACTCCAATTATCTATTGTATCCTGTTTTGAAGTAGATGTTGTTGTATCTAAAATTGTTTCTTTTTTTACAGAACTTCCGCCAGATGTTTCAAGAGTTCCTGTAATTCCAAAAAGTTCTACGCCTTTTTTAATATTGGCGGCAATTAAATTAGAATCACCTTTTAATATTTGGTTTCCTGATAAATAATTTCCACTTAAAATATTTTGGTCTACTATTGTTGGCACATAAATTTTAGACCCAATACTTGGAATTGTTCCAATTAACTTATTCTTCTTAGAGAAAGCAATTTTTCCTTCCAAAATGTCAGCAGAGGTCGCTGTCCCTTCGTCTGTATCAATAGAAGAAATAATATTAATCGTTGATACTTTTTCTGTGCCTTTATAAATTGACAATATTATCCCTCCTTTTAATCAATTAAATAAGAAACATTAAGGAAATAATGTAAATCTGTTATCAGACTTTCACCAGTATTTACTAGTAACATTTCTCCTGAAGATTTAATTTTTACAAAAGAATTATGTAAAGCATTATTACCATCAGTTAATGGCGGTGTATTAATTCCAAAAACCGTTTTAGTTGGTCGGAATCCCGTTGGTAGAATTCCGATTAAAGAAACCTTTGGAGTGTCGCTTTGATTTTCCTTTACGTTCAAGTATCCTTCGATATAAGCTACTTTACCTATCTTCCTGTATTTAATCGCTGATTCCGAATATCCAATTCCATTTGCGGAAATAGTTAAAGTATTCCAGCCACTATCTTCTAATTGCGGTGTATCAACTTCATCTGATACTATATAAATCCAATTATCTTTTAGAGTTCCTGCGATTTTTTCACTATCATATTCTGCTTTTGTTAGAATTTTAGTTCTATAAACATTTTCAGAATTATACATAAGCTCTTGATTACTGTCTTCTGACAATAAATCTAAAATCGCTTTATTATTATGAGTATGAGTTTGACTATAAGCTAAATCATAATGTTCTTTTAGCTCATCCGTTAAATCATTAGAAACAGTAGGAATAGTAGGCTTATTAATTAAATCATTATAATCGCCGCTAAAGCCACTTGAACTGCCGCCTGAACCATCTTTACCATTGTAAACTAAAAAAGTTGATGTTGTATCATTTGATAAGGTAATTGTATAAGTATCAGTAGCTCCTGCTAATCCAGCGACTTCACCTTTGTTAGAAGATGTAAAGGAAATAGAAGTAATAGAAACGCCATTAGTTCCATCTACTCCTTTTAGACTACTTAAAGGTATTAAAACTTTCCAACTACTATCACCAACATAACGCCATTTTAAATTTATATCATCTTTGCCGATTTCGATTTCTTTACCATTAGAACCATTGAGAATTTGTAGACTCTTTGTTCCTGTAGTGTCTGTAATATCTAATTTATTACCGCCATCAATAGCAGTAATCTCTACTATTGGAGAAAACCCATCCGTGCCTTTAAGTTCTGATAGTGAAATCAAATTAGTCCATTCTGTTTCATTATCTTTTTTCCATTGAATATAATTGCTGTTTGTTCTTAAAGAAACAGATTGACCATCAGTCCCTTTGATGTCTGATAGCAATACTAAATTTACCCAAGTTGTATCGCCGCTATATTTCCATTGAATAGCTTCATCAGATACTTTTAGTTCAACTTGTTTTCCATTTATTCCATTAAGCCCATTATAAACATTAATGGTGGATTCAGTATTGTCTGTGTATAAAACTTTATATGTGTCTGTCGCCCCAGAAAGATTAGGAGTATTGCCTTTATTACTTGAGGAAAAGGTAATAGAAACGATACCTCTGCCATCTTTTCCAGCTTCTCCTGAACCACCACTTGAATTGCTATTTAAAAAAGGATTAAAACTCAATTATATCACCTCTTAATAAATAACATGAAAATCTAAAGCAGCGCAACCAGCTGGCATTTTTACTGTTTTAATTAGCATATATTCATCACCAGTATAAGGAGTAATAAAATACTTAGTGGATGGAACTTTATTTGGATTGCCATTAATAACAATTTGTGTGCCTGCTGCCGCTTCAAAACCAATAAATCTTAATTTAAAATCTGGATTTTTATATCCTTCTTTTTTTAATTCTTCATAGATTAATTTAACTATATCATCTTCCGCTGTTGCTGTCAATGTAAAGGTTCTATAATTTGGAATCATTTTACTTCCCTCCCTATATTATTAAAAATATTTTTAATATTATAAGTTTCTGTTGAATCTTCAATACTTACCGTGATAATATCGCCGCCACGAATATTAGCTTGTAATAATCCAATTAAAGATTTTCCATTAATTAATCTCTTTTTATTATTTAAGATATATAAATTTGTTTTTAAATTATTTAATTTAAATATTAGATTGATAGCTTCTCTATTAACTAAATCTTTATTAATTAAATATTTAATATTATACATATCCTCCCTCCCTGTATTTTACATTATATATCAATTTACTTATGAAATCAAACTTTTCTTTCTATATAATTTTCTAACAGTAAAATATTTGACTCAATTATCAAAATATGTTATATTAATATTAGAGGTGATGATGAGATGATTAATACTCATAATAAATTATATAGAAATTATTTAAATTTAGACTATCAAATTATAGATAATTATATTTCTCAAACAGACAATAAGTTAAATAATATTATTAATAATATATATATGTTAATTAATAAAAATAATTATGAAAATATTATTATAGAATCTAAAAACGATATATATACAGTTATATTATATAGATTATTAAATAATTTATTATCTTTAAGAAAATTTAATATATATATAATTGGTAAAACCAATAAAATTAAAGAATATTTATATAAAGATAGTTATAAAAAAGTCATTAATATTAAAAAAATTAATAACAAACTTATTCTTAATACAAATAATCCTCTATATAAAGTATTTTTTAATAATATTAAATTTAATCAAAATGGAATAAGTCCTTTTTATGATTTAACACCTAAACAATTTAATATTATTGCTGATTTTTATAACATTAAAAATAAAAATTTATTAGATATTAATAATAATATAATTAATTCTGAATATCAACTTTTATGTGATAACCGAAATTGTAATTTTAAAAATGTTGACTTAAAACAACAAATGATATATGATTTAATTAAAGGGGGTAAGGGGGTTTATTTAATTAAATTTTATGATAATAACTCTGAAGAAAATAATAAAATTATAGATTCTATTTATAATACAAATAATATAATTTATTATATTAATAATAATAGTTTTAATATAGAAGAAAGATATAACGGAAATTATTTTAAAAAAGTTGATAATAGCCCTAATAAAAAATATAATAATAATATTATAGAAGAGTGTGTAGTAAATGATATTATTAATTCTTATAGAGGAATAGATTTAATCTTTATAAGAAAAATAGGTAATTGGGAGGATAACAACAAATGAAAGTATATATAATTAATGGGCATAGTAGAGCAGGTAAAGATACTTTTGTTGATTTAATTAAAGATATATATAATGATAAATATCCAGAAGAATATAGACTTAATTCTACAAAAAGAATTGTTCCGATAATTAATATAGATAATATTTCAACTATTGACCCAATTAAAAATATTATGAGAACTTATTGTAATTGGAATGGACAAAAAGAAGATAAAGATAGAAAATTAATGTGTGAACTAAAAGAATTGTTAACCAACTATTGTGATTTATCATATAATTATGTTATAGATATTTATAAACAAGATTTGGAAATAAAAACAAAAGCATTGTTTATTCATTGTAGAGAACCAGAAGAAATTAAAAAATTATTAAATACTATCCCCAATTCTAAAACTATTCTTGTAAAAAGACCAGATAATGACTATTGTAAAAATAACGCCGCCGACCTTAATGTAGATAATTTTAAATATAATATTATTATTAATAACAATAGTGATTTGGAACATTTAAAAGAATTAGCATATAACTTTTGTGTTGAAGAAAAATTGATTTCATAAATAAACGGTGTTATTATATTAATATAAGGTTAAACCGCCATTTAACCAACGAAAGGAGTAATAAAAAAATGGATATGCGTTATACAATTGAAAACTATGATGAAGAGAATTATCCAGACGCTTGGATTGGTCAAGCAATTTATAATTCTAAAACTATGGAACTAATTTCTGTTGTTTTAGCTCAAAAGGATAAAAACGAAAAAGAATACAACAAAATTAAAAACAATTACGAAGCTTTTAATTTTTATGATTCTGAAAACAAATTATGGAACACTTATGCCAAAGGCTCACATCCATATATTGTAATTGAGGAACTTATGTCTGAAATTAGCGATTGGGCAGCAAAAGAAGCATCAGCAATTAAAACAAAGGAACTTGTTGATTTTCTAGGAGAAGAACAATATAATAATTTTTATGATGATTTTTGGAAAAGACAGTAAAAGGAGAAATTTAATGACTATTGGAATTGATATTGATAATGTATTGAACAATCTTTGTGAAGCTGTACTATCTGTTTATAATGAAGAAGCAGATGATAATCTTAAAGTATCTGATATTACAAAGTATAACATTGAAAATTTTGTTAAGCCGCAATATAAAGAGGGATTTTATAAAATTTTCTTGAACAAAGAAGTATGGCGGCGAATTAAGGTTATGCCAGATTGTCAAAAATATATTTTAAAATTATTCAATGATGGACATCGAATTTTATTTATCACCAAGACAGAACCTTATAATTTCTATAAGAAAGCAAAATGGTTAGAAAAATTATTTCCATATCTTGAAATTCGTAAATGCTTCTTTTGTTGTCCCGACAAAGCTTTAATGAAAGTTGATGTTCTTATTGATGATTGTATAAAAAATTTTGGAGGAGCAAAGCATTCTATTTGTTTTGCTTATCCTTGGAACGCTGAATTCAGAGGAATTAGATGTAAAGATTGGAGAGAAATCTATGCTGAAATTAATCGAATCAACAGATAAAGATAATCCGACAACTATTGATACTAATAATTTATATAATTTATTACGAGACAAAGACTGTAAGGTTTATACCTTTAACAATATTATTTTCAAAAATTGTAAAATTTTTCAAGAAGATAGCTTTCAAAGAAAAAGACTATATTTTGAAAATTGCAAATTTCTTAGATGCACATTTGTTGATTTAAAATTTTATGACATTTATCTATCGAATAGTATTTTTGATTTTTGCAGTATTATAAATTGTGATTTTAGTCAAAATAATTTTTACAGCTGCAAACTTGTAAATTGTGCAATAACACGCACCGATTTTACAGATGCTGGAATACACAACCCAAAAAGCACAGGTTCTATTTTTAGTAAATGCCCTTCTTTGTTATTAAAATGTCCAGAGGAAGGAAGTTTTATTGGATATAAAAAGGGATTACATTTATCTCACGGAAATTTGATATTTGTAATTATTAAATTACAAATTCCAGCAGAAGCAAAAAGAAGTTCAGCAACATCATTAAAATGTAGATGTAATAAAGCAAAAGTGCTAAGTATTGAGTCTATTCATAATAAAGAACAATTTACCACCGCTGTATCAAAATATGATAATTCTTTTGTTTACACTGTTGGTGAAACGGTTTCAGTAAATAATTTTGATGAAAATAGATGGAATGAATGTTCTACTGGGATTCATTTCTTTATTAACCGTGAAGAAGCAGAAAATTATGTATTTTAAAGAGGTATTATGACAACAGTAAATAAAAATGAATTTTTAAATTTTATCAATACTGAATCTAAAAAAAGAAGAATTTATAGATTAGAAACCGTTCCTTATGACCCTTATAATACTGGAAGACTAAAAAAAATTTTTTATATTGATAAAGATAAGTATTTTAATACGGGCGAAATGGAAACGATTGCATGGACTTTTGAATATGAACCGAAAGGTATTTCAAAAGAATGTTGTATTGGAGAAAAAAACAGAGAATATTATATCTTAAAGGAGAATCTCTATGATAGATAATTATGATTTTTGGGAAATGGATGCAGCAAAATATTTTTCTTTTCCTAAAAAATATACAAAAGCAGAAAAAAAAGAAAAAGCAAAATATTTGTGCCTAAGCGGTTCTTATCTTGGGTCTAGAAAAATGGATGGAGTTTGGTCTATGATTCTTAGAGATAATGATGGTTCGTATCATTTACGTAGCCGTCAAAGAACAGTAGATGGAATTTATTTAGATAAAGCTGAATGGATTCCTCAAATTATTGAAGAATTAGATATTCCTGCCGGAACGGTATTGCTGGGAGAAATTTATTTACCAAAGAAAGAAGGAAGTAGAAATACTACATCCATTCTTAATTGCCTAAAAGAAAAAAGTCTTGAGCGTCAAAAGATAGAAGAAAACAAACTCTGCTTCTATTGTTTTGATATTTTAGCTTGGGACGGTAACTCATTATTAAAAACCTGTTTTGAAGATAGAATTAATTATTTAAATAAAATTAATACAAATAGTCCCTATATTTCTGTTGCTAATTATCTTGAAGGACAAGAATTATGGGATGAATACAATAAAATCCTTGCTATTGGTGGCGAAGGTATTGTTATTACTAAAAAAACTTCTCACTATACTCCGGGAAAAAGACCAGCATGGGAAACTTTAAAGTTAAAAAAAGAATTAGAAGACTCTATTGATGCGTTTTTAACGGGAAATTATAGAGAACCGAAAATGGAATATACAGGAAAAAATATTCAGAATTGGGACTATTGGAAGAATGTAAAAACGGGACAAATTTATACAGAAAATCAATATGATTTATATTTGGATGGCGTTCCATTAATTCCTATTACACAATACTATGCTTTAGGCTGGGCGGGAGCAGTAGAATTTGCTGTTCTTAAAGACGGTAAAGAAGTCAGTGTTGGATATATTAGCGGTATTGAAGATTCTTTAAGAAAAGATATTGTTGTTAATCCAGAAAAATATAAGGGAAAAGTGGCACAAATTACAGCCATGGAACTTCAAGATGTAAATAATAATGGACACAAAACTTTTAGACACGGGTCTATTGAATGCTGGAGACCAGATAAATTAACATCCGATTGTCTTTATGAACAACTTTTATAAAATTTAATACAATAATTTTTACTTTTAAGGAGAGAATACTATTTGTGTTCTCTCTTATTTTTTTATAAAGAGGTGAATTATTGTGTATAAAAATGAAACTTTTCTAACTCCATTACCCTGTGTACCACCGCCACCAAAGAATAGTGAGATTCAGATACGTTGTTTTACGTGCAAACACTTCGGAATCTGTAAAATTTTACCAGATTACCTTAAGACCGCAACTCTTATTCAAAATGTATTAGGCTATCCAGCAGACCCGTTAGAATTGGTCAGAATTAAAGGATTTATTGGAACAGTAGTAGAAAATTCAAATTCCTATTTCCCCAAAGAAATTACTGCAAACAAAGATAAAAAAGGTGAGTTTTTTGGAGCAAAATATGAAAGTGAAATAGTAATAAATTTCATTTATAAATTTGATTGCTATTTTGTTTTATATAAAGCTACTTACAATTCAGAAACAAAAGAATTTGATATTCCAGCTGGAAAGGAAGTCTATTATGGTGTTGATTTTACCATTGAAAAAGAAGATTTAGATGATTTACAATTGGGCTTATTAACCCTAAGAGAAGATATTGAAAACAAAGAATGTCCTTGTAGCGAAGATAAAGACGTTATCAATGTATCTGCTTTTAGTGCCGCTCTTAACTGTGATTTTTATGAATGGGAAAAGGGGCTAACTTATGAAGAAGGAATGAGAAGAATTGTTATGAAATATCCAGATGGTATTCCTATTGACAAATGTGGCACTCTATATCATCTAGCAACCTATCATATTGAACCAAACAAAGTTCCTTGTTATCATCCAGAGAATGGAAAAGTAGCTTTCATGCCAATGCCTTATCCAGTATATATTCCTGAAAAACCCTGTGATTGTCAAAGAAATAAAACTCGATGTGAGTTAAATGAGGACTTCTAATGGAGAGCAAAAAGTAGCCAGTCTTTTAAAGAAAAATGGTATTCCTTTTAAAACAGAAATTATGTTTAAAGGATTGGTGGGTAAGAAACATATTCAATTAAGGTATGATTTTGCTATTATTAAAAATAATAAAGTATTTATACTCATAGAGGTAGATGGGCGACAACACTATGAATATATTAAATATTTTCATAAAAATTATAGTGGTTTTCTTAGGTCACAAGAAAGAGATAGAGTAAAAAATAAATTTGCTTTAATTAATAATATACCTCTTATTAGAATACCATATTGGGATTTGGATACTCTTACTTTTGAAAAAATTTTTAATACATCAGAGTATAGAGTTAAATCCAAATATCACTTAGATTATCTAAAAAATAGGAGGTGTTAAGAAGATGAGTGTAATGACAATTTTACTATCTATTAGTGGCGTTTGTGGTGCTATCATGACAATTGCTGGGTTTATTGCTTTTGTATTAAAAAAGCCAAAAGAAATAATTAAAAGTATTGCTGAAGCCCAAAAAGAAGAAAACGAAGAAATTAAGGAACTTTTGGAATCCATAAACGAAAAAATTGATTCAAATAAAGAAGGAACATTAGCCTGTTTGCGGCATGAAATAACAGAACTTTATTACAAATGCAGTTCTAAACAAGCTATTTCTTTAAATACAAAAAAAGATTTAATTAGTCTTTATGAAGCTTACATTGCTCTTGGCGGCAATTCTTATATTAAAGAACTTTGGAAAGAATTAGAAGATATACCTATTGAAAAAATTGAAGGATGAATTAAAAGAGAGTTGAGATTTTCTTGACTCTCTTTATATTTTTTGCTATAATTATTGATATAAGGAGGTGGTCTTATGGTAGTAATTAAAAATAATAAAGAAATGCCATATGACAGTAATAAAATTAGAAGAGCAATCGTTCAAGCGGCTAATCAAATTAAGTTGCCGGATTTTGATTTTATTGATTCTTTAACTAATGAAATTACAACTAAAGTAGTGATGAAAGGAAAGAATGCCGTATCTAATAGCGAAATAGAAAATATTGTTATGAGTGTTCTCTATGATAAAGCTCCTGATATAGCAAGACAGTATTCGGATTATAAAATCGATAAAGAAAGAGCAAAAAAAAATCCTACGGAAATTGAAAAAGTTCTTTATGTAAATGATGATATTAAATATGAAAACGGGAATAAAAATCCTAATTTAGTTCATATTAAAAATGCTTATTTAGCAGAAATACCAAGTAAAGAAATGCTTAAAAAGCTATTGCCAAAAGATTGCTGGGATGCTCATGAACGCTCTATTGTATATTTTAATGATAGCGCATACAGTGCAAGAAACCTTTTAAATTGTTGCCTTTGGAACTTGGAAGATATGTTTAAAGGATGTGCTATTAATTCTACTTATATTGAAACGCCAAAAAGCTTCAGAACAGCTTGCACGGTAGCAAGTCAGGCATTAACAATGGCTACAAGTTCCCAATTTGGTGGAATTACTATTAATCTTCTTCATTTAGCAAAGTTTGTTGATGTAAGTCGAAAGAAGATTGAAACAGAAGTTGAAAAAGAAATTTACTTTATGTTAGATAATTTTTGTGATAATGAGAAATTTAATTTTGATTTTGAAAAAGTAAAGACAGAAATGGTTAATAAAAGACTACAAAAAGAAATTGAAGATGGAATGCAAACATTTTTATATCAAACTAATACTTTGTGTTCAGGAACTGGGCAAGCAGCGTTTTTAAGTGTAGGTTGTTGGTTAAGTGAAGACCCAAAATATTCTGATGACCTTATTATGGTTTATAAGGAATTAATTAAGCAAAGATTAAAAGGAATGCGACAAGAAGATGGAACTTATACTAATCCTAATTTTCCTAAAATTTTATATGTTTTAGATAAGGATACCATGAAAGGTGGAAAATATTATGAAATTACTAAGTTAAGTGCTAAATGTTCAGCTCAAAGACTAGTGCCAGACTATTTAGGACTGAAAAAACATCTGAAGTTAAAAGGTGTTTTAACATTCCCAATGGGTAAGTAAATACTGTAGCTCATTTAAAATCTTTTGAATTCGGTTAGGACTTACAAGATGAGTTGAGACCGAGCTAAAACTAAAATTGTAAAATTAAAATATTTTTAAAAGGAGGTGAATAGAAATATTCATTTATAAAATAACTAATGATGTAAATAAAAAAGTATATATAGGACAAACCATTAATTCAATACAAAAGAGATTTAAACGACATATAAATTCAGCGATTAACAACGAATTAGATACACATTTTGCGCGAGCAATTAGAAAAATAGGGGCAGAGCATTTTAAAATAGAGTTAATAGACACAGCAAAAACGCAAGAAGAATTAACCGAAAAAGAGTACTATTGGATATACTATTATGATTCAGTCAAAAAAGGATATAATGAAACCAACAATAAGTTAAAATGCGGTGGGAATACTTATGCTGCAAAATCGCCAGAAGAAATGAAGGTGATTTGTAATAAAATAAGAGAAACAAAAATAGGAAGAAAAAATCCTCAAGCGACAGAAGTAAAGTGTAAAAATGAAAAAACTGGAGAAATTTTTTATTTTGGTTCATTAAGTGAAATGCAATTATTTTTTAAAGAGTCTAATCATAACGCTTTAGGAGGAAGATGTTCTGGAAAAATAAAAAGTTTATATAAAAATATTTGGCAAATTGCTTATGGCGATGAACCCTTTCGAGAAAAAGTGGAGTATGGACGTTCAACATATAATTCAAGAAAAATAAAAATAACTAACTTAATTACATTAGAAAATAAAATTTTTAAAAGTTTTTCTGCTGCGGAAAGGGAATATAATCTACCAAGAGGGAAAATTTCAAAAACAATGAAGAAAAGTGGTTTAGATTTTACAATTAATAATTTAAAAATTACAATTTTAGATTAAGTGTATCGACTATCTCTGATGAATGTAAGAGAGTAAAATATTTTATGTATTTGAAGCGGAAGACTTTGCTAAAAGCAAAGAAGATATAGTCAATACCTTCAGTGATGAAGGACAATATGTGCAGAAGTTTATTAAATTCTTATCAAGATGATAATGGCAATTATATTACATGGGGGAGAGCGAACATGGGTGTTCAAACATTAAATCTCCCATATATTGCTATGGAGAATAATAAAAAACATTCTGAAGAGATTCTCTTTAAAAATCTAGAACATTATTTAGAAATTGCTCAAAGAGATATGTTGTGGAGGGCTAATCATATTGCTAAAATTAAAGCAAAAGATAATCCACTTGCTTTAATGTATGGTGGCTATTTAAGATTAAAGCCTGAAGATACATTAGAAAAATATGTTTATTCAGGTTATTTTACAATCTCTTTAGGATATGCTGGATTAAGAGAAGCTGTATATTACATTACAGGTGAAGACCAGTTTCATAAAAAGGGAAATAAATTAGCTCATAAAATTTTAGATTTCTTGAACGAGAAAAATGATGAATTAAGAGAAAAAACAGGTATTGCGGCAGGACTATACGGAACTCCTATGGAAACTGGCGTTGAAAAATTTGCTAAAGCTTGTATTAGAGATTTTGGGCAAATAGGAGATGGAACACAAAATTTATATATTACCAACTCTTATCACCACCATGTCTCTGATAAAGTAAATGCTTTTACAAAACTAATTGATGAGGCACAATTTAGTGATAAAACCTCTTCAGGGTCGATAAGTTACGTTGAAGTGCCTAATTTATCTAATAATATTGACGCAATGCTCGAAATTATTGAATGTATTGGCGAAAACTGTTTATACGGTGAAGTAAACAGTGAAGTCTCTCATTGCAAAACTTGTGGTTTTAGCAGACATGATTTTAAAAAAGTATTAATTGATAATAGGGTTTTTTGGAAATGCCCTAAATGTGGAGAAACAAATCCAAATAAAGTGTTAACTTCTTATCGGATTTGTGGATACATTAGTAATTACACACCAAATAAAGGACGTTCACAAGATATATACAATAGAGTGAAACATTTAAACTAATAATTTGTAAAGGAGAAGCCTACTGATTTTTCCTTTTCTTTATGATACAATAAAAATTAAGAATTTTATAAAAAAGAGGGAAAAATTAATGATTTTCAATATAATTATTATAGCAGAGATGATAATCTTTTTAATAGCTTTATTATATGAAATGATTACAATGCCAACAATTGTAATTAGGGAAGAAGATGAATAAAATAATACTGTATTTGACTTTTAAAAATTTTGTATAATATCTGAACTCGAAGAGAAATCTTTATTTGATTTCTCTTCTTTTTTATGCTATACTAATTATAGAAAAATAAGAAAGGAGGATAACAAAAAATAAAATTTTAAAAAAGGAGCTAATTATGGAAAATAGAGTTAAAAGAACAAAGAAGAACGTAATTAAAAATTTAGTAAAAGAGAATCAAAGAATTCATGATTATGATAGTCCTTTTGGCGTGAGATTTTGGAACAAAATTCTAAAAGATTCCAAAGCTTTTTCCAGAAACAATAAAGTTTTTGACAGAAATATTCCTACTGTAATTGAACGTGCTTATGATAGATATAGGAAAGCACTAAAAACAGAAACTGATTCTTTAAAAAGATATGAGTTAGAGCAATTTCTTTTTCAACTTGAATATTTTATGACAGAAAAATGGCGAACATTATTTAATGATGATGCTAGACTAAAAGAAGGAAAAGAAAAAATCATTTGGAAAAATAGATGTCCGGTAGAACTAAAAGAATATTATACACAAAGAAAAATTCAAAGAAGAAAGGAACACGAACTTAAAAATGCTAATTTTATTACAAATTCAGAGAAAAGAAGAAGTTGAATACCATATTCATAGTTTTATTTATCCAAAATTATCAAGAAAAGATATTAAAGAATATTATGAAAATTATTTGGGAAAGTTAAATGAAATTCCTTGTAGTTTTTATTTATTGTATCCTAATGAGATTAAAGAAGCAGAGAATGGCGAAATTCTTGATATTGAAAGTAGATAAGATATAACTTTTATAAAGAGAATTTTAAGCCATGGATTGATTTACCAAATAGAAGAGTTTATGTAGAGGTGTTTTAATGGTTTATGTAGGTGGTAAAAAGAAATTGGCGAAATATATCTGCCCGATTTTACAAAAAGAGCTGGATACAGGAAAATATTCAGCTTATGTAGAGCCATTTGGAGGAGGCGGTAATATAATGGAAAATATTAATTTTCCAGTTAGGTATTTTTACGACATTAATAAATATCTAATTGCCTTTTACAAAGCCTTACAAGATGGATGGGAAATGCCACAACCAAATAGTTTTGGAGCAGAACATTATAATGAAGTTAGAAATTCTTTTAAATTAAAAGATAAAAAATATCCAGATTATTATTATGGCTATATGATGTTTGTGCCAAGCTATAATGGAAGAATGTGGGGTTCTTATGCTAAAGATGGTCGATATTTATATCAAAAAGAGCATTATTTATCAGTAAAAGAAAATTTCTTAAAAATTAAAGATTGTATTTTTGAAGCAAAATCTTATGAGAATTTGGTTCTTAATAATTGTTTAATATATTGCGATATTCCATATCAAAAAAGTAAAAAACAATATTATGATATTGCTTTTGATTATAAAAAATTTTATAATTGGGTAAGGGTCAACTCTAAAAACAATAAAATTTTTGTTAGTGAAATAACAATGCCAGATGACTTTAAAATTATTTGGGAAAAAGAATATATGAGAACTTTGAGCCATCAAAAGAAATTTTTTATTACTGAAAAATTATACACAATTTAAAGGTGTGATGCTAATGAATTATAATGAAATTATAAATTTTGATACAGGCAATTGTCATGGCATTTCTGTAACTTTGTTTGTTAGTGGATGTCATTTACATTGTCTTGAATGTCATAATAAACAAACATGGGATTTTAATAGCGGAAAACTATTTACAAATGATACTATCGAGGAGATTTTAGGTAAACTAAAGTCTCCTCATATTTCTTATTTTGTATTATCAGGCGGTAATCCTGTTGAAAAAGAAAATATTGAGGTTGTTTTAAACTTGTGCCGCCAAGTCAAAGAATTAAATAAAAAAATTATTTGTTATAGTGGTTATACAATGGAAGAACTAAAAGAATTATACCCAAAGGATAAATTATCTTATTTTAACTATGTTATTGATGGGAGATTTGATAAAGCCAAGGTTTTAAAAGGATTGGATTTAAGAGGTTCTTATAATCAACAGTGTTACGAAAATAAAGACACTTATTTTTTAAACATTTCTCAAGAATATTTTAAAGAAATTTATCCAAGCGATGTCAAACAATATCATAACAAAATTTTCTTGTAAGAGGTGATATTTTGGCGGCGATTTATAGCAATTTTTCAGAAGATGAAATAAAAAAGATATTTAGGGCTTCCAGAACTAAGACAGAGTTCTTGAAAAAATTGGGTTATCAGCATTTTTCTAATAAAATGTATAATACCATTGTAAAAAAATACAATCTATCTAAAAAACTATACTATAATGTCCAAGAATTTATGGATAAACATGGCGGTGTTTTTACTTGTCATGATTGCAGATTTTGTGGACAATGTTTACCTGAAGGATATGAAATAAATCTAGAAAAATATAGTTTAGGGACACCAGAATGGGCGACTTATATTCAGGCTGTTTGTAGAGATTTTTATCCAAAAGAATATAAGATTGCTTTACTAAAAGATTTTCCAGATATTAGTAGCCGCAACTTATTAAGACCTATAATTACACCTATTTATTTATACAATAAAGACAAAAAATGGAAAATTGATAATGAAGAATTCTTTTTAGAACATAAAAATATTATGCTAGGTGAAGATAATTTAAAGAATTTTTTAAGTATTTATGGTAAAGAAATTATTGAAAAAGAAGAGAAAAAGTAATATAATAATATTATAGAGAAGTGAAGGAGGTATGTTAATGAAACAGATTTATGATGCTAATTCTATTGAAAGTCTGTCTTTTAAAGACGGTGTTAGAACAAGAATTTCAATGTATTTAGGGACTCCTGATACAGAAGGAATTTATCAAGCACTTAAAGAAGTAATTAACAATTCTACAGATGAAGCTTTAATGGGTTTTGGCAATAGAATTGAAATTACAGTTGATGAAAAACGGAATTTTGTAAGTGTTACGGATGAAGGAAGAGGAATTCCGTTTCAAGTAAAAGAGGATGGCACGAATGTTTTAGTTGATATTTTTACTAAAGCTCATACGGGAGGAAAGTTCAATAACAAAGCATATACAACTTCAAGTGGATTAAACGGTATTGGAATCAAAGCAACCTGCCTATCTTCTGAATTGTTTGAAGCTCAATCAGTTAGAGATGGAAAAGTTGCGTCAGTATTCTTTAAAAAAGGAATTCTACAAAATTATAAAGAAGTAGATAACAAGTATAATTTACCGAATGGAACTTATATCCGCTTTAAACCTGATAGAGAAGTATTCGTTGGTATGACAGATGGTTTTACTTTTAATAGAATCTGTTCTGAAATCGAAAATATTTCTTATCTTAATAAAGGGATTCATTTTATTGTCAAAAATAATAATCCTGAAGAAGAAAGAGAATTCTATTCTAAAAATGGAATCGCTGATTTTATTAAAAGTAAAATGGTAAAACCACTGATGAAAGAACCAATTATTTGCTCTGCGAAAGATGAGACAGATGAATTGGAAGTAGCTTTTATTTGGACTGGTGGTCATGAACAGTCTTATGTCTTTGTAAATGGCTTATTCTGTGAAATGGGCGGTAGCCCAATTACAGGAGCAAAAACAGCAATTTCCAGTTCTGTAAAAAAATTAAGTGGAAAGGCTTTTGAGCCCGATTTAATTAGAAGAGGGTTAGTCTATGCTATTAACTGTAAAGTAAGTGAGCCACAATTTGCCAATCAGACTAAAAATTCCATTGGTAATAAGAATTTAAGGACGTTAGCTTCACAAGCGTTTAAAGAAGGATTACAAAAATTTAGTCATACTAACGAATTTAATATTATTATTGATATTTTAAATAGAATGCAAAAAGCTGAAAATGCCGCCGATAAAGCAAGAGAAGCAGTATTAAATCATAATCAAGAAATGGATAAATTAAGAAAAAGTAAATTGGCTTTTATCGAGAAATTAAAAGATTCAGAAGAACTAGGAGAAAATTCTATTCTTCTGTGTGTTGAGGGTAACTCCGCCGCATCTATGGTAGCAAAAGCTAGAAAAGTAGATAAATTTGGTTTATTATCATTAAAAGGAAAGATTATTAATTGCCTTTCCAATACAGAAGAAAAATACTTAGCAAACGAAGAAATTAAACTTTTACTTTATGCTATGGGAATTGATATAAATAATTATAACCCCAAGAAGTTAAGATATGGTAAAATTGGAATTTGCGTTGACGGGGATGAATAAGTCTTGTCCTAAAATGTTTAAAACGGTATCAGAAAAATAAGACTGTTTAATGAAACCAAAAGAGATATTAAGCAATAAAAAAGACGAATAATCTGACTAAGAGACCCTAAACCCTTATTGGGTGAGTTCAAGGGAATACCGTGAAAAAATAAATTAATCCGTTTCTTATTATATGGAGGTCATTTATATAATAGGAATATATAAAATTACAAATATTATAAATAACAAATCTTATATCGGACAATTAGCAAATATTGAAAGAAGATTTAAAGAACACTGTTATAAAGGTTATCATTCTAGAATAATATTAGATATAGCTATTAAAAAATATGGAAAAGAAATGGATTAATTTGTAATTTGTATCGACTATCTTCGTGAAGAAGAGTAGCTATATAAATAGCGAAAGAGCATTCTTTTTTAAAGTAAAATATAGTCAGTCTTAATATGAAAATATTAAGGTATCACGTTAGATGGCAGCCACATCTCATTATTATTAATGGCGGCAATTTATAAACTTTGCCCGCAATTCTTAAAAGAAAATCGACTCTGTTGGCTTAGAGCACCTTTATTCATTGAAACAAAGAATAATAAACGATATTATTATTATTCAGAAAGAGAAAAACAAGAAAAATATCGTGGTGGTACAATTATCTCAGCAAAAGGCTTGGGTTCTATGAGTGCGGACGAAATGGAAGAAGCAATGTTTACAGAAGAAAATCAAAAATTAGATATATTAGAATACGAACCAGAAGTAGACAAATTGTTAGAGGATTTAATGGGAGAAGATGTCTTACCTAGAAAAGAATTTATCTTTGAAAATATTGATTTTAGTAAATATATGGATTATTAAGGTGGTGTTTATTTGAAACTTTCAGATACTATTAAAGAAGCTTTTTCTGGATATGCCGCAATGACTATTCAACAAAGAGCAATTACAGACGTTAGAGATAATATTAAACCATCAGCAAGAATGTGTTTCTTTGCTCAAAAAGAAGCTAAAATTGATAGTTCCCATGCTATTCAACCTTCACCAGCTTCTGTTGGCGAATGTATCAAGAACTATTATATGCATGGTGATGCCAGCTGTTATAAAATGCTGGCTCGTTATGGAAAAGAGTATGTAATGCGTTATCCACTGGAAGATTTTCACGGTTCGACTGGTTCATTACTGTCTGCCAATTCAGAAGCAGCCGCAAGATACACTAAAATTCGATTAAACAAACTTGGAGATAAATTATTTAATTCTTTGGAAAAAGAAACGATTGATATATGGTTTGATAATTTTTCCAATACTAGAAAATTTCCATCAGTCTTACCATCATTAGGATTTTATAACATTGTGAATGGTTCAACTGGAATCTCTACAGGAATTTCTTCTTCGATTCCACAATTTAATTTAAAAGAAACAAATGAAGCTATGATTAAATTGTTATATAATCCAGATATTCCTTTTGACGAAATTTATTGTAAACCAGATTTTATTAGTGGCGGTGTTATTTTAAATGAAAAAGAAGTAAAAGAATCTTTAAGACATGGTAGTGGGAAGTCTTGTTACATTAGAAGTGTAGTAGATTATGATGAAGCTGAGCGAATTTTAATTGTAAAAGAAATTCCTTTTGGCGTTTTTACTAATACAATTTGTGGAGAGATTAAAGAGTTAATTGATAATGGTGAATTAGTTGGAATTGATAAGGTGCTGGACTTAACAAAAGTTTCTCCTAATATTAAAATTTATTTATCTAAAAGTGCCAACTATCAGAGAGTATTGAAAACTTTATATAAGAAGACATCTTTACAATCTTACTATGGAATTAATATGGTTATGCTTGACGGCGGCACAAAGCCAAAAGTATTTGGTTGGAAAGAAGCTCTACAAGCTCATTTAGACCATGAAATTTCTATAAGAACAAAAGCACATCAATTTGATTTAAAAGCTATTAACAAAAGATTAAATATTATTGCTGGACTCTTAATAGCTATTGCTAATATTAACGAAGTAGTTGGTTTAATTCGAGAATCGAATGACAAAAGTGAAGCTAAAGTAAAATTAATTAAAAGATTCGGATACGATGAAGAACAAGTGGAAGCAATTCTTAAAATGACCTTATCAAGGCTTATTCATTTAGAAATTCAATCTTTTAATGATGAAAAAGAAAAATTATTAAAAGAGCAAGAATATCATAATAATGTCTTAAGCAACAAAAAATTACTTTATAAAGAAATTGAAGACGATTTAAGAGAAGTGGCTAAAGTTTACGGTGATGAACGCCGGACAAAGGTGATTAACTTGGACTTTACTTCTGATGATGAAGATGCTGAACCTATTGAACAAAAAGAATTGTTAATTAATTACACTAACATGGGCAATTTTTATACAATGGAATCCACTACTTTAATTACTCAAAGACGAGGAACAAAAGGAAAAAAATTAAAAATGAAGCCGGATGAAGTATCTGTTTTTTCACTTACAGATACTAATTATAGTAATATTTTAGTTTTTACTAACAAGGGAAAAATGTATCAAATTCCGGCTAGTGAAATTCCGATTGGTCGTGTTCATTATTCACAGCTTTTAGATTTAACCGATGATGAAATTATTACTACTATTATTTCTACAGAAAAAAAGAATGCTTATAAATATTTGCTTTTTATCACAAAGAATGGTATGATTAAGAAGTCAGAGAGCAAGTTATATAATAGCTGCTCTAAAAGAGGTTTGGCAGCAATTAAGTTAAAAGAAGGAGATGAAGTATTAAATGTTTGCTTGATTAATGACGAAAAAATTGGAATTTTAACAAAGAAAAATAACTTTTTAATTACCGATTCATATAGTATTGAGGCTATTGGACGACAATCTACTGGAGTAAAAGGAATTAAATTACAAACAAATGATTATGTGATTGATGCGAAAGCGATTCCTAATAATTCTACAAATTTAGTTGCCGCAACTCGTAATGGTTTGATTAAAAAAACTTTATTGTCTGAGTATCATTCTCAAGGTAGAGCGACCATGGGAAATAAAATTTCAAAAGTAAAAGACGATGATTACGTTATTAAATTCTTAACTACTGATAAAGATTGTGATATAATTATTATAGGAAATGAGGGAACGGTAAGAATTAATACAAAAGAAATTTCTCTTGTTTCCAAAAATGCTTTAGGTGTAAAAGGAACAAACCAAGAAATCACAAATTTGCTTAAAGTAAAAAGTTGATTTCAAATAAAAATTATGTTATACTAATTATAGTAAATTAAATAGCACACCAGCTATTTAAGATATAAAATTATTATTTTAAAGGAGAGATGTTTTTATGGCAAGTATTAATACAATTAAGGTTCTAGATTTTCTAAAGAGTAATGGTGCTGGTGCTAAGTTTACTGCCAAGCAGGTTCAGCAAGCTCTTGGTGTTGAAAAGGTTCAGCAGATTACAGGTGCGGTTCTAACAATTGAACGTAAGGGTAAGAAGGCAGGTGTGGATTACATTGAAAGATTCTCTATGCCGACAGAAATTCAGAACCCAGATGGAACTACAACCGTTAAGGATGTAAAGTATTTTACTCTAACAGAAGCAGGCATGAATTTAACAATTGAATAATATAAGGGGAGTTTAATCTCCCCATTTATTCTTAAAACTTACTACTATTATTTTTTTTGGAGGATATTAAATGTTAAATATTAAAGAAAATGAAAGTTATAATAATTTTGTAATTACAGGAACGCTATCTACAATTGATATTAAGGAAGGACGTAGTAAGTCAACAGAAGCGTATCCGCAAGGACGAGATTATGTTCGAGTAAATGCCATGGTTCGTTTAGACCAAGAAATTAATGGCGTATTAACTCAATGTGAAGTTCCAATTGAACTGTATGCCAATAAGGATTGTTCTAAGGGTGGCGTAAATCCTATTTACAATAACGGTCAGAAATTTAAAGATTTTATTTCTTTATCTGCCGCAGGAGACAAGCCTGAAAAAGCAACAAGAATTTCTATTGGTGCTGATGGTAGAAAGGGCGGCTCAATTAACGAAAATGTTTATATTCCAGCTGGAACAGATAAGGAAATGAGTATTACAAAATTTAGAATGCTGGGAGCAAAGGAAGCTGCGTTAAAGGATGTTGATTGTGCTACTTTTAATCTTAATAATGTTGTAATTGGTTCTATTAAGGAAGAAGTTAATCGAGATGGTGAAAACACAGGACGGTTAAAGGTTAAGGTTATTTTTGTAGGTTATCATGGTCGTGTGGATGTAGTAGAGTTTATTGCTGAAAGTGAAAATTCTCAGGCATATGACTTTATTTCTGAAAATTGGAATAAGGGTGATACAGTTAATATCGTAGGAAGAATTAAATATTCTGTAAAGGACGAAGTAAAGGAGATTGAACAGGCATTTGGTGAACCATTAGTAGAACATTATACTAAGAATGTTAGAGAGTTAATCATTACTGGCGGCACAATGCCAAATGACGAAGCTCAAAGTTATGATATGGGTGATATTCAGCAAGCTTTAACAGAAAGACAAGCAAGAATTGAACAAGCTAAGCAAAAGGCAAATAGTGCAAATAAACAGAAGACATCAAATGCAATTGGTAGTGAATTTGATTTCTAAGTTAATAGGGGATTAAGTTCCCCTATTTTTATGTCTATTTTACTTTTTGGAGGAATTAATATTTATGGCTTTAAATTTATTTGAACTTGAACCACAGAAAATTAGTAGAAATTTAAAAGGAAAAATTAGTCTTTTTTACGGTTCGCCTAAAAACTGGGCACTACTTTAAAAATATAAAGTAGTAAAACGAAGTAAAAACGGGAAGGCTGAGATGCTAATCCGAACGGAAGTATTTATTAAAAGTGAATACACGTGCAACGCATAGAGAAAATAACTTTAGAGGTTAAAATGACAACAATTGAACAAAAAATAGTAAATGATTATCAGTATAAGAATTATTCTATAAAAAAAATATCTATTAAGTATCACATAGGACAAGGAGAGGCAAGAACAATTTTAAAAAATAACGGTATTTATGTTCGCTCTCTTATTGAAGATAAAATAGTTAAGAATAATTCAAACTATAGACTTGAAGAAATAGAAAAAATAGTGATAGATAATTATTTAAATAAAAAATACGGATTATTAAAGTCTGGTAAACAATTTGGTTTATCTACAACTGTTGTGAAAAAAATCCTTAAAAAATATAATATTTTAATTAGAGACTATAATACTTCTAAAGAGTAAAACTCCACGAGACTTCGGCACTGAATAGTGTGAAAGATATGCTGAACTATTACGAAATAAGAAGTAATAGAAGTATAGGATAAAAAGCCTATACGATAACAAAATTGGGTGTAGGAAAGACTACTTTAGCATCAAACTTCCCTAAGTCATTAATTCTTAGCTTTGAACCCGGTAGCAATGGACTACATAAGAAGTTTGTTGCTCCAGTTAAGAGTTGGAGTGATTATAAGGATTTTGTAAAACAGCTGAAGAGAACTGACCCAAAAACTAAAAAGCCAATTCTATTAGATAAATATGAAATTTTAGTAATTGATACAGTAGATGAAGCATATAAGCTTTGTGAAAAGTATGTATGTAACGAACATGATGCCGAAACAATTAAAGATGTCGGCGGCTATGGTTCTGGTTATAAGATTTTAGATTCTGAGTTCATGGATTCTTTTAGAGAATTGGTTTACTATGGCTATGGTCTACTCTTTATCTCTCATGAGACAGAAAAGTCAAAGATAAATGATTTGGGGCAAGAATATACTCAAATTGTTCCGGCTCTACCAAATAGACCGTTTCTATTAATTAATAAATTTGTAGATATTATTGGTTATATTCGAGAAATTCCGGAAAAGAAGAATGACCAGATTACACACGAGCGTTATATCTTCCTAAGAGGAGATGAAAGATTTTTAACAAAGTGTCGATTTAGACATATTGTTCCAAGAGTTAAATTGGATTATAATGAGTTTGTAAATGCGATTTACGATGCTATTGATAAAACAGCCGCAGAAAGCGGTGATAATGCGACAGACGAAAACAATGCATATTTTGAAAAGACTTTTGATGAGTTAATGGAAGAAGCAAAAAGCATTTGGATTAAGGCAACAGTAGACCAGAAAGAAGCAATTATGACTATTTTAGAAAAGAATTTTGGAAAAACAATTAAATTTTCTGAAATTACAGCAGAACAAAAGACCGAATTAGAAGACTCTCTTAGAGAAATTAAAGATAGTCTAAACCTTGACTAATTCTTTGGGGAGATAGTAATTATCTCCCCTTTTATTTTATTTATTTATAGGAGTGGCGGCGATTGAAAAAAATTATTGATACAAATGTTCTATTAGATTATCCGCAAATTGTAGAAAAAGAAGATGATAATTTAATTGCTTTGTCGGTCTTAAAGGAATTAGACGGATTAAAAAAGCATTTAAACAAAGAAGTTGCTGAAAAAGCACGGCGAGCGGCGGTATATATTTCAAGAAATTTAAATAAATTAAAATGGGATTCAACTTATCGAGATAAAGTTGTAGATGAACAGCTTTTAGATATTACAAAAGAAAATGACGGCGTTCTCATTACAAACGATGTGTATCTTAAAGTTCAAGCTATTATTAAAGGCATTAGAACTGAAGGATATGGAGATAAAGATGAGTATAGTGGTGTAACTTATTGGTCTCCAGATTTAGATAGTAATTTATATTCTAAAGAACTAGAAAATATCTATGAAAAAGGGATTGTGCCGGAAGGTCTAAAGCTTAGTTATAATCAATTTTTAATTGTTAAGAATAAATATGAAAAAGAGATTGATAAATATGGCATTGAAGATTATAAGGACATTGCCGCCTTTCGTTATGATGGCTTTAGACTTAATTTAGTTAAAGATACTTACGCTATTCATAATAAGTATATTGATACTCTAAGAGCCAGAAACACTGAACAGCAATGCTTACTCGCTGCTTTATCTGATAGAGATAATAAGATTGTTTATGCTGGAGGTTGTGCAGGGTCGGGGAAGAGCTTCATCTTAACAAATTTTGCTTTACAAGAATTAGAAAGAGGAAAAATTTCAAAAATTATCTATGTTCCAAACAATGCTTATACAAAAGACTCTTTGGAAGTAGGGACGCTGCCGGGTGGAAGCAAATTGCTCGGCTAAAATTTAATGAATTGCGGGAATATTCTATAAAGAACATATTACTAAACAATAATAGAAAATATTATTGCGGTGATTTTAATGAAATCAGTATAGTAAAAAGATATGTTTTTGAACAATCCGCAGCGAAATTTCTTTTTTAAGAAAGACGTTCAACGACTATTCCTTATGGAAGTAGATTTTTTAAAAATCGAAGTGTTAAAATTTATTTTTTAAAATAAAATAAGGGAGGTGTAAAATGAAAAAGGAGTTTACTGAACAAGAAAAAGCGATTATTTTTGAAATGAATGAAAAATATTATTCATATAAACAAATAGCGAAAAAATTAGGATGCAGTGAGAAAAAATTATATAGTTATTTTAAAGATAATAATATTAAAAAGAATTTTGGTAAAAAAGTAGAGCATGATTTAAATGTTAATTTTTTTAAAGAAATTAAAACCGAAGAACAAGCTTATTTATTGGGATTATTAAAAACAGACGGCTACGTTAAAAAAGGAAGAGGAGAAGCCGTGATAGGTATTTCTTTAAAAACAGAAGATAAATATATGATAGAAAGAATTAAACAGCTTTTTAATTCTAAAAGAAAATTATTAACAGACAAAAGAATTGGAAAAGAATGTTATGGTATAGAAATCTCAAGTGACATTATGGCAAATGATTTATCTTATTTTGGAATAGTTCCGAATAAAACTTATTCTCTTAAAGATATTGAATTAGAAAGGATTCCTAAGAAATTACAAAGACATTATTTAAGAGGATTATTAGATGGTGATGGGTCTATAGGCATAGACAACGGTCAAGTTCTTGTTAGCTTTTGTGGATACTCTTATGACTTTGTAAAGAGTTATCAATTAGCAATAGATAAAATTTTACAAAAAGAACAGCATAATCGTATTTTTAAATGGAATTGTTATAGTTGTCGTTGGAAAGGTAATCAAAACAGTTATAAAATTTTAGAATTTCTTTATAATGATTCTACAATTTATTTGAAGAGGAAAGCTGCCTTTTGGCTTAAATTAAAAAATAAATAAGATATAGTCTAAAAGGATTTACTCCCCAAAATCAGTGGTCAAATTGGCCCGTTAATTGACTTAATTGGAATCGATAGAGTTCAAAACATGATTGAACTAGAAGAATTAGAAGTCGTTCCTATTGCTTCTATTAGAGGACGTAGTTTTTCAAATGCTATTGTTATTATTAATGAAGCACAAAACTTAACCGAATATCATATTAAGCTTTTGATTTCTCGTTGTGGTGAAAATAGTAGAATCTTTTTTGATGGCGATTTAAAACAAACGGATAGTTTAATTTTTAAAGATAAGAGTGGATTAAAGTTGTTATTGAAACTAAGAGAATCTCCAATTTATTCTAAAATTTTTGCTGCGGTAAAGCTAAGAAGAATTGAACGTAGTTTAGTTGCTCAGGCGGCGGAATATTTGGATGAAATTTAAAATAAAATAAAACAAAAAGGAGAATTGAGAATTTTCTTGATTCTCCTTTTAAAATATGTTATAATAAATATAGAAAAAGAAAAAGAGAGGTCGGTCGGTAATATGAGAACTAAAATTACACCCGAAATTATAGAGCAAATTAACGAACTTTTAAAAGAAAAAACACAAAAAGAAGTGGCAGAAATTTTAAAACTAAGTCCGGCAACTGTAAGCAAATATTCAAATAAAAAGAAAGTTAGAAAAGAATTATCTCCTGAATTGATTAACGAGATAAATGAAAAATATAAAGAATACAAAAATCTATCTCGTGTAGCAAAAGAACTAAACATTTCATACGCTACTGCCGGAAAATGTTTATCAGAAGAAAATAAAGAATTAAAAAAGAAAAATTATGATGATAGAGATGCTTTGTTTTATTACATTATTAGACTTTTTGGGGTCAATTCAGAAGAAGAGCCTGTAAGTGTTCATAATTTAACACTAATGAATCGTATGTTAAATCAAGGAATTTCTTATAAAGCCCAACTTTTAACTTTGAAATATTTTTATGAAATTAAAAAAAATAGAGTAAAAGAAGAATATAAGACAATTGGTATTATTACTTATGTTCTAAAAGATTCTATAAATTATTATAAAGAAAAGGCGGCGGAACAAAAGTTAATTGAAGAACAAATTAAAAAACAATTAGAAAGAGATAGAATTGAAATTCCTTATAATCCATCTCAATTTTTGTACAAAAAGAGAAAGAAAAAGAAGCAAATTGATTTAGATTCTATTGAATAAAAGGAGAATTATTATGAGAAAGATTAGTGATGAAGAATTAAGAAAAGTTTTAAATTTACATGAAAAATGGCTTAGAGGAGGAAAAGACGGCGTTCGTGCGGATTTAAGCTGGACAAATTTGAGTGACATGGATTTATCTCATGTTGATTTAATTGGTGCTAATTTAGACTTTTCTGTATTAGAAAATTCTGATTTGAGTTATTCGGATTTTACTGGAGCAAATTTCTTCTGTGCGAATTTAAAAAATGCAAATTTATCTTATGCTATTCTTAACAATGCGAATTTTTTAAATGCTTGTTTAGCTTATACCAATTTGAATGGAGCTTGTCTTGATGGTAGTATTTTAATTAATACAGACCTTACTACCGTAAAGCATAGAAAAAAACAGAATCTTTTCCCTTTACAATGTCCTGAAAAAGGAAGTTTTATTGGTTATAAGAGTGTCATAACTGAAAGAGGAAGAATTGGTGTTGTAGAATTATTAATTCCAGAGAATGCAAAACGCTCATCGGCTACAGGTAGAAAATGTAGATGTAGTAAAGCTAAAGTTTTATCTATCACTTCTATTGATGGAGCTGTGAATTATAGTTTAGCTCATTCAGTATTTGATGAAAATTTTATTTACCGAGTTGGTGAAACAGTAGAAGTAAAAGATTTTGATGAAAATAGATGGGATGAATGCTCTACTGGAATTCATTTTTTTATCACTAGAGGTGAAGCAGCTAGTTATTATTGTTAATTATTTTGCTTTTGTATCAATAATATGTTATAATATTCTTATAGAAAAGGAGTGATGCTTATTGATTCAAGTTGATAGACATACTGTAATTCAAATTCTTGGTTCATTAATGGCACAGCCGTCATTATTAAACGATACAGATAAATATCTATTAGAAAAAGATGATTTTCCACAAACAATGGATAAATACATTTTTTCAGCAATTTATAACTTGTATACACAAGGCGCTGAAGCTATTAGAACTGTTGATATTGTGAATTATTTAGACACTAATTCTAAAGCAAAAAACTTGATTAAAAAAGAAAATGGAATTAGTTTTTTACAAGATTGTGAAAATGAATGTGAACCAAAAAACTTTAGTTATTATTATAACAATTTAAAAAAGCTTAATTTACTAAAAGATTTACAAAGAACAGGAAAAGATGTTAGTAATATTTATTGTGAAGATGTCCTAAGTCCAGATTACAATAAAATTAATGACAAATTTGAAACAATGACTCCTAATGACATCATTAATCTTTTAAAAAGTGAAGTAGCAAATTATGAAAAGAAATTTGTATTAAACAATCAACTATCTGAAAGCCGAGCTTCTGACAATATTAGGGATTTGATTAAGGAGCTAAAAGAAGAACCAGAAGTTGGATGTCCATTACAGGGAGATATTTTTAATACTATTTGTCGTGGCGGCAGAAAGGGGAAATTATATTTAAGAAGTGCTGGGACATCTGTAGGTAAGGCTCTTCCTAATTATACAAAAATTATTACTTCTAAGGGATGGAAGACTGTTGGTGAAGTAAGAGTAGGCGATTTATTAATAAACAGACATGGCGGTTATACACAAGTTTTGGCTGTTTATCCACAAGAAGAAAAGAAACAAGTTTATAAGATTCATTTTGAAAGTGGTAAGGTCGCTGAATGTTGTGATGAGCATTTATGGAGTTTCTATAAAGACGGTAGCAATTCTCTTCAAACGAAAGAATTAAAAGAAATTTATAAGGAAGATTATACAGCTTATAGCGTGCCCACTATTACAGGCGGATTTGATTTACCTACAAAAAATATTAGGAATAAAAAGCTATATAAAATTGGAATAAAAATTTATAAGAATCAAGATTATAAACTATTGGATAAATATTTAGTCAGTAATTTACAACAAAGAAAAGAACTGATTAGTGGAATTCTATATAAGGTTTATAAAAAAGATGATAAGGCTTATATTAATGTCTATAGCCAAAAATTTAAAGATAAATTAATGTTTCTTTTAACTTCTGTAGGATATAATGACTACAGAATAGAGGGGAATTTATTAATAACTAGTCTTATTAAAAATGAAATTAATAGAGATAGAATAGTAAAAATTGAACCAACAAGCGTTTATACTGAAATGACGTGTTTCTATGTTGATGGTGAACATTTATTTGCAGCGGGAGAGACATTGTGGATAACACATAATACTCGTCAAATGGTCGGCGACTGCTGTAATATTGCCTATCCAATTCGTTATGATACCTATAGTAATGAATGGATTTCTACAGGAAACTGCGAAAAAGTATTATATGTAATGACTGAACAAGACCCAGAAGAAATTAAAACAATGATTTTGGCTTATTTAACTGGTTATAATGAAGAAATATTTCTTTATGGGAATTATACAGAAGAACATATGGAACGAATAAAAGTAGCAATTTCTATTATGGAAAAATATAAAGATAATGTTCTATTCGCACGAATACCTGACCCAAGTTCAAGTGTTATTAAGAATTTATTCAGGCGATATAATTTACAATATGGCGTGGAAAATTTCTTTTATGATTACATATTCTCAAGTCCGGCAATGTTAGAAGAATATCGAGATTTGAAATTACCGGAACACGTTTGTTTAAGATTGTTTACGACAGCATTAAAAAATTTGGCAGTAGAACTAAATAGTTTTATTATGACTTCAACACAAATTTCTGGAGATGATGACCCAAAAGGAGGATTCAGAGATTACAAGAAAGTCAGAGGGTCAAAATCGATAGCTGATTTGGTAGACGTAGGTTGTATTATGAGCCGACCAACAAGAGAAGAATTACAGCCATATTCAGAATATATTTCTAATTTTGGAGAACCAAATTTAGTAATTGATGTTTATAAAAATCGGCGTGGACGTTGGAATATGGTAAGAATTTTTTGTAAGAATGATTTGGGTATCTGCCGCAGGAAAGATTTATTTATAACAGATGCTCAAGGTCGTGTTTTAACCGATTTTAATCTAGCAAACTATTCCATTTTAAAAAAAGGTGGTTTTAATGATGAATTAAACTTATATAACACTGGCGAAATTAGTGATTCTTTATTAGAAAGCAGTTGTGCCATTGAACCAAAGGAAACTGAAAATTTAACTGCTGATGATATTAAAGAAGCTTTTGGAACTTTAGCTGAAAAAAAAGATTGGGATGATATGTTATGACATTAAAGGAATTAAACGAGCAACTAACGCCCGAAAGAATAATTGAATTGGTTTATTCTTTGGGCGGCACAACTCATATTGAAAAAAAAGATTGTATCATTTTTCAAACTTTGTGTCATAATGAGAACCCGGAAGAAGCAAGTTTAAAATTATATTATTATAAAAATTCCAAACTTTTTACTTGTTATACACATTGCGGCGAATCCTTTGATATTTTTGGTCTTTTTGAAAGACGATACAATTTATTAGGAATCCAATACGATTTTTACAGAGACATAGTTCTAAAAGTTGTTGATGATTTAAAAAAGAAAAACTATGTTGAATCTTTTGATTACAAAAGTTATGAAACGATTTATTCTGATTTCCATAGACATCGACCAATTATTAATCTAAAAGAATATGATAGTGGCATTTTAAATTGTTTTATTAAATATTATACAAGCGAGTGGCTAAGTGATGGAATTTCAAAGGCAGCAATGGATAGATATAATATTCTTTATTCTATTAGTCAAAATAAAATTATTATTCCACATTATAATATAGATGGTAAACTAATTGGGATAAGAGGTCGTTCATTAAATTCAGAAGACTTAAAAATAGGAAAATATATGCCTATTTCTGTTGGTGAAATAACCTATTCTCATCCGTTAGGTTTTAACTTATATGGAATAAATAATGTAAAAGATAATTTAAAAAAATATAAAACGGCTATTCTCGTAGAAGGTGAAAAATCTGTTTTATTATACGAAACTTATTACGGCTCGGCGGCAAACATTTGTGTAGCGGCTTGTGGCAGTTCAATTCATCGTTATCAAATAGAAATGTTAAAAAAGATTGGAGTAAATAGAATTATTATTGCTTTTGATAAAGAAGGTAAAAATTATAAAGAAAAACAAAAATATTATCAAAAGTTGAAAAACTATTGTTTAAAATTTAGTTCTTTATGTAAAATGGGATTTTTATGGGACTATCAGAAATTATTAGAATTAAAAGACAGTCCTTTAGACAAAGGAAAAGAAACTTTTGAAAAATTATTGAGGAGTGCGATTTACGTTTGAAGTTTTTAAGAAGAACAAAAAGAGAGATTAATGAAAACTTTTTAGAAAATTTATTAATTGATAGAGGAATTTTAGAAGATAATGAAGGCTATAAGAATAGATATTTTAATCCTACAGCAAAAGAATTATTGCCGCCTGAGCTATTAGATAACATGAAAGAGGGAAAAGAATTATTAGAAAAACATATTAAAAATAATAGCACAATATTAATCATCATGGATTCAGATTTAGACGGCGTAGCTAGTAGCACAATAATTTATAATTATTTGTCAATGCTAAAAGCGAAGGAAGGATACGAATATATTTTAAAATATCTAATTCCAGAGGGTAAAGAGCATGGTTTAGAAACAAAAATGGATTTGTTCTTAAAGGACAAAGCTTATGACTTAATCATAATTCCTGATGCTGGCAGTAATGATACAGAAGAATGCAAAATTCTTAAAGATTTAGGGTATGATATTTTAATCCTTGACCACCATCTCAGTTCTGGCTATTGTCAAGATGCTGTAGTAATCAATAATCAGTTATCAAAGAACTATCCCAATAAAGCATTAAGTGGTGCTGGTGTAGTTTATAAATTTTTGAAATACTTTGAAAGTAATAAAGAAATTAAATTTGCTGATGCCTTTTTAGATTTGGTTGCTGTTGCTCATGTCGCCGACTGTATGAATACTAACACTCTTGAAAATAGATATATTAACAAAGTTGGACTTTCTAATATTTTTAATGAAGGACTTAGAGCATTAATTAAACAACAAGCATATTCATTATTTCGAATGAAAACTGAAGATATTACAGAAGAATTTTTAGATAATTGCCGCCTTACACAAACTCAAGTGGCATATTATATTGCTCCATTAGTAAATGCTTTAATTCGAGTAGGAAATCAAAATGAAAAAGATTTATTATTTAAAGCTTTTACAGAAACTTATGCTCTTGAAGAAATTCCATCGACAAAAAGAGGGCATAGTAATGAAACAGAAACAATTTCTGAACAAAATGCCAGAAATTGTGTGAATGCTCGTGCTAGACAGAACAAAGAAAAAGAAAAGGCTGGAGAGCTTTTAGATATTCAAATTATTGAAAATTGTTTAGATGAAAATCAAATTTTAGTTTTACACGCTGATGATTTAAATGTTTCAACAACACTAACTGGATTATGTGCTACCGAAATTGTATCACGTTATAAAAAGCCAGTTCTATTAGGTAGAACGAATTCAGAAGGATTATTTAGGGGGTCTGTAAGAGGAGTATCAAATTGTGAACTTACAGATACTAAACAATTTTTACTGGACAGCAATTTAATGGACTATGCAGAGGGTTAATAATATGGCTCTTAATTCTTTTGTCGTTTATCAACGAGGTCTACTATAGGCTAACGGGGAAAGCTGAAATGCCAATCCCGTAAGAAATGATTTTTTAAAAATTAAACTTCTAACGACTATCCTTTTATGGGAGTAAAATTGTTATTGATACACAATTAGAAACAGGAATTCTATATTTATAGAAGATATAGTCTAAGCTTTAAGGAAACTTAAAGAACACTTGCACTCACAAGCATTTGGTTTTTCTATCAAAGAAAAAAACATTCCAAAGTTATTAGAATATGCTAACGTAAAACTTTCAGAAATTAATTTCAACGAAGGTGTTTATGAAGTTGATTTTATTGTTGTTGGCAATTATTCTAAACTTGATGATTTAATTCTTGATTTAACAAAAAATGATGGTGAAAGCTTTGGGCAGTTCAATCCAGAACCAAAAATTTTAGTAAAAAATATTATTTTAAATAAAAAGGATATTAGAATTGTTGGTGCGGCGAAAAATGTTATTAATTTTACTTTTAATAATATTAAGTATGTAATGTTTAAAGCAGAGAAAATTATTAAAGAAATTAATGGACTGAATAATAAAATTAATTTAACTGTCATCGGGACACCTAATAGAAATGAATATATGGGTAATGTGTCGCCGCAAATTGTAATATCTGATGTTGAAATAAAAGAAGATGATTATTTAAGTTTTTGACTTTTAAGATAAAATGTGGTATAATATTATTATAGAAAGGTAAGAGAAACACCAACAAACAGGAGGCATATTATATGGATGAAGGATTATTACTAAAAAGAACTGAAGAATTCATGGTTAATACCGAAGAAGAAGCCAAAGCATTAATTGAGAATGCTAAGGCTAAGCAATTAGAAGATGGATATGAATTAACATCTTATTCATCTACTAAGAAGTGTAAGAAAGACGAAAGTTGGGTAATTGTTAAGTTAGTAAAAGTTTATTAATTTTGCTGGCGAAGAAAGGCTATTGGCTTAATCGCTGATAGTCTTTTTTTGTATTTCTTGAAAACTATAGCACAGTATGCCGTAATTAAAATAATGTAAGACAGGAGTTGTAAAGATGATTCCGGTAGAAAAGAAGTTGTTAACAGGATATACGTTTATAGATTTATTTGCAGGATTGGGTGGGTTCAGAATTGCATTAGAATCATTAGGTGCGAACTGTGTTTATTCAAATGAGTGGGACATCCATGTGCAAAAGGTGTATGCTGAGAACTTTGGTGATATGCCCGATGGAGATATTACGCAAGTTGATGAGAACACGATTCCTGAACATGACATACTCTGTGCTGGATTTCCCTGTCAGGCATTCTCAATTAGCGGCAAACAACGTGGTTTTGAAGATAGTAGAGGAACATTATTTTTTGATGTTGCAAGAATTATAAAAGCAAAGAAACCAAAAGTTGTTTTTATGGAGAATGTAAAAAATTTTGCTACGCATGATGAAGGAAAAACTCTTGAAGTTGTAAAAGGCACTATAGAAGAATTGGGTTATACATTCTATCAAAAAGTGTTGAATGCTGCTGATTATGGTATCCCACAAAAACGAGAAAGAATTTATATGGTGTGCTTTAGAAATGATTTAGAAATTAATGATTTTAAGTTTCCTAAACCATTTAAATTAACGCATCATGTAGAAGACTTGCTTCTTAAAGACGAAGAAATAGTCAAAGACTTATATATTGATAGACCAGATACTTACTACAATGGTGTAGAAGATAACCAGTATAGCAATAAGACTATTCGTTTAGGTGTTGTAGACAAAGGTAGGCAAGGTGAAAGAATATACAGCACTAAAGGAATTGCAATTACTCTTTCTGCATATGGTGGAGGTATCTTCGCCAAGACGGGTGGATATTTAATAAATGGAAGGACAAGGAAGTTACATCCACGTGAATGTGCTAGAATTATGGGCTATCCAGATTCCTATAAAATATGCGAAAGTAGAAATCAAGCTTATAAACAATTTGGAAATTCAGTTGTAATTGATGTTTTACAACTCATTGCAATAGAAATTGGTATAGCGATGAAAAAAAGAAATAAGTTTTAAGAAGTTTATCAAATTGTTTCTTTAGCTTTTTGGGAGGTGTATAATTATAACAAAAAATGATAAATATTATACTAAACTTGATATAGCTAAAAACTGTATTAATTTTACAAAAGAACGCATTCCAAATCTTGATAGTTATATTCTATTAGAACCATCGGCTGGAAATGGGAGCTTTTCATCTCAATTACAAAATTGTGAAGCTTATGACTTGTATCCAGAAAATGAAACTATTAAAAAATTAAATTTTTTAAATTACTTACCAGATTTAAATAAAAAATACATTGTAATTGGAAATCCACCTTTTGGTAAGCGTTCAAATGATGCTATATTATTTTTTAATAAATCAGCTACTTTCGCTGATTATATTGCTATGATTTTTCCCGTTTCTTTTATGAAATGGAGTGTTCAAAAGCAATTAAATGCTACCTATAATTTGGTTGATTATTTTTATTTGCCCGAAAATTCTTTTTTAGAAAACAACAAAGAGTATAAGATAAGAACAGTCTTTCAGATTTGGTCAAAAGAAAAATTGTGCTCAATAAATAAAAGAATAGTTTCGCCGCCAAAAACTAGTCATAAAGACTTTTTAATTTGGCAGTATAATGCTACTTCACAATCTTTTAATAATGTTTATGAAGATTGGGATTTAGCAGTGTTTAGACAGGGTTGGCATGATTATAATCAACTATTTTACCCTAAAGCTAAGAGTGAAGTTATAAAGAGAATGAGAGACGGGCAGCAATTCTTTTTTATAAAATTTTTGAATCAAAAAGCAGAAGAAATAATTTTAAAAATGGATTTTAATAGCTTGGCGGCAAGAAATACTACGATTCCGGGCTTTGGAAAAGGGGATTTTGTTAGTTATTATGAAGAATTGAAAAAGTAAGTAATTAGGTGTATAATTAATATAGAAAAGATGAAGAGGTGATAGAATGAATGTGGTAAAAGAGTTTTTTAGGTTTGACACTCATGCACATAGTGAATATTCAAATCTCCGTTTGCTTGATAGTATTAATAAAATTCCAGATATGATAAAAACTGCGAATAGTCTTGGATTAATGGGTATAACGCTTACAGACCATGAATGTTTGAGCGGACATGTTGAGTTATTGGAAGAGGAAAAAAGGTTAAAAAAAGAAAAGGTAATTCCAGAAAAATTTAAATGTGCCTTAGGGAATGAGATTTATTTAGTAAAAGACAGAAAGAATATAGAAAAATATTTCCACTATATATTAATAGCAAAGAATAATCAAGGACACCGAGCATTAAGAGAGTTGAGTTCCATTGCTTGGTATAATGGTTTTTCTTCAAGAGGCATGTACAGAGTTCCCACAGAGATGTCAGATTTAGAACGAATAGTTAGGAAATATCCAAATAGTTTAATTGCTTCTAACGGGTGTATCGGCGGTTATATCGGGAATAGAGTATTAAGCTTAATAAAAGCTGAAGGAAGAGGATTATTAGAAGAGACAAACAAGATTAAAAAAGATATTGATGATTTTTTAAAATGGAATATAGAGCTATTTGGAGAAGACTTCTACTTTGAAATTGCCGCCGGAAATTCAGACGAACAAAGAGCTTTTAACAAAAGAGTAAAAGATATTGTTAAAGAGTATAATTTAAAAATAATAATTGGTTCTGATGCTCATTATCTTACTGCTAAAGAAAGACCTCTTCATAAAGCTTATTTAAATTCTAAAAAAGGTGAGAGAGAGGTCGACCAATTTTATTGGGACGCACATTTTATGGATAATAAAGAAGTATATAATAACATTTCTGATTTTTATAGTTTAGAAGAATTTGAACAAATTTGTAAAAATTCAATGGAAATTTATAAAAAAATTGAAGGATATAATTTTTTTAAAAAACCTATTATTCCAGAAGTAGTAGTAAAGAATTATTCTAAAAAAGAAGGACTTGAGAAATATCCTACTCTTTCTTACTTATTAAAATCGGATGAGACTCAAGAGCGATATTGGATAAATGAATGTTTATTTTCTTTAAAAAGAATAGGTAAATGGAATGAAGAATATCTAGCTCGATTAGAAATAGAAGCAGATGTTATTCGGGTAATTGGAGAAAAATTAAACAATGTTTTGTTTAAATATTTTAATACTTTTAAACATTATATTGATTTATTTTGGGATTGCGGTTCTGTTCTATTAAGTGGAAGAGGGAGTTCTGTTTGTTTTCTGTCAAATTATTTAATGGGAATAACTCAATTAGACCCAATAAAATGGAATTTAAAATATTGGAGATTTTTAAATAAAGAGAGAATTGAATTACCTGATATTGATATAGATTTGTCTCCATCAAAAAGAAAGATGATTTTTGAAAAGATTAGAGAAGAAAGAGGAGAATTAAATCTAATTCAAGTATGCACTTTCGGAACTGAAACATTAAAAAGTGCAATTAATAGTGGATGTCGTGGGTATCGTTCCAAAGAGTATCCCGATGGATTGCCGATAGAAACGGCGCAATATTTAAGCAGTCTGATTCCAAAAGAGCGTGGCTTTTTACCGCCGTTGAAAGATGTATTATATGGGAATGAAGAAAAAGGAACTAAACCCATAAAAAGTTTTATAAATGAAATAGAAAAATATCCGGGTCTTTTAGAAATATTGGAAGCTATAGAAGGGTTAAAGAACAAAAGAGGACAACACGCAAGTGGAGTGGTATTATATAATAAGACTCCATTCGAAACGAATGCTCTTATGCGTAGTCCAAATGGTGATTTAACAACTCAATATGACCTCCACACTAGTGAGAAATTGGGTAAATAACATTGCCCACTAACGTCTAATTGTGAAGAATAAAGTACTATTAGCAGAGGAATAAAACTCATAAGTAAAAAATACTAATAGTGCTTCGGGGAAACCTAAACCTTATAAGGCATGGTAATCACCGAACTAAAAAGTATTAAAGTTATTTATTTCTTTAAGTTCTTGAAATAAGGATACAAAATAATATTTAAAGAAAGGAGGTGAAAAAAAGTGTATATTTATCAAATAACAAATTTAATAAATAATAAAATTTATATTGGACAAACAAACAATATAAAAAAACGATGGAGTAATCATAAGAATTGTAATAGTCCAAAAATGGTAATAGCAAAAGCTATTAAAAAATATGGAGTAGAAAATTTCAAATTTGAAATCTTGTTAGAAGGACTTACTGCAGAAGAATCTGATGAAGCTGAAGTTAGATTGATACAAGAAAAAAACTCTTTAGTTCCCAATGGGTACAATGTAGAAAAAGGTGGAAAAAGAAACAATGGAATCTCCCATTATGGAGCAGATAATAGTAATGCCCATTTAACAGAATGCGAAGCTCAATATATTTTAGACAATAGAAACATTCCTATGTATATTCTTTATGATGATTTTTCTGAAAAAATAACTTACGAACAATTTAAGAAGATTTATCATCATCAAACTTATCAGAATTTAACTTCTCATAGTGAAGAGTATCCTTATAATTTTGAATTCTCTAATCAATTTACATCAACAAATAAATTGGACTATGATGAAGTATGTAAAATAAGAGAGAGATACAGAAATGGTGAATATTGGTTAAAAGTGTATCAAGATTACTCCAATTTATATCCAGATAAATGGACTTTTTGGAACATTTATTATGGGAATAGATATAAGCTTGTTATGCCAGAAGTTTTTACAGAAGGAAATAGAGAAAAGCATTCTAGAATGGGAAGAAGGGGAGAGAAGAATGGAAGAGCAAAACTTACAGAAGCAGATGTATTAAGAATAAGAGATTTACACAAGAGCGGAGCTAAAAACAGTGAAATTTATAAAATGTATCCTTATTTAACACCCACATCTGTTAGAGATGTCATCAACGGGAAAACTTGGGCTTATTTGCTTTGATACTAAGGTGTATCGACTATCTACGTTAAGTAGAGTATGGTAAATTAAAATTTGCCAGATACGGCGTTTCAATTTAAAGAATTGATAAGATATAGTCAGTCCCATTAGAAATAATGGAATTTTACGGATGTTAAATATGACTTCTTAGTAACAGAAGTATGTGATAAAATTACAATCTGTATTGAGCAATTAATTAAATATGGTTATTTAAATAAAGATAAAAGTCTAAGAGAAATTTATAATGAAGTCTTAAATCCAGAAAATATCGACTTGAGTGAAGAAAAAATTTGGAATAAAATTGCTGATGGCTCTATCATGGATTTATTTCAATTTAGCACAGATGTAGGATTATCCGCTGCAAAAGTTATTAAACCAAAATCTCCGAATGAATTGGTTAGTGCGAATGCTCTAATGAGATTGGCAGGAGAGAAAGGGAAAGAACGTCCATTAGAGAGATATTGTAGATTAAAAAACGATATGAATCAATGGTATAAGGAATTAAAAGAATGGAACTTAACTGATGAAGAAATTAAAATCATTGAACCATATTATCTACCCAATTATGGTGTCCCAGCTTTACAAGAAGATTTAATGGAAGTGTGTATGGACAAAAACATTTCTCATTTTACATTAACCGAAGGAAACATGGCCAGAAAGGTGGTTGCAAAGAAGATTATAAAAGAAGTCCCTAAATTGAAAGAAAAATTTGTAAGCCAATGTCCTAATCGGAATTTTGGTGAGTATATTTGGGAAACAGTCATGCTACCACAGATGAGCTATTCATTTTCTCGTCCACATTCTCTTGCCTACTCTTTTATTGCGATTCAAACAGTGTTATTAGCGACTCATTTCCCAGAAGTTTTTTGGAACTGTGCTTGCTTAATTGTTAACGCTGGTGGAGCAGAACTACTAAATGCGTCTAATGAAGAATCAGAAGATAAAAAGAATAAAACTGTGAACTATGGAAAAATAAGCACGGCAATTGCTAATTGCAAACAGCATAATATAATTGTAAAACCTCCGAATATAAATACATCTGAATTAATTTTTTCACCATCTGCTGAAACAAATTCTATTTTTTATGGGATAAAGGGATTGAATAGAATCGGTGACCAATTAATCTATGACATAATCAAAAATCGTCCATATACTTCTATTGATGATTTTCTTTCAAAAGTGAAAGTAAATGTAGTTCAAATGATTTCTTTAATAAAATCTGGAGCTTTTGATTGTATTTGTGACAATAATAGAGAAAAAGCTATGGATAATTATATTAATTCCATTTGCGGTAAAAAGTTAGTGATTAACCTAAGAAATATGAATATGCTTATTGAAATGAATTTAATTCCTAAAGAATATGATTTTTATAGAAAACTGTATAACTATAATAATTATTTAAAAACATTAAGCAAAGGAAATAATTTTATTTTAAATAAAAGAGCTATTGATTTTTATTTAGCTAACTTTGATGAAGAGTTTCTAGTTGATTTAGTGTTAAATGGCGAAAATAGTTCTGCGGCATTGGATAAAAAAGCATGGAAAAAGATTTATGATAAAAAGATGTTGGTATTCAAGAACTATTTAAAAGAAAATCAAGATGAAATTTTGGCGGCAGTTAATGCAGAATTATACAATAGTTATCACGACAAGTATGCCAAAGGAAATATTAGCAAATGGGAAATGGATTCAGTTGGTTTCTATTTTCATCCACATGAATTACAAAATTTACAGAATGACAGATATAATATTTCTAACTTTTTTAATTTGCCGGAACAACCAGAAGTAGATTCTAAATGGACAACTAAGAATGGAAAAGAAATCACGACATATAAATTAAGTCGAATTGCCGGAACAATTATTGATAAGAACAAAGATAAATCAACAATTACTGTATTGACTGTTGATGGTGTCGTTAAGGTAAAAATTTGGAAAAATCAATTTCCTATTTGGGATAGACGTATAATTTCTATTGACCAAAAAGGGAACAAGCATGTTCTTGAAGAATCTTGGTTCACAAGAGGTAATAAGATAATTATTACTGGTATCAGAAGGGAAGATGTTTTTGTACCAAAAGTTTATAAGAAAACACCTTATCCGTTGTTTCAAAGAATTGATAAATTGAATAGTGATGGGGAAATTTTAGAATCAGCAGTAGAAAGAATTGAAAGTGAAATTTAAGGGGTGATGAAATGGCGAAAATCGGCGTTTATGATTTAGATTGGCATTATGGTTTCTACAAGAAAAAGATTTTTAATTTAGATTTAATGAAAGTTTTTAATTACTATTGGAAAAAGGGAGATATTGTAAATTTTATCTCCCCTCAAGATTCAGATTTAAATAGATATAGTGCCATTTATTATTTTAAAGACAATCCTAATTTAAAATTGCCAAATAAAATTAAAATTACAAGTAATTCTTATTTAAGAGGATACGGTTTTTATAATTGCTATAAGTCTTTACGACAAGACGTTTTAGATACGCCGCCAACTTTTATGCCTTATGAATTTTTAGAATTACCCAAAACAATGGAATATTTATCTAATAGCATTAAAAAGAACTCTTATATTCGATTAGAAACCGAAGATTATTCTTTCTATAAACCAGATTCTAAAATTATTTACATAGCCGATTATAATGCCTTCAGATTAGACAATTTGAGTAATTTACTAAATGATAAAGATGTTAAATATTATTTTGTTTGGCCAATTATTTGTAATACTGAAGAGCGTTATGAATCTTATAAGGAATTAACAAAAAAATCAAATCGGCGATTACAAATTAATTTTACTTTTGATTATAATTTTATACTTAATAATAAGGGATATAATAATATTTATCCCATTTATCAAAGAGAAGAAACAAAAGAACAAGACTTGTTTAATATAGTTAATGCCGCAATTTCTTATAAAAAAGAAGGATTGCCGCTATTCTTAATGACTGGTGATTCTGATAACAAAAATTTTTATAATCAATTAGTGGTCTGGGCACGTTATACAAAACCAATTAGCTTTTATGATTTTTGTTCAACTGATGAAAAAAAGATAAAAATTTACAATGCTGCTACATTGAATAATTTGGAATTAAACAAACTTCTAAGAACAAAGATTTGATTTTAATTTTAAATCATGCTATAATATTAATAGAGAGGTGAGAAAAAATGACCAAGTTTGAACTAATGTCTAAAAAGGCAGAAAAACAAAAAGAATTAGAAGAATTAAAACTTGATACCTTTGTTTTGAATGATAAGATTAAGGGTATTATTAATGAAATTAATTTAATCAATCAATTATTGGAGGAAGAAAAGTATGAAGACTGAAGATATGGCAATCAATATTTTTGATGAAAACGGTGGATTAAGAGATAAGGAAACGGTTTTAAAAGAAATGGCTAAAGTTTATGATGATTTAGCGGAAGAGCAGAAGTCTATTGAAAGTGAATTTTCTTCTTCTGATTTATTTACAACTCCTGAATTACAAGTAGACATTAGTAAGACTTTTGAAACTCATGATTTCTATTGTAGAAATATTTATATTACTGATGAAATTACTAAAGAACTTTGTTTAGATGCTTGTAAGACTATTGATTTTTATGAGGATATTGATAATAAAGATAATATTCCAGCAGAAAAAAGAAAACCTATTAATATCATTATTAATAGTCCCGGCGGTGGCGTTATTGCTGCTTATATGCTAATTGATAAAATGAAGAATTCAAAAACTCCTATTTATACTATTACTATTGGTGAAGCTGATTCAGCGGCTTGTTTAATTGCTATTAGTGGCACAAAAAGATTTGCCAATAAACACAGTTCTTTTCTCATTCATCAAGGACAAGCAAGTATTGGAAATGAAGCCGGAAAAGTGGTTGACTGGTTAAATTATTATAATAATATTATTTTAAAGCAAATGAAAGAACACATTTTAGAAGATACAAAAATTTCTAAAGTAGATTATGATAATAAAGTTAGAGAAGACTGGTATTTTACTGCTAATGAAGCATTAAAGTATGGACTTATTGATGAAATTATTGGGGGTTAAAAAATATGAATGTAAATGTAAAAGAAAAGTTAAAGACATTATCCGTTTCTGATTCTGGCATTGATTCCATTATGGAAATTATGGATTTGCCAGATAAGCAGTTTGACGCTATGTTTCCAGAGTTGAAGAAAGCAATTGGTGAGATTTATGATGATGAAATTGCTGTGGAAAAGACTTTGAATGACATGAGAAAATTAAATGTTTCTCGAACTCAATTTGTACAAGAAGCTGAACAGCTAAAAACTTTAATTAACGATATTGAAAATGATAATGCTTTATCTAAGAACAAGAAAGAATTATTAACTACTGTTCTTTATGAAGCAGTAAAATTAACTGAAATGGCAATTGAAAATCCAAGAGAGAGAATTGTTGTTAAGTATATTAAAGTAAATAAAAATGCTAAGATTCCTACCTATGCACATGATTCAGATGCTGGTGCTGATATTTATGCCGCTGAAGATGTAGAAATTAAACCGCATGAAACAGTAATTATTAAGACAGGACTTAAAGTAGAAATTCCAGAGGGCTATATGATTAATTTTGTTCCTCGTAGTGGAATGAGTTATAAAACATCATTACGGATTCCCAACAGTCCTTCGATTATTGATAGTAACTTTAGAGGAGAAATGGGTGTTATCATGGAAAACACCGGAAATTTAACACAAAAGATTTCTGCTGGAGATAGAATTGCACAAATGCTTATTATGCCAATCCCTATGATTTACTTCAAGGAAGTTGAAAAACTTTCAGAAACGGATAGAGCCGAAGGTGGATTTGGTTCTACTGGGGTCAAGGGTTGATTTAATTGAGTAAACTAACATACGAAGACGTTAAAAAAGAAATAGAAAAAAGAGGTTGGGAATTAGTCTCAACCTCTTATATTAATCTAGATTCTGATTTAGATTTAAAGTGTCCTGCTGGGCATTTCAATGTTTTCTCTTTAAAGCAATGGCGGCATTGTGATTGTCCAACTTGTAAAGAAAATCCTTTTTATAATATGGACACAAAACCAGTAAGAAAAAAAGGTTTTAGAGTTTTAGGACTAGACCAAGCAACTATTACAAGTGGCTGGGCAATTTTCGATGATAAGGATTTAATCAAATATGGAAAATATACAACCAATGGATTACACTCTACTGAAAGAATTGCCCAAACAAAAGGCTTTGTAGCTTCGTTAATTCAAAAATGGAAACCCTCTTTAGTAGCTTTAGAAGACATACAATTACAGAAGTATGGTAATGGAGAAGGTGTTCTGGTCTTTAAGAAATTAGCACATTTACAAGGTGTTTTAAAGAATTATTGCTATGAATGCGGCGTTCCATTTGTTGTTGTTTCATCAAATACATGGAGAAATGTAGCAGGCATAAAGGGTCGTTCAAGAACTGATAGAAAAAAGAATGCCCAATTACTTATTTTAGATAATTATGGGGTAGCAGTTTCAGAAGATGAAGCAGATGCTGTTTTAATTGCTAAATGGGCAGCAGAGACACAAAAACCAAATGAAATTATTAATTTCTAAAAAAAATAAAGGGAGTAGATTTAATTGTCTACTCCCTTTTCTTTATGCTTATTTAACTTTGTAGGCACACCAAATATACTTGTCTATAGGATAAAAAGTATCATAACAAACACTATCAATAACACAAGTTATATGATTGGGCATTGTTATTAGCCATGTGCCAGCTAAATCTAAATCAATAAAGTCTTGCAATGTATACACGCCTTTAGGTAAAGAAAAATCTTGAAAACGCTCTTTGAGATATTCATTAATAAACTGTATTTCAGAAAACGTAATCCCTTTCATTCTCGCATACTCTGACAGTTCTATATATGTTCTATCCCAACTTTTGTCCGTTGCTTTTGAAATTGCTCGGACAGCACAATCGTCAACACTCCTCCCTAAAGGATTGGCATTATAATATTGAAACATTATAAGCTCTTCATTTTATCAATATGCTTACGAACAATTTCTTTTTCTTGTGCTGTTTCAGCATAATCATATAGACATTCTACCATTTTGTGAATTGCATCCATAACCATATCAATACCATCTTCGATTCTTGTAGATGAATCACCTTTACGGTATCTACCACGATTCATATTATATGTGTCCATATCATCTTCAAGTCTGTCAAAATATCTTTTCATTGGTCCGAGATTTTCATATTCATGTTTTCTATCTGAATCCCATTTATCAGTTTTCCATGTGTCTCTGTCTCCCATATAGCGTCCTCTACTATCACGTCTTTGAGCACCATAAGAACCGCCAACTTGATTATCATAATAATCAGCTTCTTTAATATCTTTATAAATATCAATTAATTTAAAAGTAGTATCAAGATTAGAAGAGGATAGACCTTTATCTGCGATGTTTTCTAATTCTTTTTCTACTCTTCCTAATAGTTTGTCCATTATTATTTATCCCTCCTCTTCAACCTGTTGTTTCTGTTGTAGTTGTGATTGGTAACGACCCTGAATGCTTACAATTAAAGCAATTTACCGGGCCAAGTAGTTTAAATACTCCATTTTGAATATTTGTAAACACTTTAGTTGAATATCTGCGTCTTGATGTAATCTGACAAGCATTTACATTTGTGCAATTACAATTAACCAATGGATAAGTTGTTGTTCCTGTGCCAATAGTAATAACAACATTAGCATTAATTGTGGTTGCTTCAGGAATGTCTTGAGCAATTACAAGGCAATATTTTTGTCCATTGTTATAACTACCAGATGGCAAGTTAATTGTTAATTGATTATTAGCAAAAGTAATAGCTTGTGAGATAATTAAATTGTCGCATAATGCTTTTGTGGTAGGGCAACTCATTAATTATCCCCTCCTAATTACATACAGCCGCAACCATAAGCATTTACGGTGTTAATTCCGGCACTCGCATATGGAGAGCAAGTAATATAAGCAGGCTTTGGAGTAGGTTGTAATTGATTTACGATATTGCTTGTCTGAGAAAGCTGAGATAACTGTAGCTGAGCAGATTGTAATTCGCTTCTTAGAGAATCAAGTTCATTCTGGGTTAGATAGTTAATAATTCTATCAGTGTTCTTGTCAGCATTTGTCATAATATCACAAGTAGACTGAGCTAAAGCATATTTTAGATTTTCCTGTCCTCTACCTAAATCGCAGCAGCAAGAGGCTAACTGATTCTGAATACTGTTAAAGCCTGTCTGATTTGCGAAATTAGAATTCATAATACTTTCACGAGTTTCACAGCAACAGTCTTTCATGTTGTAATTTGTTTGAGCAATAGCACTCTGAACTCCGTTAAAGCCAGAGCATAGAGAATTTTGAATACCATTTACGCCAGCATTAATATCTGACTGAATAGCATTACCAGTTTGATTGATAGTGTTCTGAACGCCGTTGAAGCCCTGTAGATTAGCAATAGCATTTGCGTTTGCCGTCTGACTAATAGCATTACCCAAGTTAGAAATACCTAAGCTTGTGGAATAGAAGCCATCACATAAGCCATTCTGAACACCACGAATACCATTATCTAACTGATTAAAGTTAAAGGCATCGGTTAAGCTTTGCTGGGTCGCTGGAGTGCAACAATTATTATACCCACTATTGCCGCCAAAAAGACCACCACCAGTAGGAACAAACACGGTATTTACACCTCCATCATTATTTCCGTTATTGTTTCCACCACGATTGCCCCAACCAGCAAAAGCAAAGAATAGGATTAGAATGATTACCCCAATTTTGTTATCGTATAGGCTTTTTATCCTATACTTCTATTACTTCTTATTTCGTAATAGTTCAGCATATCTTTCCAACTCAGTGAGTTGTTGCGGTCTCGTGGTAGCATTATTGCAGCTACTATGCTTTGCCCCTGACTTGTTATAAGCCTTCGGTTCGGATTAGCATCACAGCCTTCCCGCTTAATACCGCAATTTTTCAATATAGGTCGCCCTATAAAGTGGCAAGTATCTTACCAAGCACCTTGACCGCCATTTAGGAAGCCATCACCATTCGTAGTTCCATTCTTGTTCTGAAGAGCTAGAGCGTCTGCTACACTGAGTCCGTTTTCTCCCATTGTTTAATTCCTCCTTTTAAGTATAAATTTATTATTTCAGCATTGACATGAGATTATTCAATTCCTTTTGAAAATTCATACCACGCTGATTAAAATAATTCTCGGCAATTTTATTTACATTTTCTATATCATTATTTTGAGCATATTTAATTAAATCATTAATCATTGGGTCATTAATATTATTGCCCTGAATCATTGACATAACTAATTCTTGTGGATTCCTACCTTTTAACAAGCTAACTAAATTCATAGGATTCATCATAATTTCCACTCAACTCCTTTTTCGTTTTGATTTGGTTCTAATTTTTGTTTTAAAATGTTCTGAATTTCAAACACTTTTCCCTCAATGGATTGAAACCGATTATCATATTTTTTAAATTGTTCAATAATTTCGTTATTATTATTGTTATCTTTTGTCTGTTCTTCTTGTTGCTGTTGTGGAGCAGAATTGTCATAAGGCGTAATTTTATAAGCCCAAAATAGAGGATTTCCGTTCTGTAAAGATTTTATATACATAAATCCTTCATTAAGACATAAAGCTACTGACATTCCGCCACTTACTGGAACATTTGCCACCTCTAAAGTGGAATTAATATTATAAACATTTCCCTGTGGTTGTGGGAATAAAGGTTGAATATTCTGCTGTTGGAATTGCGGCATATTATTATTTGCCGCCTGCTGTTGCTGATATTGTGGTTGTGTATTAAAATTATAAGCCATTACCACTTTCACCTCCGTTCAATTATTTTTGTAGATTTGTCAAGACTTTAGGATAATAAAAAGGACAAGACGTAAAAATTTCTGCGTTTTAAACAGAATACGTCTTGTCCAATTTGTTAATTTTTTATAAATGGTTCTAATGTTTCTAGCTGCTCTAAAGTTAAATCTAGTTCTTCTAGTTCATCGAAAGAAAAGAACAAATCCGGCAATTGAACCTCAAGATTGTTCATTTTATTCATAAGTAAATAGCATTCAGTAATTTTATCTTTTTTAATTTTGTAGCCGCCAGATTCATTTACTTTTGGAATACCATTCTCATCCTTTTCCAAAAATGGTTCAAAATTTAATTGAATTTGTTCTTGGTAAATTTCTTGCTCATTTTTGATTGCTTTATGAATTTTGATTAATTTATATTGAGTTTTTATATTGAACTTTTCTTTTGATAAAGAAAGAATTAGATTTTCAATCTTTTGAATTCCTATTCTTTTAACTAGCACTTGTATCACTCCAATATCCTGTATTACCAACGCATCCCAAAAAATTATCTAATGGAATACTAAAAGAAGGAGAATTACTATGACTTGGCAATTGTTTAGCAATAATTTTTTGTTCTAATTCATTTTCTACTCTAGCCGAATTGGTGTTGTATCCAGAAGGACTATAGCCATAGTTATAGAAAGGGCCTTCATTTGCTATTTTTATACATTTATCTACAGTAATATCATATAAACCGGGATTACAAATATTTTGCTTAACTTTTTCTTTGAATTCATTTATGGTGTAATTCATACCAGAAACTTTTGAAGAGCTAATAGAATTACCGCCCCAACCATAAAAACCGCCATTTTGCAAAATGCTCATAATGCTATTGCCCGGATTGACTGCTTTTGTGAACCAACGTCTTCTTATGAGTTTAGCATAAAGTAAACAGCCACTTCTAGAGGCTTCTACACCGTCTACACTAAGTGGAATTTCACCCAAAATACAGTTGCAGGCATTGTTTAATTCCTCATCAGTAATTGGAATTGTATCTTTATAATAACCCTCAGGGGCATTACCTGTTCCAATAGAACCATTAACACTACCTTCCATTTTTATAGGTTTTTGTAAGCAAACCATATAAGAAAGACATGGATAAACGGTATAAATACTAGATGGGTCAGGCTGCTGTGGAACATAGCCATTCTCGCAACCAACAATATTGCCATTACAATAAACAGCTTTTACACCACTACTTAAATCTTTTAGATTAAAAGCTGAATCTAATTTGGTATTCGCATCGCAATGTGGGACATATTCTACGCCTTTATAATAATCTTCTGTAGAACTACCCTCATAAAAGAAATCTATATGGACATTAGAATAGTTATTATACCAATTATTTGTGTAGCCAATTAAATCGCCCATTTTAACCGGAACATTAATCTCACCAGAAGACACATTACCAGAGAATTTGCCGGGACCTGCTTCTACTCCAACCAGAGGAGCAGTCAATTCAGAAAGTCCGCCTAATTCTATGTATCTAATACAAACTGTTTTTCCAGTGCCGTCTTGTCTGTCTGTTCTAATGTTGACAAAATATCCTTTTCCGCCATCTTTTGTTGTTCCAAATACACTAAAAATAACACCATCAGTCATTGAATAAACTGGGACATCTGGACCAACGCCCCAGTCTAATTTTGACCAACCATGAGTTTTGCCTTCTTCATTTTTATCATATGTATGCGGCAATTGATTTGGTGCGGCATTTCCATCTATATACTTTTGAGCATACTCTCCTAATGGATGATAATAATATCTACTCATTTAATCACCTCAATCCTAAAAGTTCTGATGGTTTCTTTTTGTCTTTTGGAATATCTCCCCTAAAGCTCCAGCCAGTAAAACGATTCCCAAAGAAAATGTGGCATACCCATAAGTTTTGATAATTACTATTTCCTCCGGGAAAACCTGTTATATCTTCAATATCTGCTGCGGAACAGCCATTGTAATATGTAATACCCGTTGTTCCATCTGTATTCTTTCCATTCCAATTTTCAGCATACTTATAGTGCTTACCACTCATTATCATTTTTACAAACTCAACAGTATTGATTCCTTCTATCTCTTTGTCTTTAAAAGATTCGTATTTACTCATTAATCCTTCTTTAGAAAGTCCATGTCCCCAATTCATAATGGCTTGTGCTGCGGCACTACTGTCATCATTTAACTGACTATTACTTAGCCCATAAGCCCAATTTCTTGCTACTATTAGAACCGCTTGTGAAACTCCAAGTCCTGTCCAACCACATTCAGCAGCTACTACACCAACCATTAATTTTATCCATTCATCTGAAATATTAATTTTTAAATCGGCAGCAGAACTACTGCCAGTATCTTTAATTCCACTAGAGTAGATAGGTGTTTGTATCATAAAAGCATAAGAATACCATCTACTGATTCTAATATCTGGGTCTAATCCATTTAAAGTTTGTGTATTTACTTTTAAAATTTCGCCACTTGAACCATAAGGATAATAAATACCATTACTATCAGGAATACCAATATATTTTCCAGTATAGTCTTTCAAGTTTCCCTTATCATCCATAGTAAAATGAGAATCTAAATGGTCTCTTAAAGAATAATTACTTCCTTTGTGTCCATAAGCATCAAATTCATCCAAAGTAATAGCACCATACCAATGTTGAGCTTTATCTGAGTTGCCGCCGCCCCCGTATCTTTCATAGGGTTGAATATCAAAGTGTAGATTCGAGCCTGCGTATTCACTATTTGTAATGCCAATATAAGTTCCTTTTTTAATTTTCTCTCCAGCTTTTAATTCTGGAGAGATTTGTTCCATTTCAATATAGGTGAAAAAAACAGGATATTCATCCGCTGTTCCACCTTGTAATTTAGCTTGCATTCTTGAGTAGCCACAATCAGTTGTCCTAACAACACAACCATATTTACTTACACCATCGCCGCCAAACCAGCCAACATTTTGAATAATTCCATTAGTCATTGAGTAGACTTTTTGTCCACCACCTACACCAAAATCCATTTTACTAAAACCGTGGTCAGTATACGTATGCGGTCTTTGACATGGAGTAGCATCATCATCAATATAGTGTTGAGCATAACTTCCTAATGGATGTGCGAAATAATTACTCATTTTATCACCCCTTAATCTTTAATTGGGTCAATTAGGTAGTATCCTTCAGCTAAGCCTGAAGTATCAGTAGAAGCTCCTCCACCACTAATGGAAGAAATACCATTCGATAACTGTTCTAATAAATCCCACAAAGAAGTATCTGTAAGATTGCCGTTTTGGTCAATAGCATAAAGATTGTGAAAATCCATCCATACTTTACCATCATTAGCCATAACAATTTTAGCATTGTTAATTCTTACTTCATCTGGCATCAACCCAAAACTAGACATATTTAATTTTCTACCATAATAATCAGACACTGTGCCGCCGATATATAAACAACCATTTTTTAAAATTGACAAAATATTTTTATATACTATATCGCCATTGCTTTCACCAGATAATGCGGACATAAAGATACGTTCAGCACCAGCAAGAATTGTTTCTCTTGAAGAAATAATAGAAGCGTCTGTTGGTTTATTCTCATTATAGTTTGTGGTATTTGTTGTGGTGTTAGCAAAAGCATCCTTAATGATGTTGTATAGTTGAACATACCCCTGTCCTGTACAATGAATGCCATCGGTTCTAGGGATATTTTGTGTTTTATTATAAACATCTATATATTTGTAATTTTTAGACTTAGCAAAAGCTTCAAGATATTCGGTTTGGAACTTGTTGTTTCTTTCTACACTATAGCCGCTAACATCAGGTGTAATATAAATCATTGACATAATATAAATGTTTACATTAGATAATTTTAAGTTGTTCTTTGTGAGTATAGTATCAATGGTTTCTTGATATAGTTTGAAAAATTCTTCTTTTGAATAACCTATATTAACATCATTAACGCCAAAAAAGAATGCTAAATTTTTAGCTTTTTTAATAGCATCATTATCATAATAAGCAGTATGTGGAACTCTATTATGACTATCAACAGAAGCACTACCAATGCCGATTGCCCTTTCTTTTAATGGAGTTGTGGACAATCCAACTGTAATAGAATCACCGATAATTACAAAGTCTGTTGAATCAATATCAACCACTGAAGAACTTGAAGCACCATAAGTTTGAGCTGTTTCAATTTTACTCTTTTCTCCTGTTTGCTCTTTGTCTTCTTTTTTGTTTTCTTCCTCAACTATTTCTGAGCTTTCTTCGTTTCTTACAATTTCTGAACCACCATGAATAGCCGTTTTATTATTAATAAAAATACCAACTTCGTCTGTTTTAACTTCAGAAGTGGTTAGTTCTATTTGCTTTCCTGTTAATTCTTTTGCCGCCCAATATTGGTAACTTACGCCTTCATAATTCCCATTTATTTTATAAAGCGAATAATCAGTTTTAATATCAGTAGCTTGCCCGACTTCAAGGTCTTTAATGTTCCAGCACGTTATTGTTTCTACTTGAATATCATCCGCTGTTTCAATATGAGCATTTGGCTCATTTCCTTGAAGGAGTAATGCCTTTACAGGATAACCTGCCTTAATTAAATTGTTTTCCCCATCTTTTACTCTATATAAGGAAGTATTATAAATACCAATTGGTGTGCTATCGGAAAACTTTTGGTTTAACAATTCAGGTTTAATTTTTCCATTTTCTAATTCAGATTCTAAAAATTCAATACGATAAATACTATAAGATAAAACAATTTCTATAACTTGTCCTTCACCTACTCTTGTGATTCGTGTTCTATCGTTGTTAAAATAATAATAAATAGAGTTGCCGTCAGAAATATTATTAACTTTATATACGGTAATGTAATATTTCTTTTCTTCCGGTTCTTCGTCAATAAGCAAAGAAACATTATCTTTTGGTTTGTCTAAACCAGCTTCATGGTCGGTATCTGGAATTAAATTCCCCTCACTGTCATAATTATCACTTAAAATGCTATAATTTTTCCCATCAGTATATTGCTTTACAATTTCTGTAAGAGCTGAGTTTTCACTTAAAGAAACAATTGTAGATTCATAGATGTAATAACCGCCAGAATATTGATACTCTGGCTTTGCTGAAATTGTTTGTCCATTGTTATCTGATTCAAGAACCTTATTGGTAATAAACATCTCACCTGTAAGACTTAATCTAGCAGAATAATCTCCTTTAACATCTGCATAATCTGAAGCGGTTTCGGTTTTAAAAATTGCTTGTCCACTATCATTATATAAGTAAAAACCAACATTTTGATTTGTTAATTCATTCTCTTGACGATAGTCACCAGTTAAATTAACAGCATCGCCAGAACGGAATTCATAGCCTGCTCTTAGTCTTACATTATTGTTTTCAATAAGACTTAAACCATATTTGTTAAATCTTGTAAAATCTACTAAACCAGAAGTGCTTGTGGCAGGACTGCGATAAGCTGAAATACCGTCTTTGTCCCACAAGAAATAAATATAATTTCCATCAACTATTTGAATTTTTGAAGCGTCTAATTGTCCAAATTTAATATAGTCGGCATTAATACCATTTGGGCCAACACCTATATCCCATGTTTGTCCACCGTCTTTAGAAAAATATAATCCCTCACCAGTTAATTTATATTGAGAAGATTTATTATCAATTCCTTTACCAGTTGTTCCCTCTTCGTTTACTGTGATATTATCATCATTTGTATTAATAAGAGTTAAATCTCCTTCAAATAGAGTTCCTTGTAAACTTTCTTTTGAAATGTATTTTGTTGCTGTGAAATTTGCTGCTCTTTTGTAAGTGTTTTCATTAAAACTTAACGATTGAACAGAAGCAGTAATTGATTCAAACAAATCCTCAAAAGCAGAAGTATAATTTTGAACTTCAATTGAATTCTGCTGTGGACTATCTAAATTATAATTGATAGCTGAGATTAAAACTTTTTGTCTATTAGGTAAACCAGTTTTTTCATTAATCCCAAAGAAATCAATATCTTCAATAAAAGTAGTATCAGCTAATTCAAAAGTATAGTCTTCGTCAAGAGAACTTAAATCAATAACAGAAATATTATAGGTTAATTGTGGCTTACAAGAGTCTGCTAATACACTAACCGCTGCCCAATAATATTCATTATCAGTTAAATAATCACTATCAGTCCAAGTTCCTTCTTTGATATAAGGCTCGTATTTTTTATAAAATTTATCACTAATATCATTAATCTTGTTTAACCATTCTGAACGCTTTAATTTCCAAATTTTTACCTGTTCATACATACTCTTATATTGCCCGGCTTTACCATTTGTAATATAAAGATTTTTTTGAATTATTTCTTGTCTAAAGTCTTCCCAGCTTTCAAAAGGTGGTATGTAATTTTCATTTTCAAATCCTTCTATCATTAGCCGCCAGAATAATTCTCCCCGACAATAAGAATCGGCGTATTTGGTTAATAATTCTTTTTGAACTCCAAAAACAGTTAAATCTTTTTCATATTTATTTCCATATTCAACACCTTGGAATTTATAAGTGTAATCGCCTTTTTCATTCTTTTCCCTATGAATTAAATTAAAATAGTTATTGCTAAAGAATAAGTCCTCTACAAGTCCCCAAAGAATTGTTGCTTGTTCTTTTAGCTTTAATAAATAATTTTTATAAGAATCCGATGTGGTATAGTCATTGGGTTCGTCATCTGCGGTATCTTTGCTCAATTGTTTAACCTTAAATTGATACATTCTTTGTGAAATTTTTTGCCGCTCTTCTAATGCCGTTGTGATGCCTTCATCACTAACAATATTCGCCGCTTTTAATTCTTTCATTGCTTCGCCAGTCATATTAATGATTAAATTAGTTAAATCATCATACTTTTCATTATAGTAACCAATAGTAGGTAAGAAAGCGAAATCTCCTTTATCAATTCCATATAAATCCCTTACAACTTGTTCAGCATTTAACAACCCTTTTTGAGTGTAGTAAGAAAAGTCCATAATATAAGAATTTTTACCAACATTATCTTCAGCTGTTTCAATAGAACACATTCCTGTTTTAGATAATTCACTATCAACATTTTCTACATAGAGTTTTGTCGTTAAAGAAGAAGAGTCTACAGTTCTTGATATATTAGTCAAGTTTTTTTCATATCTAAAACCAATTTGCTGAACACCGCCTTTTTCAGTCATAAAGAAAACGTGCTTTTTCATTTTACCATTCTTGTCTAAAAGAATTTTGCCGTTTTTATCAAATTCTATATAAAACTGTGGATAAATTTCAAAAACTTTAGATAGTTCCTGAATTAAATTAAAACGATTTGATTTTTCTTGTGATAAGGTTCTGATTCTTCTTGGATGTTTTTCGGTTTGAAATCTATATGGACAGTAGCCCAATTTTTGATAAATACATTCTTTGTCAAAGTTGCCGCCAAAAGAACAATCGCACCAACCATTTTGATAGGTTGCTTTTGTGGCATCATAGTATTGGCATTGTGTTAAATCAATTTTTGCCGTGATAATTTCAATATCATCTTCAGTATAAGTAGTTGGGTCAGTAGCTTTTAAATAATCTTTTACTTTAAAAGTATCTTTGTATTCATATTTATTGGTTTTTGGATTCAGAAACTTCATTGCTTCTACAAAGTATTTTTGAACACCATAGGTTTCTCCTAAGGTAATATCAGTTTCTGTTAGTAAATCTTTTTCATGAACTAAAGAGCAATAAACACCTTTTGAATCCGGCAATTCAAACAATTTATTAGGCTGTCGCCCATTTAATATATCAAAATCTCTACCAGTATATTTATAAACAAAATAGTTATCATCGAAGTCCATTAAACGATTGCCATTTACATCTTGTTCTCGTGGTCTAACAGTGGTATAGTCTTCTTGGATAAAATCGTGTCCACGTGTAAAAGCTTCAAATAATTTTAATTCATAAAGATTTACAGATTTTCGTTTTTGCTCAAATTTTAAAATACATTCTAATGTTTTTCTTTCACCAAATTCTAATATTTCACCAATTTTATTTAAGAAAACAGTAAAATCTCTGACATCTGAAATTTTTGTTTTAATCTTTTCCTCTTCATAATAGACATCAAAAAATAAGAGTTTATTTTTAATTCTTTCTTCTGAATCTTTTAAGAAGAAATCTTTTAGCCCAATTGCTTTAGAGTCTTTATTTTTTAAAATTTTTTCTAATACTACATCTTCCTCTTTTAATGTATTATACCATTTTTTATCAACCGCAAAAGAAGTCATAGGAATTAATCTCCATTCTACTGGATACTTTTCCCATTTACTTTCAACTAACGAATCTTTATCAGCTTCATGATTTAATTTTATTAGTGGTGGTGAATCTTTTTTCCATATATGTTCTCCAGTAAAATCCAAATTAAGAACTTGGTCTAAATAAGTAAAGAACTCTTCTGGAGAATAATTCGCTTGGTCAATCTTTACATAATTATAATGTTTATTTGATAAAGTCATAGAAGTCGGAACTTGTCCTTTTGGAATTTGTGCTTTAATAATTAGCTTTTTTTCATCAATCACAACACCTTCTTCTGGCTTTTCATACAAAGGCTTTTTTGTTGTTCTTGCGTCTTTACCGGGTTTAAAAACCAATTTGTAATTACTAAAATCATTTATGTACTCTAAAGCTGTAATAGAAGATTCAGGATTTACTAAGCCACCAAAAACAGATACAGTATCATAGGCACTTGAATAATTTCCATCTAAACTAATGCCGCCATAATTAGAACCGCCATCCGGTTCTTCTGAATTGCCAGAAGATGAATCGTTATCATTTAACCAAGATTGAATTTGAGCCAAAGATACACCATGAGATAGTCCACCAGCACAAAGCTTATAATTATATTGTGTTGCATCATCTTTTATTAATTTAACCATCATGAAATTCTTTGCTCTTGCCGCAGTAGCATCAGCATTCATAGCAGAACTAAGATAATTTCTAATTTGATTCACATTGCCTATTGCTTTCTTTTCTCCAGCATTAGAGGGATTAACACTAAAAATAGCGTAATCTCCATTTAGAATAGCTTTGCCGCCATCATAATAACCAGCTTTAAAATAAAAGCCATTTCCTAATCTTGAGGTTGCTCCAACTTGCCGTTTTGCTAAGCCTAAATCGTTTGTGTAGTAAATATGTTTAGTGTCTTGTGATGTTGTCCATAAAGCAGTATAAATATTGTTTAAAATAATATTGTTAAATTGAATCATACTCATTGATAAGATACCTGTTCTCATAGAACCATTAGCATTTGTTCTATCAGCTGATACATGATAATATTGATTTGTTCCAATAGGAAATAAACCATTTTGAGTAATAGCAGTAGCACATAAACTTTTAATTTGACTTTGAGATAATCTTCCTTGTTTTACCACAAAGGCGGTGGCGGCATTACCAGTCTTTGTATAAGGCTTAGGACTAATAAGCAATAATCCTGAACCTCTTTTTACAGCAGACATAGCACCTTCTAACTGTCTCGAATTATAACTAACCGATACACTTGCCATTATGAACTTTCACCCCCCCCGGATTCTTCTTCATCTTTATCTTCAGTTTCTTTTTTAGTTTGCTCTAACCAAAAAATTCCATAATAATAGTCATTAATAAACAATGCATAAGCCATAGATTTTGTATCATTATTTTTTGGTAGCATAACATTAAAGAATAATGGGTCTATACTTGAAGTTGTACCTTTCCATACCGGCTTAGCATCTGTAAGCAAATCCCCATCATTTAATGTATAGTCGTAAGTCTCCGTATTTTCATCCTTTTTATCTTCATCTTCTTTCTCATTATTATCACTTGCGGCGAATAACATTAATTGCTGAGATTGAGCTTTTGTTGTTGTTGATTTTTTATAAGTTTCATAACAATAATCCAAATCAACATTTCCTGTAATGCCATCAATTCTACCTGTGCAACTATATTGAAACATAATATATTTCCCTGTATACTCTGTGAGCTTTCCGTTAGTTCCAAATTGTGCTACCCAAATTGGATATTTTTCTTTATTTTCAGCAGACAGGATACTTTCTAATCCACTAGCAAAAGAATAAATACCACATGAATAGCCTTGTGATTTCATGTATTCACAAAAAGCAACACTTAATTCATTTATACTATTAATATTGCTGCTTTCTTCTACATCATAGAAAACTGGATAAGTTAAGTTCTTATCTTTTATAGTTTCAATACATTTTTTTGCTTCTTCTACGGCATCCTCGGCTGTCTGAGCATAGCTATACCAATATATACCATAAGGAATACCATTTTCAGCACAACCAAGAGTGTTGTTATTAAATTGTTCATCAACGGAATTTTTTCCATATCCAGCACGAATTATTGCGAATTCTACTTTTCCAGATTCTTTTATTTTTTTCCAGTCAACTTTTCCCTGAGCTTCGGAAACGTCAATTCCTTTTGCTTTAATACTTCCATCATTATCTCCTTGTCCACCTGAGCTGTCGGAATCTTCAATTTTCCATCCAACAGCTTCAAGAAATTTATCTGAGAAATTCTTATTATCCACTTTATAAATTTTGACTTCTGCTTTATCAACTAAATAACTGTTGTTGTCGTCACCCTCAGACCATAATTCTAATTTAACTCCGCTATAATCAGTTTCTCCGTAATTAATAGCTTTTGTTGAATCGATAGAAACAGTCATTGGTTCAGAATCTGAACGAATTCCAATATATGGTGTAGTAATATTAGCCTTTGCTTTAAATAATAAATAAGCATTATCTGGAACATCTGCTTCTGGGTTTTCTATTTCATTCCATGTCCAACTGCCGTTCTTTTTCTTATAGTGTAAAGTTGTTGTTAAAGGTGTATCAGAATTACTTTTATCATTAAATGGAACAAAAGTTAAAGTATTCATATCTTCAAAGATATCAGCAAAAGAAATAAATTTATCCGTATCTTGTCTATTGCTAACACCGCTTAAAGTATAATTACCATTAATATCAATAGAACCTTGACCAATAATGATTTTATCTAAATCTACATTATAATTTTTAGTAAAAACCTTATTCTCAATAATCGCCGCAGTAGCCCATGTTTTATAGGCATCCGCTGCCAATTCAACATAAGAATTTTGTTTGTCTTTTGGAATGTCTTTTTTTTCATTTGTATAAGCTCTATAAATTAAATAATTATAATCGTCTTTGGCATTACAATTTGCCCATTTTGAATATAATTCTGAAATATTCTTATCATATTCGGCAATGGCATTCTTTAAATAATTTTTAAAATCCTCTTCTGAACTTCCTGTTGTTAATTCTTTTAAATCGCAACTTAGAAGAAAATCATTATAAGATTTTAAAGCTTTAGTGTATAATTCTTTTTCGTTTTCATTGGCTCTATGAACGGTGTTTTCTGTATTATTTCTAAAAGTAATTGAATAATCTGTAATAATCCATTTTCCTGTGCTAATTCTAATAGCATAAACTTTATCTTTTTCAATGTTAATTTCATTAGCAGACAAACCAAAGTTCAAGCAATAATCAGATGAAACAGTTCCTTCTAAATCCATATCATAACCTTTTACAATATTCGGGCTTAAAATTTCTAAATAAAAATCACTAATATTTTCATCAATAGTTTCGCCAGTAGCTTCTTTCGTTAGTTCGTTTGTGGATTTAACACTTACTTCTAAAAGGTTAGCATAAGAACCGATATTATATTCACTTGTATCATTTTGTGTAAGCGATTCCCAGCCTGTTTCTTTAGTAATTTTTTCGCCATTTTGAACTAAATTTTTTGCCAAAGTAGGTAAAATAATCCTTGTATCATCTTTTGAACATACTCTAAAATCTTTACCTACATCAGTTTTTATAATTTCATTAATTTCTTTTTCGGAATAGATATTTTCATATTCTTCTGCTTTGTTATTATAAATTTTACAATAGATTTCTGAATTTAAATTAAATTCAGTTCTATCAGTAATAGAAATTTTTCTTGCCGCATAAACTTCGTTGTCGCCCAATTCTTCCATGTATCCATCATAATAAACAGGATACCATGTAAAATCATCAATAGTTCGGGTATTTGGCTTAACATTAACAGAATAAGTTATATCACCATCTGTTTTTAGTTCATATTTAGTTGTTAGTTTAGATTCTTCTGGAATTGCTGCAGTAGCCCAATAGATTAAAGTGTCTTTGTTTTTTAGTTGTTCTTTTAATATTTCATTCCATTGAGAAACCTTAATAACATAATGGCAATCATTATTTACTACTGTTCCAGATTCATTAATTAAAATTTTGTCGCCATCCTTAAAGAAAATAAATTGAATTAAATCTGTAGGACTTTTTGATTTCGGTTGTAAAGCATATTGCTTATTATTTTTGTTTTCTTCATAATTACCATATAAAGCTGGTTCTTCTGTAGCTTTATAAGCATTTGTATAAACATTACCATAAATAAAAGACAAGTCACTATATGGAACATAGATATAATCACCGCTTAGTTCTATCATTTTATTATCATCCAATAGCTTAAAACCATTATCTTTGTAATAATTGTCCCAAAAAATTTCTTTTTCTCTTGCTGAATCATCGCCCAATTCTAATGCACGTTCTTCGTCTGTAAAAATATTTGTTAAAATTGCTTCTTTTAGTTCATCAAACTTGCCATCTTTTTCAATAACGCTTTTATAATATTCACTTTCTTCATTAAAATTTTCTGGCTTTATATTTAAAGTAATTGGATAGGCTTTAATTTTTCCACCAAATTGTGATAAAGGAATTTTGTAAAAGCGTTCTTCTTTAAATTCTGTAAAATCACCAGTGTTTAATTCAGGTTTGTAGTCCCATACACTATCTTCAAGAATCGTGTTCATAAAAACACCTAATTCATCTACATTGTTATATAATTCTTCATCAAAAGTAATCCCATAACCTGTTCTAGATAATTCATCAATAAAACTATCTTGACAAGTAAAAGTCTTCATTAAACTCTTAAAATTTTTTTCTTCTGAGATTTGCTTTACATAAAATTCTAGCCAACTATCTTTATAAAATAACTTTACTTTTTGCTCATTATAAAGCATATCAATAAATTCATTTTTAACATATTCTCCTTTCTCTGAGTCAAAAAACTTAGATGGCATTTTAAAAGTTAATGTATTAGTTCCTTTAATTTCTTTTTTTAATTCAATTTCAGTCGCTTTGCCGCCATAAGTCATGTTAGAACTACCAATAGTCGCTAGACGTCTTTCGCTCTTAATACCATTGCTACCTAAGTGTTCTTCCCAAATGCTCAATTCATATGGATATTTTTGAATTGACATACCTTTTCTCTCACCTCTTATTAATAAAACAGTGGCGTATATTTAATTTGTGCTTTATTTAATATATCCGCTAAGCCCCAATAGAGTGGTGGAAATAAATCCCAAATATAATTACAAGCATACCACCACCATTCGTTAATGTCGCCTTTAATTCCCATTGCTGGTGCGGCATTAACTCTCCAATATTGTTGCAGAGTTTTTAAAAAGCCATATTCCAATTGCTGTTCTCTGCGTTTGTATAACTGATAGCCAAATTTATCATCTTTTGGTAATGCGGCAATTTCATCATCAAACCAGTGCCGGAATTTTAATGCTTCGTCAATTTTTGCATTTGTATTTAAATCGGTTATCTGTTTTTTTAATTTAAGTAAATATTCTTTTGCTGCCAAATAATAAACTGAATCAAATCTTTGCTGGATATATTTATATTTGCCATCATCGCCGCCATAACCCCAATCAAAAGGTCTAGCATCTAACCAGCGCTTGCCGCCCCACAAATCTTCGTCACATACAGGGGTAACTTCAATCAAAGACCACCCCGGCGGCAGTTTAAACCAATGTCCTTGTTTTATGTTTTCATTATAAATTGTTTTTTTAGGCTTATATGTATAAAAATTAGAATAAGTTTTTTTATCTTCTTTTTTATACTCTGGGTTATCTATATTATACAACATCTCTTTTTCTGTGTCAAGGTATAGCGTTGCATTTTTAATATCATCTGTGGTAATATCAAAATAGTCGTTTGTAATCCACTGCGGCATAATTGATAAATTAAAATCATCTTGTCCATAATATAAATCTTTACTTCTTGTAATATATTCTGGTGGATTATATAGATAATCTCTTATAAAATCATTATACGTATAAGTATTATTTTGAAAAACAGCAGCATCTTTATATTTATCTAAGATAGCTTCTTTTAATGTTTTCCAATATAATTCATAGCGTTCCATATCATCAATACATAAGTCATAAAGCTCTTCATATCTGTTAGCATATTCAACGCCTTCTTCAAATTCTAATAAAGGATTCCCACTATCATCCTTTAACAGTGAAGATTGCCAATAGAATAATTTTATATAATGAGCTAATTTTTCTCTTGGAATAGGTTCTGCTATATAGCAATGTTTAGGATGTGCTTTTCCTAATAATCTTGGGTCTGGTCGTCCCACTATAATTCCATTAGGTAAGGGCCATGGTAGAACATCAGGCTTTTTAAAATAAGCATCTCCGTATTTTTTTGTATCTTCATCAATTGGACTTTCAGTGGTTAAACCAGTCCAATCTACTGCTGCTGGAATAGGTAATCTTTGAACATTATAGCGTCTAATTTGAAAATGATTTCCCCTATTAGTCCAAAAACCTCTTTCGTTATTATCTAATCTTAATTCAAAATCTATTGGAATATCACCCGGATTATAAACTAGTAATCTGCTACCGATTAAAGCATTTTCATTATTTAATCCTGTGTCCATATTAATATAATTTGTTTTGGAATATTGCGGCAAATAGATAAGCTCTTGGTCATAATCTAAAGTTGGTGTCGTCAATAGTTTAGAAGATTTTGCCCATTCAGGCACATTGTCCCAATATCCTCTTACATCAATAATTGTTTTCTCTCCATTAGGAGTATTAAAATATAGTTCGCCAGCTTGAACTTGTTCAATAGTTGGATACCCTCCTTTCCATGGAGTTCCCATATTGTTTTCAACATTATAATATTCTTTAGTATTTTTATTATAAATTTTTTGTTTTTTCTTTTTATAAGGATTTTCTTCAATAGTGTTAGTTAAAATAATTCTTTCGGGTGGTGTCTTTAAATAATAATCCGCAGCCCGAACAATATATTTGTTAAAACCAAAAGCATAAGGAAAATAACAAATAAAATTTAAAGTTCCTTCGCCCTTATATACTCTTTCACCTGTATGTCTATCGGTAAAACAAATAAAATTAAAATCTGGCTTCGATGATAATTTTGCCCTATAAGTCTTATAAGGAAGTTCATCAAAAACTAAATCCTTTAATTTATCTGTGGAAAAGACTTGTGAAATCTTTCTCCAGTTTTCTTCTGAAATATTATCAAAAGCAATATTACATGAGAATTCTCTTTTATCATAAGTCTGACCAAAGTAATATGTGCCATCAGAACCAACCACATCTGTTGTATAGTCTGTTGGGTCAGGCAACAAATTTTTATTATATCTATCACTTGAAGAAACAACTAATAAATTTAAATCTTTTGTATGGATGTTTCCAAAGCGAAAACCAACAAAATCTTTCATCCTTTTACCTCCTATAAAAAAGGCCCCTCGCCAGATTAAGGCAAGAGGTCTAAAAGTTATTTCTTTAAAATAACCGAAGTTCCAATTGGTTTGGCAGCACTCGTTATTTTTTCTTCTACTCGTTTCATCATTCTGTCTACATCATAATCGTTAGCAATGCTCTCTACTGTAATGTTGACGGAGACATTTGTATCTCCATAAGTTGCGGAAACTGCATTATTAGCATTACTTGTATTGTTAAAAATAGGCAAGTTAGCTAATAGTTCTGCCGCTTGTCCAATTCGTTTTGTATCTTCGGCATTTAAGAAAGCTTCCGGTTTATTCTGCGTTCCATCTACCCAAGCTGGGCCAGTATAGGTTACTAAGCCGCCGTCAGCATATTTGAAGCCAGAAAGATTTGAAAAACCATGCTTTCCTGTTCTTTTCTTTGCTTTTGCCGCAAAATTGCCTTTGGAATCTTTTATAAGTCCACTAATTTTGCCGCTATTTTTCCATTTATTATACCAGTCTTGCATTTCTTGTTGCGTGCTAAAATAATAGGAGTCTGTTCCAGTAGAAAAGACATAGTTTCTTTGTTTTCCACTAGAATCTTTAGAACTTTTATGCTGCGATATAGTGTTTTTCCAATCTTGTTCTCTCTGTGCTTTAATCTTAATACCAGAAACGGCACTAGTTAAAGATTGCCCCGTAATTCCTGTGATAGGATTTGCGGCGGTCTGAGAAATACTATGCGTTTTACCTTTATTCTGTAGTTCTTGAATTCGTTTTTTATCGTCAGCTGTTTTAGTCTTTTTATTCTGTAAAGCTTTAAGTTCTTCATTTTCTGCAGTGGTTAGTCCTTGAGCACCCATAGCAATAACAGTTTGAGATGCTTGATTTGCCATCATGGAAGCCAATAAGCTTGAATAATAATCTGAAACTTGTTTCATATAATTCATAGAAGTGTTAGCGGTATCAGCCATAGCATCAGCAACAGAACTTTGAGCATCAGCCAAAGCATCTAAAGCATCTTGTAATGCTTCTCTTGCTTTTTCTTGAGCATCTGCCACCTTTTCTTGGACTTCTCCCAATGAGCGGTCAGCTTCATCTGTTAAAGTCTCACTAATAGCAGAAATAGTAGCTTCCACTTCTCCTTGCGTGGTTTGTAAAGCATTAGTAAAATCAACTGTTGAAGTTGTCATATAAACTTCTCTAGCATTATAAAGTTCTTCTAATTCATCTCTATATTGCTCAAGTTTTTCAACTGTCATGCTTTCTACTTCTGGATTATTTTCAAAGAACCAACTTGTCATATCTTCCTGAGAAGCCCAATTACTAATAATTTCAGCGGCTTCTTTATATAAATCTGCAGCATTAAGAACATCTTCTAAATACTCGATTTCAGCATCTCTTGCTTCTTTTTGTGTTTCATACATTTCTTTCATAGAGTCAATTAAAGAATCTACTTCATCATCTAATAATTTTTCTCTATCTTGCTGGACTTCATCTTCTAAAGATAAAACATTTTTTTGATTAGTGCCAGATGTATCACGTTTTAATAAAGCTAATTTACGTTCTTTTTGTGCTAAATCCTCGTAAGAATTTTCTCTATCTCTAAGCTTACGCTGCTTTTCAATGGCTTCTTCAAGAGCATCTAGATAATCATTATCTGCTTCCTCTAAAGCACTATATTTGTCTTTGGTAGCGTCAATTTCTTCTTGATATTTTTCTTTTAGAACTTCTACTACTTTGTCTTGTAAATCAATTACCTTATCTCTAGCATCTTTTCTAATTTGTTCCGCTTCATCTAATCTATCTTTTAATTTGTCATTGTTATCATCAATCTGGTCTAAAAGTTCATTGATTTGTTGTGCTGTTTCCATCGCATAAGACTTTAAGTCATCATTCATAGGAGCATCAGTCAATGCTTTAATATCAATCATTACTCTATCATTTATCATAGAATAGTAACCAGCATAATTCTCATCTAGTACTTTTAAGAAGTTTTGAACAGACTGTTCAATTACAGCATTTTCAGCTTTTGTTGCTACAGCTTCTTGATGAATTAAATCTTGGTATTTTTTAACTAAATCATCAACATTGTCTTCTGATTTTAGACTTTCAATTTTTTCTTTTGTTTCATCAGCTTGTTTACCTAATCTTTCAATTAAAGTAGTATAGTTATATAAATGGTCAATCGCTGGTTCATACCATTCAGTTCCATATAAAGCTTCTTGTAAATCTTTTTGAGCATCTGCTACTTTCTTCTCTGCATCTGCTACTTTCTTCTCTGCATCAGCAACTTTCTTTTGTGCGTCTGCTACTTTATTTGCATTGTCAGCGGTTTTTTTCTGAGCTTCTGTAGCCTTTTTTTGAGCATCACCATAGCCTGACAAAATTTCTGCTGCTGCCGACTCTCCCATTAGACCAATATTCTTTAAGTAGCTTTCATCATTCAAAAGTTTGTTTAAATCTTCAATCTGCTTTTTAGAACCACTTATTGCATCTGAAACACTTTTTTTCTCAGTAGATAATTCAGCTGGATTAAAGCTAACAATTCCACTAGCAGGAACATATTTTCCTTGTAACAAATTCATTGTTTGTAATTGAGAAATAATTACATTGTTTAATGAAATTTGAGAACTTGTAGCATTTAATTGTGCCTGATATAGCTGTAGTGTAGTAAGTTTTTGCTGCTCTTCGCTAATAGCTTGCCGTAACTGGTCTTTTGCTGCTTCAACTAATTGGTCTTGAGTTAAAGCTAGATTTACATAAGCATCTCTAAGTGCTTCTGTGTCAAGGACATAACCATTAGAAGTTGCTTTAACATAATCGTTAATATCTAACTTCATAGTTTTTAATTCGTCAGCTAAAGATGAATAGTCTGAAAAATTGATAAAGCCATTTGTCAACTGATTTTCAATAGCTGGTTGAACCGTTTTACTGAAAGATTTAACAATATCATCTAGCTTACCTTTTACTTGGTCTTCGATTGTTTTTAAAGCACCTTCTGTATCTACCTTTAAATCTAAAGGCCCCATATCTTCAGCCATATTGTAAAAGGCTTCAACTGCCGCCTTAGCTTCATCACTGGTCATTGATTCTTCTAAAACATTAATGATAGATTCTTTTGCTTCTTCAATGTTTGTTAAATCAGTATTAATAAAGTCAGTAGACATTAAAGCACTAAATTCTTTAGCAGTTAAATTGTATTGGTCTTTAAATTTTAACGCTGCATCAGCGAAATCTTTAGCTGTGTCTTCTCCAAGTCTATCAGAAATATCTGCCATACTTAAAGCAAATTGATTGATTTGGTCTGTAGTCCATGTAGAAAATACATCTTTTCCATAAGTTGTGAAACTTGAAGCATCAGAAAGAGCTGAATTTAAAGCGTCAATATACTGCTGTTTATATTTATCAAATTCTTCTGCATTTATTCCGGCAATCTGATAAGATTGTAATTGAGCTGCTGTTAATTCTGGAACTTTTTGAGCAAATTCAGTAATAGATTGTTTTTGCTTATCGGTTAATTCTGCTGTTTTTGTTTGAGCAGCTTGTAATTGTTCATATCCAGCAACAGCTGAATTTAAAATATTAAGTAAATCTTTTTCTTCATATGCTTCATAATCTTCTTCACTTATTATTCCATATGCTGCTAATGCCGATTTTTCATCGGAGCTAAGGTCATTTTTGTAATTAGGAACGCTATCATAAACTTTTTCAAATTGTCCTTTAAACTGTAAAGCAACAAAATCGGAAACTGCTTCTGATTCATCTTGTAAGCCTTGTATTGCTTGTGATAAATAAGCAACTTGTTGGTTCTCTAAAGTTTCCTGTGCTCTACGAACTTCATCCACCTGCGAATTAATTTCAGATTTTACCGTTTCAAAATAGTTTAGCACATTCTTGAATTTTGAAGAACCTGTATTTTCTTTGCCAATAAGTAAATCTAATAAAGCCCGTGAATCTTCATCGCTAATAGTTTCAAAATTAATTTTAATGCCTTGTTTATCAAATATATCTTGAAAATCAAAATCAGAATCAAAATCTTTTTTAATCATATTCTCGATATCCTTAAGATGCATTTTAGCTTGTCCTTCTCGTATCTTCCAGTCCCAATTGTTTTTATAATTTGAATCAAAAAAAGGATTTATAGCTAAAAATTTTTGATATACTTCATCAAAATTAGTAGGTTTTTTCTCTATTAATTCTAATTGTAATTGAGATAAATTCAGAGATTCCTTTGCTGCTGACAAATTCTTTAGATAACTCTCTTTTATATCTCCTTGAGAGATTTCTTTTCGAGCATCAACCATGCTTTGCCATAATTCAGCTTGAACTTGCAACTTACCTGTAGTTTCATCATAATAAGTTATTATTTCGGGAAATTGGTCTTTAATTTGAGATACTAATTCATTATATCTTTCTTGTTCTTCGGAAGTTTTAACCTGTTTAGAATTTAAAGCTTCGTATTCTTCTTTTAAATCACTCATGGATTTTGCTGAATCTTTTGCTTCTTTAGCATTAGTAGTTGCGGTATTTGCGACATCTTCTAATTCATCTAAACGCTTTTTTGCGGCAGTAATTCTATTCTCAATCTTATTATCTTCAATTTCTTTTAATTTATTTCTAATAGCCACTACACCTGCTGTAGCCGCAGCCACAACGCCTGTAATAACTAAACCTACTGGGCCAGCACTTTTTATAAAAGCTAATCCACTTTGAATTCCCATTTCTGAAAAAATGCCAACAACTTGAGGAATCATTGCTACTAAAGTTGTTCCAATAGTAGCACCAAAGGCTTTCAATGGACTGTTAACCAATAATCCTGTTGTAGCCGCTGTAGTAAAAGCAGTCGAAAAGACCTGACCGTAAACAGTGGCCCTTGCTTTTATTTCAGCTTCTTCATTTTCAGCGTTTCCTTCAAGAGATAATACACTTGTTTCATCTTGCTCTATATTATTGTTTAAGTCTTGAATTTGTCCATTATTTTCAGCTATATGCTGTAAAGTTTCAGATAATTGCTGGTCAATTCCTCCTCTTTCGCTTAGTAAGTCTTGTAATTGCTCTTGCTCTTGCTGTAATAATTGATAATCTTGCTGATAGTTTTCATGTTCTACAGACAACCAATTTCCAAAAGAAGAGGATGAATTTAGTAAAGATACAATTTCTTCGTCTTTGGCGTTTTTTGCCCATATAGTCCCTAAATGCTGCCTTACAGCACTAATACGGTCGCTCATAGACTGTTTTCGTCTATTTATTGAAGATTGTAATTCAGCTGCTCGATTTTCACTATTTAATTCTTCAAGTCGAGCTTTTAAACGCTCCACTTTTGCTTCCGCTTCTGTGGTATCTGCTTGTATATTGATTTTTTGTTCTTTTAAATTATTGATTTCTTGTTTTAGCTCTTCTATTTTTTGTTCACTATCAGAACTTAATCCTATTTTTAATTTTAAGCTTTCAGGAATAATTTTTTGAGATATTTTTTCAAAAGCATTGCCAATTGATGAGTTTATTGTTGTAATGGTTGTGCTCATTCCCTTGACAATATTCGTAATAACTGTCTTACCAAAAATTAAAAAAGTCGCCGCTAAAGCTGCGTAATCCCAACCAGATAATTCATTTAAAGATTGTAATAAATTATTAGCAGAATCAGCTGCCCCCTTAAAGAAATCGCTATTAACAAACGATTGTCTTAAAGTTTCCCATGAATTCTTTAATCTTTTGGTTTTAAATTCAATGGTTTCCATGTTTTTGGCAAATTGTTGTTGTGATTTGCCTGCTGAATTATATGCCGCATCAATTAATTCCATTGTGCGGTCATAATCACTCATCATGGCAATAAATCTTGACTGTTCTGGACTAATCACGATTCATAGCTATAGCCTATATCATAAATATTTATACGTTAATCCATTAAAACATTTACCATTTCTTCTAATGGTATTTCTCATAGAACCCGGCAAAATCCCAATTTGTCTTGCCGCATCACTTGCGTTCAAATATACATTTAAAAGTTCTCCTTTGTCATTATACTCTCCAACTTTTCTAAAATTCCAAGCATTAGTTTCATCTGCCGCTTTTTGCATATTTTCTTGATGAGAAACTTCTTCTAGATTAGATAATCTATTGTTATGCTTATTGCCGTCAATATGATTAATATCTGTATTTTCTTTTTTATAATTTTTAAAAGTTTCCCATACAAGGACTTGTCCAAGCATTTTCTTTTCTTTTATAAGATAAGAAATGTAGCCGCAAATAGACTTATGCCCTTTTAATATTGTCTTTTTAACACCTTTTACTCTTCCTAAATTAGAAACCAAATAGCCTGTGTCTTTGTATTCTTTCCAAATTTCATTATCTAATTCTTCTTGTGTAAAAACAATTTCATCAAATTTAGGACTTTCAGGAGTTTTATCTAAATGTTTATTTTGAGCATTTTCTAATTCTGTTGCCCATCTTAAATTAGAAATATCATTATTTAATCTATTTCCATCAATATGGTCAACATATGGTTTGTTTTCTGGATTAGGAATGAAAGCTTCGGCAACCAATCTATGAACCGCCCTATTTCTGTTCATTCCATCTTGTCTAAAATTGATATATCTATAAGAATGTAAAACTGAACCATTTAATGTTCTATTCGTTTTTAAATTTCTAATACGACCATGCGGATTTACCACATAAGAAGTTTCTTTTTCATCTAAAATAATTCGTTTTTCATCAGGTTCAATTTCCGTGATTTCTTGTCTTCCGACTATATTTTTAGAAATCTTTCTATTAAGTTTAATTCCATTATTTGTTGTTTTATTTTCTCTTCTTTTTCGCCAAGTATTATTACTATTTTCACTAGCACTAATCCATTTAATATTATCAATCTTGTTGTTAGTTTTGTCTCCATCTATATTTATAGTGTAAGGTAAATTTTCTGGATTAGGAATAAAAGCAGTTGCTACTAATTTCTTTACCGTAGTCGTTTTATGCTTTCCAGCAATATTAAGACTAACTGAGCCATTATTTCTAGCTTTTAATTCTTTATTGGTTTTACTATTAATAATAATACCCTCATCTGTAATAATATAATCAGTTTCCACTCCATCAATAATAATTTTCTTTTCCATATTTTTTTCTCCTTATAAACTTAATAAAAATTAATTTCTACCTTCTCTTTCAAATGCTTTTATCATTCTACTCTTTCGATAGTCTGTGAGCGTTCTTCTTTCAAGAAGCTCCGTTGCGGATTGTTCCTTTTTAATGATATTACTTTACCTCGGTCATTACCCTCGCCACATTGTCATTACTAACAATGTTTAGTTATTAAAAAGTTATTGAATATTCCCGACAATTAAGAAGGTTTTTGATTATTCATATTATAAAGCCGTGAAAAGCAGTGGACAACGAGATTTATCGTCTACTACCAGCTGCAACAGTTGCAATATATCTTTGAGAGTTTCTTGATAATCCTTGCCAATTCTTAGAAATATCTAGAAATACATCATCAATATCTCTGAATTGTCCACTACTATCTTTTAATGAAACCCCAATAGATTTTAATGCCTTGTCTACGTTATTATAATTTAAGTCGCTGAATTCTGATTCGGAAGTTCCAGCAACATTTTCTTTTAACTCTGTAAATCTTGCAATGATTGATTTCATAGCTGTCAATTATCTTCTATAAGAGGCGTTAATTCTTATACGTTCTCTTATGAACTGCTTTATATTTCTATAAAGTTGAGACTATATCTTTGTATCCAATTTTTTAAACCACTTGGTTTTATTTATTAATAGTCGTTGAACCTTTTTCAGCTAATCTGAAACTAGGCTGCGGATTACCCAATCTTTAACCTTTTTACTATACTAAGGTTATTAATCTTACCACTATGCTATCACTATCATAGTTTAGTAGTTAAAGCTCTAAGGGCTTTCCCGTCATTTTAAAAGATTTTTTATTGGCTAGCTTTAACCAATATTCTCAGCAGATTCCTGAGTTGTTTCTACTGTTTGTGTTAAGAAAGCAGCAGTGGTTTCAAGAGCCATACCTGCTGATTCAGAAATTGATGCGGTTCTACTCATAGCATTAGCAATGTCGCTAACGTCTGCTGCCGCTTTAGCAGCTAATTCAGAATATACATCTACTACTCTATCCGCATCTGACATTTCAAGTTTAAAACCTCTTAAAGCAGAAGTCAAATATTTAGTAGATTCTGTAAAACTTTCTTGTGCTAGTGTTGCTAATCTTAAAGTAGATTCAGTTAATCCCATTGATTCTTCCAAACTTAGCGTTTCTTTCTATAAGAATTACTACTTTCTTATACTGTTTAAAAAAACAGCTCTATATTTCTATAGAGCCAAGATTATATCTTACCTAATAAGGCGATTCACTTCGCATTGTTTAATACTACTCCCTTTTGAAAGGGGATAATCGTTGGACTTTTTATTTTTTTTAAAATAACTTAGCTGCGGATTGTCCAATCTTTTGCCTTTTTACTATACTAAGGTTGTTAATCTTACCACAATATTAATTGTTTAGTAACAAAAGCTCTAAGGAGATTCCCGCAATTCAAATCGTTTCAAAGCCTAATTAATTATTAAAGTTCTTTCCATTTGTATCCGCAACTTGTTCCATTGCGTTTTGCGGCACTTGAAATAGCACAAGGTGATACGCCCATTTCTCTTGCCGCTGCAGCGAAACTTGGATATTCTTTGATTAAAACATCACTATTGATTTCATATTGCCCAACTTTATGTTGACATTTGTGTCCATTTAACTGTGCGTTCATAGCATTTTCAGACTGTGTGATACAGCGTAAGTTTTCAACTCGATTGTCATCTCTAATTCCATTAATATGGTCAATTATCATCCCTTCTGGAATTTTTCCAACAAAAGTTTCGTAAACAAGTCTATGAGCCGAATACATTTTTCCACAAATGGTATATCTCGCATAACCGTTTCTTCTACAAATTCTTAAAAGTTTTTCTTGAATTTTGCTTTTTACTGCTCCATTATTACTAATTAAGAAAATATCTTCAAAACCAATTAATGGTTTCCACTCAACATTGCTCAAGTCAATAGTAGTTTTTTCTGCCTCTTTTGACTTGTCTTTTTCTCTTTGAATACAATGACTCCAGCGTAGATTCTCAACAGAATTGTTATATCTATCGCCGTCAATATGCTGAACATTAGCAAGGTTATCTGGATTTGGTAAAAACATTTCTGCTACAAGTCTGTGTGTCATAAAAGTTTTTGGTTTACCATCAATCGTTAATTGAACCGTATGATACTCGTTTCTAGCATAAGTTCCTTTTAAAACTTTACCTGTTTTCTCATTGAAAACCTCGCCCTTGTCTGAAATTGTGTAATGGGTTTCCTTTCCATCAATAATAATTGTTTTAGTCATTTCGCAACCTCTCCTTTTATTTTATTTTATTAGAAAAGTTTCCTTTTCTTTATTACAATATTATTATATCATAACTTGCCACAACAAGCAAACATATTGAATCAATACATTTTACTGTGCCGCCATAAAAGAAGTAGATTAATCTTGGATTCACTCTAACAATTTGTCCTTTATGGACATAGAGGACCTTGTTGAACGTATAAAGCACTAGATTGAATAACATCTTTAGTATTTTGTCCCATCTTCTGTGCTATGTCGGCATATTGGTCATAAAATCCCCACATATCTTCTACAGAATAATCAGAGACCATAGCAATAGATGCTAATGCTTCGTCCAATTCTACTACATCATTATATGTTTGTAAAACAGCATTCTTAACTCCATATAGAACATTTTGAAATGAAATAAAATATTTAATTCTATCTTTAAAATCTTCAAGAGAAGAATTGAGTTGCTGTTGTCTTTCTAATGAGTCACCAATTACTGAAGCACTACGCTTTTGAGCATTAGTGGCATTTTCAGTTGATTGAGCGACATTGTTTTGTGCTTCACTAATAGATTCTAAGCTTTGACTTACTCGCTGATTTGTTGCTTTAACTTGTTCTTGTTCTATATCCTGTAATTGTCTTTGAGCCTCATTCCTTTGTCCCACATAAGAATCCATCGAATAAGAATTCTGGTTTTCTAGAACGGACTGCCCAGCAGTTCTAACTTGCTCCATAATTGCTTGACGATTTTGTTGAGCACCACTTACAGCAGCTTGTAATCCCTTTACTGCTTCGGTTGCTTGTTCAATTGTTTGAATATCAGCTGTGTCAATGCCCATTTCAGATAAAATATTTTTAATTTGTTCTAATTTATTAATATTTGCTTGGTCTGTAAGTCTTTCTAATTCATTTAATTCTTGTTGTAAATTTTCTCTGTTTAAAAATTGAGTATTCTCTTTATTTAAATCGCTAATTTGTTTTCGATAATTTGCTATATTTTTTCTTGATTCTTCTTCTGCTTTTCCGGGCAATACGCTTTTGGATTCTTGTTTTAAAGCGTTAGCTTGGTCACTGAGCTTATTGATTCTGTCATTTATCGCATCTAATAGTTCTTGAGCACTTTGTTGGTCTTCTACTTGTAATACTGCTGCTGCACGTTGATATAATTTAGCATATTCAGTAGGATTACCGTTCCTATTATCCAATCCGCCAGCTTTTATAGATTCATATACTTTGTTAAATACTTCTGTTATCTGTTCAGGTATTTTTTCAAATACTTCAGTATCTTGGGACAATTTATTCCAAATTTTTATGAATCCTTTAGAACTTTCCCTTTTAGAAAAAGCTCCCAACTCATTTAATTTTTCCCCAATAGACTTATCAAAATTTTTATCCTCTGCTAAAGCTCTCAATGCGGCAAAAGGAGAAGTCAAATCATTTTTACGAACATCTTCCGCATTTATATATTTTTTTAATTCATTTGGGACGTCTCTTTCATTTTTTACTCGTTTTTCTAATTCTTCAATATTATTGTTCTTCTTAATCTCTGCGATTTCATTTTCTATTTCGAGTCTTTTTTGATTAATAGTATTAGCTTTTTCTCTAACTTCCGCAGCCTTTTGTTCTTCTTTGGTAATTTCGTTTTCTAATCGAGCAATTTCCTCTAAATTATCTTTATACTTTTCTGAACCAATTACCCCAGCTTGGTCAATTGCTTCTATTTGAGCGGTTCTGTTAGAAATAGTTCTTTGTTTATTAACCCCTAATAGATTAATAGCTTTTCCTTTATCAGAACCAGTTAAATAATCAGCAACATTTTTTTCACTATTCCAAATTCTATTAATATTTTGAACTTGCGTTGCTACTCTAGCACCTAATGATTCCAATGTCTTTACATTTCTTTTCATTCCATCTGAAAAACCAGCTGTAAGCTTTTTAGCAAGTGTTTGAGATACATTCTCGCCTAATTTATCTACTTGTTTATTAAAGTCTGCCAAATTACCAGTAGATAAAGCTTTTGATAATTCTTGTGAAATTTCTGTATCTAATTGAAAATCAATTTTTGTTTGTCCATTTTTAAATTCAATTCCTGAAAAAGCCTTTGTAAAACGTAAGTTAGAATCTTGAATAATTTTATTTAATTCAGTAATTTGTGCCCTTAATTCACTTTTTCTTCTTTTAAAATATTGTAATTGTTCATCTGATAAAATTGCTAAAGTCGGGTCGCCGGCGGTTTGCTTTACTCGTCCTAAAACAGTCTGAATTTTAGTATAAAAATTTTCTACTTCTTTTTGTGCCTTTTTAAGTCCAGCAGTATCAACAATTCCCTCTGACATGATTCGATTATAATCATTTGCCGCCAACTCTAATTTATCAAATTCCTTTGTTAATTTTTCTAAAGCTTTAGTATCTACAGCACCTCTCAAACTTTTAGCCATATTTCTAAAGCCATCAATAATTTGTCGGGTATCTAATTGACCCTCTATTGTATAAACCTTTTTATTTGCCATTATATCTCACCTCACGAAAAGGCATTTAAAATTTAACCGTAATTCCCTTAAATTTTACCTTTAAACCAGCCACCAAATTCTCATTAATTTCTCTAGGAAAGCGTTCACTACCTAGCTCAAAACTATAGGCTCTAATAGGATAATGCTGATTTCTACCCGCTTTATTCTTCTTGTATCCGACACCTCCTTTTCTTGCTCTTGGTTGTAAATTCGTATCAATAGGTAAATAATTTCTAGTAGGGTCTTCCATGTTAATATGCTCTACATTTGGAAAAATTCCCTCTAAACTAAAAAGTTGTTTATTTTGTTGTTTTAATTCCCACGCTTGTTGATATGCTGTTGCTAATATATAAGAAGCCGGAACTATTCGATTATTTATATAATAAAAAGCATTCCGTGTTATGCTGTTTAATTCGCCTTCTAAGCTTTGAGAAGCAGAACGCAAAAAAGTATCAATAAAAAGATTAAAACCCTCAGATAGTTCTTCTTTTGTAAAACCATTGACTCCAAAATAAGACATTACTTCTTGGTTTGCTATTAAAAAATTTAATACTTTAGTAAAATTTTTAGAGCCTTTAAAGGTGTATCGACTTAAATCCATTGAACCAATACTTAACTCAGTTCCAGAATAAAGTTGAATATTGTTCCTTTGTGTAGTATAATTTTTTACCTGAATATTTAGAATTTTTGGATTATAAACTCTTCCATTCTTTCCTATTTTCCTAACTTCTAACTTTACGTCTGTTGCTATTTTTTTACCGCTGGTATCTTTTTCACTTCCAGTAATAATAGCATCATAAGATAAAAAAGCTGAACTTGATGAACGAAAAGCAAGTGCCGCTCCAATTTCACCCAATAAACCAGATATAGAAGATTTAGAAAATAAAGCAAAAATAGATTTTGCAGAATTATCATTTGCTGCAGCGGCTTTTTCTTTTAACCCATAAGAAGATAGAATATAATTTTTTAATAATCTTGTGTTCTGTTTTATAAAATCTAAAGCATCAACATAATCTGGAACGGTGGCATAAGCACTCTCAAGGGCTTCTATAAAAGCTTTTACCACTTGTCCGTTTGTAATTCTTTTATTTGCTTTTTCAACACCCTCTTCATTTTGATAAAGTGTCATTAAAACCTTTTCACCATAAGTTGAAGAGCGTATATTCGTTTCAAGTTTCAAAGAGCCGCCTAAAAACCCTACTTTTTGTTGAACTTTTGAAAGCCTATCTGCAGAATTTACATTAAATTGAGCACATAAGTCTGTCCAAACTTTTTTATAAAAACGCTTAATTTTAGTTTCACCAGTGCTTGTATTTAAAGATTTAGAACGAGCGGAGTTGTTTTTGCTTCGTAATCCTTTACCAGAAATTGCACCGAATTGACTATCTAAAGCATTCGTAATAATTTCGAAAATTGGCTCAGAACTAGCAAAAGATTCTTTTGTAATATTTTTATATATACTATTTTCATCATTCCAGCTTTCTAATAACTCTATAACTTCATCATTAGCAAAAAAATCGTTCCAAATATATTCCATAATTTCTCTATATCTATTATATTGTGAGCCTCGCTTTCCTAATGCTCGATTAACACTTCCAGTCAAGAGTGCCTTACCTTTTGAACGGCTACCTTCCCCTCTTTTTGTAAAAGACAGTGTCGTCATAAAGCCAGCTAATGAATTAAGTATTCTACTGTCATTTAATCCTGCTAGAAAATCAAATAGCCCTTTATTATCTGTGCTTACAAAATGATTTGTTAGCTCTGAAATTTTCTGCTTACTTTCAGATAAAAAGCTATCAATATTATCTATATCATAAGTGGGAGCAGAAAGTCCAACAGCATTATAAAGAATAGATTCTTCTTTAAGACTTGCAGCAATTTCTTTTTTTAAACCACTCAAAAAATTAGTATTTAATTCTCCATTATTCGCCGCCACACCATTATTTTTATTAATAATTTCACTATAAGTTTTTTTAGCAGAAATTAATTCATTCTGTATTTTATTAAATCTTTCTTTGTATTCAGGTAAATAAGTAGCTTTTCCGGCATAAAATTGATAATAATATGAGTAAGCCATCCTATCACCTCTCAAATATAATCTCCAGTTAGTTCACTATCTAAAAAAGTAATAATAGCTGTTTTTTGCTTATCTTTTCGGTCTTCATCGGGATAGCCGACAAAGAAGAAATCACTTACTATACTATTATCACAATTTTTGCCTAACTGAATTGACAAGGAGGATTGAAGTTTTAATTTGGGTATTTCTAATAAAGTAGTATTAACTTCTCCACTAATTTCGCTTTTATTGCTCATTGTGGCAGTAAGTCTAAAGAAGCCATTATTTAATCTATTGCCTATAGAAATCAGTTCAATTCCACCATTATAATCAAAAGTATAATCAACAAAAACTTTTCTGTAATTGCTGCTTTTGAGAAAAATTCTGTTACCACAAATATCAAAATTCCTAATGCGTTCACCAGTTTCATAATCATAACAAAAGATATACTTTTCTTTTGATGGCGGCAAAGGCTTTAACATAAGTTCTGGTCTACGTCCCATTGGCATAGGCTCGTTATTTGGATTACCTTGCACTCCCATAAGTTCTAAACAAGCATTGGGTATAAATTTTAAATTGCAGAAACAATACTCCGAATCTTCGATAACATCCAATTCTTCTTGATAAGGCACTGATTTTGTCTTTGGATTAAAGAGTTTTGAATTACTTAAAATTGACCAGCTTTTTGGCGATAATACACCATGAGTTATTCCAAATTTAATTTCTTTATCCACTTCCCAATTAACCAATGCCGGATTATGATAGCCGCCGTTCGCTGAAACAAATTTTTTGTTTTCATCAACTCTGGCTAATTCTGCTGTTTTAAAAGATAAAATGCTTTCGTTTGTATCAAATCTTTTAGAACCGATATCAATTGGTCTTAAAGCTCTAATGTCTACGTTATACAACTCTTTTATTCCATAAAAGTCTTCCATTCTCTCACCTCCTTCTTTTTAAAAAGTATAAAAATATTTATTTAGCTACAAAAAAAGGGATAGTATTTCTACTATCCCATTTGTCAATAGATTTCATTATTAGGCACATTGATAGATTCAACCATGTCAATATTTGTTGGAGTGTATGTATATTTAGAGCGTTGCGGCACAATTCTTGTTCCACCTTCTAATAAATCATCTTCAACATTATATTGTTTTAGTTCCATTTGTATATCATTTGGCGGAGTTAAAACATCAATTTGCATACTAAAGGTTGTTGGGTCTCCATCAGCTTGTAGTGTAATAGAAGTGTCAGAAGATACATTAGCTCTATGAATAACAAACTGGTATCTTTGGTCTTTACCAGTCTTTTGTTCTCTAATGTAAGTTTCACCAACAATCTTATAATCATCTGGGAATGTTTCGGCATCAATCACAAGAGTTCTACCTAAAATACCATCATCTTCTGATTCTTTATATTTTACTGTTCTTGTCCATTTATAATAAACAGTCCCAATTTTAATTCTGAACTTGTCTGTTTCTTCTAAAATGCCATCGTTATCATCGTCTTTGTCACCATCCCAGCCCAATACCTTTCCGGCATCATTGACTTGCAATAGTGGCAACATAGTTTTAGCATCATAAAAAATTGTATAAGAACTCGTTTTATCGTCTTTGTAATAACGTAATAAGTTTTCTTTTTGTTTTTTGGTGCTAATTTCTAAACCTTTTCTATCTTTGACGATGCATTTTTCCATTCTATCAATAACTTCAAGTTCATGAATATCTGTTTCAATAGTTCCAACCTTATCTAAAGAATCAATTTTTTTAATAATAGCATCAATAATTGACTGCGGCATCGCTTTTTCAGTTTCAGTAGCCCATTTTCTTTTGAAATACTTATAAATTAAAGAGTTTCTATTTTCTGCCACATAAGATTCAATAATATCACCATTCTTCTTATACTTGGTGGCATTTTGATTGCCGCTACCACTGTCTAAGTTATTTTCTTCCGCAACTTCAAAAACAATTTCCCATTCTTCATCTGTTAAAGCTGGAGACGGATATGCTTTAATAGAATAGTGTAATGTTCCATATTTATTAGCCATATTACATTTAACAATAGCACTTGTATATTTAGATAATTTGCTTTCTAATAGTCCGCCCCAAATCATACTCATACTAGCAGGGGAAAACAAAGCATCTTCGAGATTTAAGGTAATTTCTTTACCATAGTTCCATGTAATCAACTTCTTATTTCCCTTGCCACCTTGGGCACTCACTTTTTGAGCAGACTTTTCTAATGTAGAAACTTTTAGTGTATCAAGAAATAAAACAGGTGTATAAAAAATTTCATCTCCTATTTCATTAATACTATAGAAAACAACATCACTAACTTCCTTAATACCATATTTTTGGAATAAGTTCATTTTTATATCACCTCTTTATCATGTTATTCAAATTTAACTGGTTCTCCGACATATTCAGAAATTCCATTTATAGTTTCTTTGAGTCTCCATTCATCTTCCCCAACCTTATCAATAGTGTATCTAACTATCCCATCCGTAAATTCACTCAAGTCTTCACTATAAATTTCATCAATAGGAGTAATAACCGTGCTACCACTTTCATATCCATCGTAAGTAGCTTGTTTAACATGATATTGAGTTAATTTCATCATTGTTCCATCTTCTTTTCGTAAAACCTTTAATGCCATATTAAATGTCGTTGGGTCTCCATCTGCCTGTAAAGTTAAATTAGTATCTGAACTCATTTTACAAAGAGGAATTTCGAATTGGTATCTTTGGTCTTTACCAGTCTTTCTACTTCTAGAATAAGTTTCACCAACCAATCTATATGTTCCCGGAAAATGAGTGGCATCAATTACAATTTGAGAGCCTAAACTTGTATGGTCATAAGCCTTACTGCGTGTCCATTTATAATAAATATCGTATTGCTTAATCACTCTTAAATTACCTGTAAGAACTTCACCATTTTTTCTTGTATACTCATCCGTGTTTGGTTCGTAAGGCATCATGGTTTTTGGGTCAATAAAAACGGTAAGTTCACACTGAGAATATTTTGGCAAATAACGATAATTAGCGTGTAATGTATTAGTGTCTGTATTAATAACAAAAGTTTGCGAAGCTCGACATTTCTCGCACCTATCTAAATAATAAACATTATCAATACCTTGCTTAATTTGATAAATAGCTTCTTGCGGCGGCACAACATATTGATTCAATTCATCTACAATAGTAAATTTACCTACAGGAACTTCCACTAAATCTCCGTTCTTGTTTTTTACTTTTTTATAAAAAATCAAATTATCAGTAGTAGTGGTGGCAGTGCTGTTTTCAAAATTAGAGTTAGAAGTTTCAAATCTCCATAATTCACCATCATAGTTATAAGAAATACCCACTTCGCCCTCTTTATAGTAAGAATCTACACCATCATAAGACATCATTCTAAGATTTACTCGCCACATATATTTTTTAATATCATTGCCAGTTTCCTTAAAAAAATCAAAATTGTCAATATTTACTTTAGCCTTTTTAGCTAATTGGGTAGTATGTGCCGCCACACTACCATCATCATTTAAGTAAATGTGTCGACCATATTTATCTAATTGGTATTCTTCTTTGGCAAAACTGCCTAAAATAGAGAAAGTTTTTACACCATATTTGCCGCCCCATGTCATGGATTGACTAGCTGGACTATATAAGGCATCTTCTAAATTTACTGTAATTTCACGACCAAAATCCCATGTAATAAGTTCGGCATTTCCTAAGCCACCAGTAGCAGATACTTGACTGGCAGTTCCTTCTACTGTTGATACTTTTAATGTGTCCAAATACAAAACTGGAATATAAATTTCATCATCATTTTCATCCAATTCAATACTATATAAAGTGCAGTCCGCAACTTCTTTGATACCATATTGCTCAAAGATGTTCAATCGGTTTCACCTCCTTTTACTCACTCAAAACTGTTGTTGAGCCATCTTTTACTTCTGTAGAGAAAGTGCCATCACTATTTTGAATCATAGTATCAGCGACTTCATACGGAGTAATTTCCATCATAATACCATTTTCTGGTCTAGCAATTTCCAAAGCCATATTAAATGTTGTTGGGTCTCCATCAGCTTGTAGAGTTAATGTCTGTTCTGAACGAACTTTAGCTAATGGGAATTTTAACTGTAAGCGTTCATCTTTCCCAGTATCTCTATCACGAATATAGGTTTCCCCAACTAACATATACATACCCGGAAATTGTCCGGCTGTTACACGAATCGTATGTGCTTTTAACTTCTTCTCTTTTGTAGCTAAAGTTAATGACTTAATAAAATAAGGCTCACCTTGAGAAAACCAATAATCATCATCAAAGGGCTTCATAGATTTTGGACTAACGTATGCCCAAAGTCTTCCTTCTGTTGTTTTATCTACATCTGTTTCATTTTCTGCTTCATCTAAATCTGCTTTCTTATTGGAATAGTCTATATCTCTTGTTCCAATATAGCTAATATTCTTTTCATACTTTGTAAGTAAGAAATAAGTCATTTCATTAATACTATCAAATTTTAGCCACATATCAATTCCTTTAAATAACTCTAAATCAACTTCATCAGTAGCCGACCAATCAGATAATTTCCATAAAGCATCTGGGGATTCAGCAGTTCCTTTAGACAATTGAGCACTATAATTGTTATTATTATCAACTAAAATTCTTAAAAACTTGGCATTTTTTAGATTAACACCTAAACCAGCATCGGCAACTACATTTTCTTTTGTTAAAACAATTTGTTCATTATAGGTCTTTGTAATCTTTTCTGTTGGGTTAATTAAATAAATCACGCTAAACTTGTATTCTTCGCCATTTGATTGTGTCGGCATTTCAGATACTACAATTTTGCTTGTGTCAACTTTATAAGCTTTGCCGCCATTATCAAAAATTTTATTTGGAACTACACCAATAGATTTAGCACCGCTTTCAATCTTCATATACCAATGATAAGGTCTGTTCTTTACATAACCAAAACCGTCAATTTTAGTTCCATCAATAACAGAAGATTTTACTGGTAAGTCACCAGTTGTATCTTCTTTATCATAAGCTGTTAATGGAATGAGCTTACCAATAACACCATTCTCTCTATCGTTTCTTGGATAAAAAGCTTTCTCCATTCTAGCAATTCTTTCTACTGGATTCTTATTATTAAAAGAAATACCATAATCATGCTCTAATTCAGCGTCTTTCCAATCAGCAGATAAAACGCCACCCCAACACATTCCTAACGAAGCAGGAGTGCAAAGAGCATCTTCTAAATTAACATTAATTGTCTTACCAAAATCCCAGTTAATTAATCTTGCATTTCCTAAACCACCAGTAGCCCACACATTTTCAGCTGTTTTTTCAACAGTAGAAATCTTTAAAGTATCTAAATAAAGAGCGGGAACATAATATAGTTCACCGCTCCCATCTTTTTTTCTATGAATACTATAAAGAGTGCAATCGGCTACTTCCTTAATGCCATATTGTTCAAATATGTTCATTAGCTTTTTCCCTCCTCTTTATAGATTAATATTCAGTAGCACCAATAGCGTCTTCATCTTCCTTAGCATCTGGATTTACACGATACATTTCAGCATCATCTAATAGATTTAGATTTTCTGTATCCTTAACCATAGTAGAACCATCCCTTTCTTCTGTATTTTCTACTACATCATACTGAATTAGCTTAACCATTTTGCCATCTTCTGGACGAAGAACGCTTAGTGTCATATCAAACCAAATATCTTATCTTTATATTACTATAAAGTTGAGACTATATCTTTATAACATTTCTGCTATAATTGCCATTTCAGATTTTCTTAATCTTACTCTACTTTTCTAAAATTTAGATTTTCGATAGTCGTTGAACATTCTATTTTAAAAATTAAAATATTTTTGCTGCTGATTGTCCTATAAGGAGTTCCCAGCAATTAAGCAATTTTTACAACCGCATTTGAATTTTTGTTTACGGTTGGGTCTCCATCAGCTTCAAGCGTAATAGAAACTTCACTACCAAGCTTAGCCTGTGGAATAACAAACTGGAAGTGCTGGTCTTCGCCAGTATCCTTAGAGCGAGCATAAGTATCACCAACAATCTTGTAAGTGCCGGGGAACTTGTCAGCAGAAATTTCAATAGTATTACCAAGACTGTTGTCGCCATAAGCTACAGAGCGAGTCCACTTTAAGTATACTTCTCCCTCAGCAATTGGTGTACCGTCTTGATACGGGTTCATGGTTGCCAAGTCAATATATACTGCCTGTGGTGTATTATCTCCTTCAGAAGGAACGCCTACACTATTGCCTGCCGGAACGATGAAAGAGCGCTCAGCAATACATTTTTCAGTTCTATCAATTTTATGCGTGTCCTTAACGCCCTTTAAGAAGTTTACGCCGCCACTACCAAGCATAGCACTCATGGAAGCCGGGCTATAAAGAGCATCTTGTAGTGTTAAAGTAATTTCCTTACCAAAGTCCCAAATAATTAGCTGACTATTACCTCTACCACCAGTAGCAGCTGCATTATCAGCTGTCTGCTCTAATGTAGAAACTTTTAGAGTATCTAAGAATAAAACTGGAACATAACGCAGAACTTGCTTTTCAATCTTGCGTAGTCTCAAACGCTTAACGGAACAAGTCGCTTCAAATGTTTCATCTTCAACGGTAATATCTACTGTATGAATTAAACCATTATGAACTAATGTTTCACACTGAGCATTGGTTGGATAACCGTTTTCGTTTATCATCCAAGCAACCTTTTCAACATCTTTAGCACCATGTCTATTTACTACAAAAATTAAACCCTTCTTACCAATAACTACAAGAGCAAGATATTCTACACCAGCAAAAATCTTGTCCTGATAGAACAAATGATTGCCCTTCTTATCTTCAAATTCAAATACACCGCTCTTATCAGTAGAAAGTCGCTTAAAGTTCTTGTTATGTAATAGATAAATATAAGCACCTGCGGCGGTATCTACCATACCATCTACACGAACATAGATTGCTCTATTGGATTGATTACCTTCGGCATTTACCTTTAAGTCCTTACCAACTACAGAATCCTGATAAGAAATTTCTGTTAAAGCATCAAGAACTTTGTTAAGAGTATAGGTAGATTTAATATCTTCGCCATCAATGTCTTGTAGTTTATTGCCACCTACAGTATAATTATATTTATTAGAAGCCGTATCTTCATCAGACTTACCAACAGCTGGGTCAGCATCAGATTTTACTTTATAGCCGCCAAAAATAGAATTAATGCCCTTTAAAGCACTTTCTTCGCTGGCATCAAGAACTTTCTTCTTTTGCTTCAAAGCGTCAATAGCATCATTAATACTATAATGTTCATCATCGCCCCACATTACAGCATTAGCAATAGCCATATCAGCACCTTTATTTGCTTTAGCAAACTTTAGATAAGTATCAGTAGTGGAGAATGGCGTCATACTCCAAGAGCCATCAGATTCACGGATTGCTGTAGAACCTAAAAACGCTGGTTTATAATAACCCATTTCATCTTCAACAATTAATTCAGCATAATCGGCATATCTTACATCATAAGCCTTAGCAGTATAAGTAGTGTTTAAGCCTTCAATAGCTTCAAGAACATCGTCCTTATCATAAGAGAACTGAGATACCTTGCCCGGCAAGCTACATACAACAACTTTTTCGGTAGAATTAGGTGCAGCCGCAAAACCATCAGTAAATTCCAAATCACCAAAAATAGTATCAGCATCACTAAACTGATAACGAACACCAGTTTTAGTAATCAAATTCTGATTCTTAGCAAAAAGCATTAAAATTTGTTCGATATAAGAGTATTCATGAGTGCCCGGATATTTCTTAGCATCTGGTGTATCACCAGCAGTCATACCAGTAGCACCTTCGGTTGTATTAGTATATTTAACATTAAAAACAGCTTTATAAGTATATTCATAAACTGTTTTTGTGCTAGATAACCCATCAGCAACTTCTTTTTCTACTGGTTCGCCATAAGCTACAATAGACACAAATGTGCCAGCTGGAGTATAACCCACAATTTTAGACTGACTAACGATGGTCTTTTCTACCGTATCTACCATAGTAATACGAGTAGCTTTCTGAACGTCTTCGTCTGTATACTCAATAGTCTTTAAAGCTTCTTTGTTATCTTGTTGCTTAGTAAAAATACGAGTTTCAACTACATCAAAATTGTCATCACAATCATAATTTGCTCCACTTAGAATATCAGCATTTTCAAAGATATATGCTTCAAAACCTTCTTCATCACCTTTACCATCTGTCATAGGATAAACGGTTTTTAAACTTAAAGCCCCTTTTAGGATAGAAGACGCTAAAATCTTTCTCTGAGATTCATAAGTTTCTTGCTTCTTTTCAATACGGTAAAAAGTTACATCAGCAACTTCTTTGATACCATATTTATCAAAAAGATTCTGAACTTTGTTCATCTTAAAACCTCCTTTTATTCATCTTTTTTGTTGAGGCTTTCGCCCCAATATTTTGTTTTAAGTTTTTGAGAATCTGCTCCGGCACAAAGCATTTGAATATCTTGTTGCCATTTTTCTTTTAACTGGTGTCGCTCCAGCAACACATAAAAAGAATAAACACTGCAGTTTCTCCAATCTATATGAAAAGTTTCTGCTATTCCCAATAAATCACAAGTAGATAAACCAGTTCCATTCTTTTGTTGCTGCTTTTTCTTTACAGCATCTCTCATTTCTCTTTTTAAACGGAATTTTTTAGCAATTGGCGATTCATTTTCTGGTGGCGGTTCTTCAATCGGGCGGCGATTTTGAATTCTTAGTATATCTTGAAAATCAGAAAAATTTTTTTCTGTTATTAGCCGTTTTTTAGAAAAATCATTGCCAATTAACACGGCATTAATCTTAGGAAGCAATAAAACTTCTTCTTTTATAAAAGTAGTGAAAGCATTTTGTAAATCCAATAAAAATGAATCAGATAATTTAGCACTTTGTAATAAATAGGATAATGTTGTTATTTCAGACAAATCTACTTCTATCTTTGCTTTTTCCTCAATCATCTTAGCAATTTCTGCTTCAGTAAGTAATAATAAATTTAGGTATCCTTTATATTTGTCTGACCCCATCTTTATAATTTCTTCCATTTTTAATGGGTAGACTTCACAAACATTAGAAAGTTGACTTGGAAAACAAGCATAAGACTGCTCTTTAATAACTTCAATATCATTAAGAGAAAGCATAAATTCTAAACTCCATAACAAAATTTCCCATTTCTTCCGTTAGTGTGCTAAAATTAAAACCAATATATTTAATTTCTCCCAATCCATTTAATCTTTTATCTTGTAAGCTCTTTCTAATTTCACTCATGATTTTATAAGGTCGCAAATCTTCACCTGTTATTAACCACTGTTGAAATGGACAATAGATACTAACAATAAAAGTCATAACTTCATTATCAGAATTGCTTTCACTTAGTTCTCCATCCGTATACAATAAAACTAACTTTGTATCAGATAATTGTTCATCTCGTCCTAATAGTGGCACAACTCTTACATTTTTATTTAATAGTTGCATCCCATTAAATTCATCTTTACTGTTTAAAGGGTCTAAATTGGTGTTCACTAATAGCTTACATAAATCTTGGTTATTAAGAATTTTTTTGGCAATCTTAACTAAATTTTTACCATGTTCTTGCCCATATTTAACTTTAGAATCCAATTACATCACCACCATTTAAACATTATTCAAAAAGAAATTAGTATCTTTTCCGACTTCAATATTTTCAGAAGAACGAGGTTCGACATCTCTTTTAAGTTTTTCACCAATGGTAATATAAGCAACATTATCAATACTAATATCATCTATACCCTCTATTTGAAAGCCCTTATTTTTATATTCAAAATAGATTTCTTTCTTTAAAAATTCAAAACGCTGCGTAATAATTTTTGTATCTCTATTTGGCTCACGATAGCCATTACTTTGTATTCCATAATTATACAAATCTTTTACTACTGCTGCTGAACTATTTACAAATTTTACAGGAACAGAATAGAGAGTATCTCCATATTCATTGGTAAAATTGATAATAGAATCTAGACAAATTAATTTATAACAAAAATAGCCTTTAGCAATTTTATCTTCACAAAATAAAACTAGCCAAATTTTATCATATTCAATATCTTTAATACGCTGATAAATTCTTAAAATATCACCTGTATTAAATCTATCAGTCTTTGTAGAAACCAAAAGATTTGAAATCTCTTGACTTTCATTCCATTTGTTTGGTTGCAAAGAACATAAAATGTCTGCTTCATCTAAATTTTTTTGATAAATATTAGCTTGCCATTGTGATTGCCGCAAAAAAAGTTTATCAAATTCTTTTTCTTTTCTAGTTAAAACTCTTTCTTGCCGTGTGTGTCCATCTATATTCATTCTTTTTAAATACACTTCTTTAAAATAATCCATTAGACATCAATCCTATCGAATAGATTCATACATTCAAAAATCGTTTTTCTATAATATTTAAAAGATAAATAACGACACGCCGCCAATTTACTATAAAGCAAATAAAAGTTAATCGTCTTTTGGTCTTCTTTATAGCCCTCAAGTTCAATTAAAATAGTATCTAAGAACTTCTCCCATTGTCCGCCTTTTTCACGTTCTCTTAACAAGCCATATAAACGACTTTTCATTTTATCAATATAAGCTTGCTTTACATCATTTAATTCCAAGACTTTCCACCACTGCCAGCTAATTTTTTAAAGTCAAAGGGCTTTCTACCAATAGAACGATAGTATCTAGCTTCACTTTTTCTTGCTTCGTCTTTAATTTGCTCTCTTAAAGAAATAAAAGTCTTTAACAAATTTGCTTGTGAGAAATCACTTTCTTCATATTGTGTCTTAATATTCTCCCACGAATCAATTGTTCTTTTAAGCCATTCTTGTTTCATAAAGCAAGCCAAGACTTCAATTTCGGCATTTCCAAAAAATTCATCCTTAAAGCATTCTTTTTCTTCGTCAATTTCTAATCCACATCTTGGAAATTTAAAATAGGGAATGGCAGATTCAAGAAATGAACGCCAATCTTTAGTAAACCATTCTAAATCTTCTTCTGAGTAGCAATTTGCCCAATCATCCTCGTTCACTTTACATAAAAAAGCGTTATACACGTCTCTTAGCGTCTTCATCTTCTCTCACCTTACGGTTCTTTTCTTCTCTTTCTAAATCTCTCTTAGTAGCAATAGACTTCATAATATCTGTCCCAGTCAATTCCTTTAGATAAGAACATTTATTAACATCAACGATTTCGTTTTCTAAAGCATAATTGACAATTCTATTAATCTGGTCAAGAGTATACTTCTTAATTTCGGTCTTAAAAACAGAATAAGGAACGTCCTTTAGTAAGTTTTCAATCTGTTTATCAGATAAAACAATAATATTTTCTGGCTCTTCAGCTCCATAAGGTTCTAGACCTAAATCAATCTTATCCTGCAAGTCATTAATATAAAGAATGCCACGGTCAATCATATTACGAAAACCTTCATCCCATAAAAGCTGTTCTACAACATCATAAGGTAGTGGAATAGTTTGTCCTTTCTTTGTCCATTTTCTATTGACTCCATATTCAGGTTTAATTACACCAACAGTCTTATTAACCATGTTCTGTAATTGAACTAATCTTGTATTGCTTTCCATTATTAAATTCCTCCTTTAAACTCAAAAAAAGATGAATGAGCTTTTTTTAAGCCCGCCCATCTTTTCTCATTTTATAATATTATTTTATCTTATTCTACTGGATACTTAGTAGGATAATTTTCTGTATTAGCTAGTGTGGTATTTTCATATACACACCAGTTATGATTAGTTAGAATAGCTACACCAAAACGTGTATATGCTTCAATTTCAAAGCTTCTATCTCTATGCTGCCAATCATCTACCTGAGTATTACCTTCAAATACTACCTTTACTACCTTTTCGCCGCCAGTTGGGAATACATAAGCCATAGCTGGATTAATCTGAGTAGTAGTATTTGTTTCATCAGTGTAAGACTGTGGTAGCTGAATGATTGGAGTTCCTCTAAAGGATGTGATATAACCAGTTCGAGCAATATCATCAATATCCTTTGGAGAATATACCGGAGTAGCACCAGCATAACCCGGAGTTCCCTTAAAGATTGGCTGACCAATAGCATCAGGTCCCATTTCAGCAATAAATTCTGGAGCAGCAAAGATTACAGCGCCACCGCCATAAGCTCTCGCCACAGAAATCAAAGAAGCCATTGCGTTAGCATCCCAACCAGCACCAACATAAACATTCTTAGTTGGACGGTCTTCGGCGTTTACAGAAGCAATTAGAGCCTTCTGAACTTCGCCCATTAGAGCTTCCTGAATGCCTTCAAGTAGAATATCAGTAGATTCAGAAATGTCTTCATCACCAGTTAAATATCTTTCAAAGTCAATATAAGCCGCACCACCAATAGCGTGTCCACCAACTTCAAAAGTATCCTTATCTAGTCTGAAAGATTCATAAGCACCAGAAAGACCTACTTCAGTAATAAACTGCTTAACCCGCTGGCGACCTCTCTTTCTTACGAACTGTGCCTTTTGACCAAGTGCTACGGTCTTAATTTCAGCAAAAGTCCCCATAATCTGTTCTACATAACGTGGTAGAATTTCATCATAAGCCTCCTGCAGAATTTCAAAAAGGTCTAATTTATTTCTACGATAGGAATTATAATCATAACAAAGATTATGAATTTCATTATGTAGTGCTTCTTTTACATCATTATTAGAAAACTTAGTTGGATTTGGACTAGTGCCATAATAAGAGCATACAACTAAGTCCTTAATTGCTTTAATATCAGTTGCCATTATTTTCTTCTACCTCCTTTACCTAAAATTACGCAGTCGGTTCATTAATGAACTGGAACATGAAAGACTTTGTGCCATCAGCATTTGTATAAGCCTTTACAACTTGTGCGTATACATGACCCAGTGCTTCTGCGACACTAGCACCAATGGTTAGCTTACCATGAGAACCTTCTACAACATAAGCGTAAACTGCTTTACCCTTATCTACAGCAGTCTTTACATCATTATACATAATATCGCTATCAAAATTCGTGTTATTTGTCTTAAAGAGTGTAGTGTTAGTTGTATCCCAAGCAACAGAATTAGTAGTAATTCTCATACCCGGTTCTACATAGCCAAGTCTTGGATAGAATTCGTTACAAATCATGCAGAAATTTCTACGACCCGGAGTAAACTGATTATAAATCTTTTCAGTAGAATAATTAATGCCCATTGGATAGCCCTCATCAGATAGTGCCTTGGTTGGAATCGTTACGATTTTCTTAACCTTATCTACCATGTAGAAAGAACCATTTTCACCATAAATCTTGCCAGTAGTTGCTTCTGTATCAGTCATTGGAAAATGAGAAGCAAACTTTTCTGGGTCTAAAGCACACTGTGCTTCAATCATGCCAGCTCTTGTAAACCAAACCTGATTTGGTTCAATCTGACCAAAACCATGACAGTCGAAAAATTTAATTGCCATTACTTATTACCCCCATTCTTATATTTATCTAATAATCTTTCAATACCCGATTCTGCTTTATTGTCTACATTAACTTTGTAGATTAAATCTGATTCGTCCTTTTTCTTAGAGAAAAAAGTGGTAGAACTATTGTCATAAGCAGTAGCACAAACTTCCTTCTTGAAATCGTCTACAGTAAACTTATCCATCTTACCCTTTAGTTCATCAATAAGAGAATCATTTAGATATTCAGAAAACTTATCAAGAATTTCTTCTTTCTTAGTATTTTCAATATTGGACTTAAATTCTGAAAGTTCAGAAATCTGCCCATTTAAAAGTGTCTTTTCGTTTTCGAACTCTACAATATTGGTTTTTAAATCAGCAATTTCAGTATCCTTTTCATTTAATTTCTTCTGAAAGTCTGCTAAAGCGTCCTTATCATCTGTAGAAGTTGTCTTTGCCCCTTCTAATTGAGACTTTAAAGTGACAATTTCATCCTTTAGAACGGTCATTTCCTTAGAGTCAACAGACTCACCTAAAGCAAAATTGCCTTCTTCATCCTTTTCAATCTTATTATAATGAATACCATCCTTATTTACATAAGAAACTACGTCATTATCTAAACTAAAAATTACAGAATCAAATGTTTCGCTTTTTTCTGTTTCATAATTTGGATTAAGCATAGCAAAAATAGCAGAAAAGTTCTCCGCTTCTACGCCAAATAAATTTGTATTCACTGGTTTTTTCACCCCTACCTTTTTATTATCATTGTTATCTTTTTTACTAAAGCTTTTAATTGTGTCAATTAATTCTTTAGCATCGTTATATAAGCTAAAAAATGCCGCTCCTTCAAAACACGGTTCAGTCATATCGCCTAAAACTTGTAATCCTAGTAAACAACCATCCTCAAAATTAAAATAAGGGTCGCCGTCCTCCCAAATATTCCACTGACCTTTTAAAGTGCCGCTATAAATTTCCATAGATTGAGATTTACCAGAAATAATTTTAGCTTCTGGATATAAAGCAGTATAAACAATAACATCGCAGCATGCGTATTCACGTTCTACGCCATCTTCATCTAAATGCTTTTCCCAAGCAAAATTAGGATTTTCTGGAACAATTCCATAAATCTTTCCATCTGAATTTTTCCAACCATGGTCTGTATAATCTACATCATCTTTATCAAAAATTCCTTTAATTGGAACATATGGTAAAGAAGCAATAAGTTTATTAGCAAATTCTTCTGATATAAAAGTGCGGTTTCTATTAAGTCCTTTATAAAAAATGCGGACTCTACATTTAGACGTTATATCATTTACTTTTGTCATATCACCATAAAGACTAATATCAAGTCTGTTTGGAATCTTCTTCTTGTCCATTGTCAGTATTCACCTCTTCTTTTTTATTTTTATCTTCTGTAGAATCTTTACCATTTCCTTCAATTGGCTCTCCTGCTTTTTTGCCGGACTGTGTATAAGAAGATTGTAATGGTTTTAGCACTTCATCGAGTTCTAATAAGTCATTTTCAAGCGTCTTTAAGTCGGCAAGATTAGTTTGGTCTACACCAGTAGAAAGAATAGGTGTTAAGAAACTATAGCCGAATGCCGCCAATTCTTTTGCTCTAGAAGTATAATCAGCACTATTGTAATAACTAATGGGTAAAATTAATAACTTAAATTTTACTTTAGCATTACTAAACTTGTAATTCATAAGAGCAGTAAAAAAGTTAGCATAACGATTTCCTAAAATCATAGTCATAGCTAAGTCATTATTTAAAGAATAGTTAATTCCAGCTTCTGTTGTCGCACAGAAAAGTTCTTTTGATATGCCCGCAGATTCATAGATAAGATTTTGGACATCTTCGACTTCGGTTTTTTCATCGCTATCGCCACTTAAATCTAATAAGTCAATTTTATTATAACTTGTCACGACATCCACATCTGGATTATCTCTTAGCATATCAACAACACCTTGATGCATAACTTCTGCTTCATCTGGTTCAAAAACCAATTCAGTTCCATTCACACCTACTTGTTGTGTTAAAATTCTTTTTAAAGCTTGTAAATTCCGTTTTTTGTCAATGTCCTTATAGTCGTCCAAATCATCTAACAATGGGATTAAATCTAAAAAGAATGGTCTTTCATCAAAATAACAAAAATAAATACCCATTTCAGCAGGAAGGAAAATCCATCTATCTTTTCCTTTATGTTTATAATTGTAATAACCTTTTTGAACTACTTTAGGATAAGTTTCAAGAATCTCTTTTCTTAATGCTTCATCTCTAATAGTGTCGAAAAAAGCCATATTAAATTCTACAATATCAACATCATGAGAATTTTTAAAACGACTGCGACAATAGTTAAAAGGTAAATCTTGAATTGCTACAAAATCGCCATCTTCATGAATAAGTCCATAATAAGCGCCTTTTACCAAAATATCCTTACTAAATAATGTACATTTTCTCTCTATTTGAAAAGAAGTACAAAAATCAGAAGCATTATAATAGGCTTGAGAAATTTTTTTATTAGAAATTTTATCTCTTGGGTTTTTAATGTGCGGCACAAGCACCCATGAATAAGTTAAAAAAGTCGCATAGTGTAAGATAATTCTCTTATAAAGACCAGAAGTAGCAAAAAAGAATTCGCTCAATTTTGCTCGTTCAATTGGGTCGCCGCATTCCACAATTCTTTTAATCTCTTCTTTAGAATACATTGGATTCCTTTCTCTATAAGATTTAGCATCAGAACGAACGTAAGCCGCCTTAGAAGTAGCAATCATGTCTTTTAATGCTTTCTTAAATTGCAGTATTCTTTGGTCTTTTAGTTCTTGTGTATTTATATATCTCACCCCCTTGCCTTAGTGGTAAAAACAAGTCGCCGCCCTAAGCCACGATTTTGTCTCTTACTAATAAAGTCATTTTCAAGTATTTGAACTCTATAAATTCCCATTTCCAAGGCAGAAAATTTGTCTTTTGTCATTCTTTTATTAATTTGTTCTACTACAATTTGATTGCTGTTTCCTGTTGGCTTTTGTTTTAAATTCATAATTTCATCCAAAAGAATTGTAGTCAATTCATGCGGCAACAATCTTTTATTTTTTTCCTCAGGTGACATTTTAGCTCCACGCCGAGTAGACATTAATTTTGTTTTTGCTACTGATTCTGGAATTAAAAAATTAAGTAAACCAGAATAAACCTTGGAATAAAGAAAAGAATGCATTTGACTATTAAGGTCTAAATTTGCTTTAATTCCATACAGAATTTTTCTAGCTTCTTTGGGCTGCAAGTTTCTATATTCATCTCTGTTTGAAAACCCATATGCTGGATAAGTTTTTCCTGTGGTAGCATCAAAAGATTCTTTAATCATGCTATCTGCGAAGGATACACCTATGCCATTTATATCTATTACTACTTCTTTCGGACAAAATAGTTCAATTAATTTTTTTAACTCAATAACTTGTTTATCAAAAATCTTTTCACTTTCTGTTTTTCCTAATACAAACAAGTTTACCAAATTTACTTTCCATGGGGTGTCTCTTCTTGGAAAAACTTTAAGAATTGTTGCTACTGTTTGACATTTTAATCTGGCAATATCTCATTATTTTCTACTAATAACGCTACTTATTAGCACGTTCTCTTATGAACTGCTTTATATTTCTATAAAGTTAAGACTATTTCTTCTCTGTTTATACATTCACTATGCTTATAGTTACTCATATAGTCGTTGAACCTGCGTTATTTAAAATAACGGTTGGCTGCGAGTTGTCTATATAAGATTTCCTCGCAATTTAATAAAATTTTCATTAACTTTTATCAAGTTAAGCGGCAAATATTTTTACCGAAATCACATAAAAAGATTCAATGTCATCTCTAAATTTGGCATGAGATTCAGGATTAACCAAGTGACGGCAACTCAATAATTTCTCATAGTCAAACCATGCATCATCAGATGAACCCACAAATCTACTCATATACTCTTTAGCAAAACTCAATTCATTAAAAGTTCCAGATAATTTTAATTCTGTCAAAAAATCTTTAGAAAGTAGTCCTGCCGAAACAGGAACTCTGAAATCGAATCCCCAACAAAAAGTTTTAGCTGGATTTATAATAGAATCTTCAAAAAATTCAACTGTTTTGTCATAACAATAGGTGTTTTTATCAGAAGCAGAAGAAATCCAGAACTGAACTTGTTGTGGCTCATATTCATTATAATCTTGATTTTTCATTGGTCTATCAACATTTAGTAAAGGTAGAATAATATCATTTATATCCTTCGCTTGGTGGTCTCGATATTCATCGAGAATACCGCAATTCGCTCTGTTTCCTCTTGTGGAATTAAGAGGTGTCAAAATATCTAAAATAGAAGTATTTCTAAAAATCAAAGTATAATATTCATTCGATTTTTTCTCAATTAAAACCTCTTTTTTCAAGAGCGGCAATAACTCGAAAATCTGTTGTATTTTAGAAGAAGCAATCTTAACTGACTGCTGCTTGCCCGGACTACACATAAACTGGTGGCTACCGGGTCTGAAAACAGAAATTAAAATTAAGGCAAGCACACAAATGAACGATTTTCCGGCAGCACGTGGAGCAATAGTATCAACACGTCCATGCCGCAAACATGCTCGTAAAAAAGCACGTTGAAAAAGTTTAAGAGAAAATTTAGAACTTCTAGGTGTTATTAAATCCACGACATTGTATTTAACAAGAATCGCTAGTTCTTGCCCTTATGGCTTATAATTTCTTATAAGAGTAGACTATATTATTTTTAATTTTCTTTCAATTCGCTTGAATTTACTGTATCCATAGTCGTTGAACCTACTAGTTGATTAAGTCCCTAATTCGGATGCTGATTGCCCATTGTTAAAAATATGAATTTCTCCTTATTTTCATCTCTTTACTTGTTTCTGCTTTCGCTCCTTCATAAAACTATTGTGGCAAAAGAGCTTTAGGGCTTCCCAGCAATTTTAAATTTTTTCATAGCTTTTATCACTATGCTCCTCGTTTGAAGAGGTCTGGATAATTAATCCAGTGTTCTAACCATTTCGTATAAAGTTCATAATTTTCTTCAATTCTTTTTTTTGTCATTAAACTGCCTTTTTCAACTTCTACTCCGTCAATAATAAATTTCTTTTTCGCTACCTTTGCTAATGTTGAACAAGTGTTTTCTATTTGTTCAACAGTAAACATTCAAATCTTTCACCTCTTAATAATCAATATTAAATTCTTCATTATCTTCTTCGGCAAAATTACGACAATCGGCAATAAATTCTCTTTCGTCAAAATTTTGTCCACTGAGTTCTGCGGCAACTTTAAGTGATTCAATTCTTTCTCTAATTTCTTCACCGATACCGCTTTCATTTACATACATATATCGGGCATAAGCTTTTGTGCTTTGTATCAAAGTATCAACTTCATCTCTTTTTATGTCAGTGTAATACTTTGGCTTAAAGCCTAAAACTTCAGCATAGCTCATTAAATCACTAACGCCCTCAAACTCGTCTTCTGATTTAATCAACTTAGGACTCAAATTCGCAATTTCAATTAAATCGTTATATGCCTTTAAGTCCTTAGAAATATCATCTCCAGCACGAATTTTTTCTTCCAGAATCAAGCTATAGCGGCACAATTTTAATGCTTGGTCTTCATTTAGAACGCCAACCACGTTAGAAGATTCAAGCATCCCTTTATGCAAATGTTCCAAATAGTCCAATTGCTTTTCATCATATTGTTCGCCCCACTTCTGTCTAAGCTGCTTAACCATTCTTTGTTGTGTTTCCGGCAATACTCTCTCAACTTTATCGGCATCTTTAAGCCGCAAATACAAGTCATTGTACTCTTGCCATTCCAAAGTCTCATATTCTTTTTGTCGAAAAAGACTACAATAGCAACTAAAAGCATCTTTACCCTTGGTAGCGGCAATCTTTTCCCATTCTTCCGGCACGAAAGGAATGTTAATAATCTGGCAAATTTTATTAACGCTGTTCCACGATGGGTCGGCGGCAATAATGCTGTTCACGCAATCACGGCATACAGGCATACTATCGCCAAGCAGCAAATTGTGGTTAAGAGCAATGTAGTTGACTGGCGTTTTGTCTTGTCCACAACGTAAACAAATTTTTCCCATAGTTAATCACCTTTTAGTTCCAAACCTTTTTCAATAAGTTCCGCCAATTTATCTTTTTGTTTTAATTCTTTATTGGCTGTCGCCACATCACGCGCCATAGATAAAAGTAGCCGTTGCTGCTTCTTTTCTTGTTGATTGTAAGAATCCAAAATTTCAACCATAAAGTCCTCAAAGTTGTCATTTTCCTTTACACCTAAAAGTCTGGCAAAACCAACCAAATCTGTAAGCTGAAAATCATCCCTCATTATTTGAAACAATTTTTCCCAATTCTTTTTCATGTCTACGTGCCTCCCTCTCACATTTTTTACATCTAGAGTTTAAGCCATCCGGCAACTTGGATTTACGTGAGAATTGACGTGGGTCTCTTAATAATTCTCTACCGCAAGATGAACAAATTTTCCATGCCTTATCATAATCCTTACACAAAAACTCATCATAATTTAAATTGGCAGCTGCGGCAATCTTGTTTGTAATGCGTCCCCAAATAGTAGAAATATAATTTTCTTGGTGATGAATACCCATTTGCTTTTCTACTGTGGCGGCAATCTCTTTAATTGATTTGCCTTTTTTCTTTTCTTCGACAATGAGCAATTGTTCTGGTGTTAGTTTTGCGGCACTAATATAAAAATCCAAAGTCCAAAGCAAATTGTGAATGAGGGAATCCGGCATTTCAGCTACAAAAGCTTTTAGGTCATAATACGCCAAAATTAACTCATAAATGTGAAAAGGCTCTAAAAAGCTAAAATAAAGTTTTTTGGGGTCGGGCATTGCTTTTGCTTCTCTTGTTGAATCAGTTCTTGGAAACTTAAAAGCTGTATCATCTTCTGTTCGCATTACACCTCTTGGATACACAGGAAAACCTACGTGCGTTGCCGCTTCCCAATCAAAATATTGTAAACGATTTGGTGTAGATGTCCGGCGGTCGCCCAAAAGTAAGTATTGTTGTTGCCGCAATGAAATTAGCTGATGGTTTAGCAAATACTTTTGTCTTCTAGTAAGAGAATCGCCATGTTCTTTTAAGTAATCAGAGAACTTTTTAATTATTTCTTGTAGTTCAGCCAAACCTTTCACATTTTCTAAGTCCTTTTCGGTAATTTGCGGCTTTGGCTTTTTGTATGGTGTTAGTGGTTTTAATGTTGCTTCATTAAAACCGGGCGTTTCCATTAAAGCTTCTAATGATTCGGGTTTCTTTTTAGACCACGTATTAAATTTAGTCTTAATTTCTACTTCTTTGCGGTCTACTGAAGAAGTGCCATCTTCATCTTTTCCATATAAAATAAAATCAGCGATTTGTTCTAATTCTTTTTTTGATAATTTATCGAGTGGTAAATTTTTAATTGATTCACATCTATCTTTTGAATAATAAATGCCGAAATCAAGATAGTAATTCACGCACATCACCTCCTATAATAATAGTATAACATTTAAAATAAAAGGTGTCAAATTTGGTCCTAATTTTTAAAATCACTTCTGGGAATTTATTGCTAGGTCCCGCCGAAAATCGGATTTATTCCACTTTTTGCCAGAAACAGACCCCCCCTCTTTTCGTCATTTTGCATAAAGCATTGTAAACCTTTTTGTGCAAAACGTAAAATTCTATTTTTTTTGAAAAATTGTATTGACAAATAGGTGCACCCGTGCTATAATAATAAACGTCAACAGGACTTGGAACGGTTAACAAAAAACCGCAAAAAACGAAAAGAAACAAATGTGAAAAATTTGTAAATTTCAAAATTCCTATTGACAAACCAAAAAAACATGATATAATAAAATCATGGAAAGCATCAAATAGCAACTTGAAAATTGAATTGTACGGAATAGAAAAGAGGTGAAAAAACATGATAAAACTAATTGATAAGCAAGGGAATGAATATAGTTTCAGTCCAGCAAACAAGAATCTGTTGGGCGGAAAAAACAATAGTTTCTATTATCAATCGCATATCGGCTTTTTTGAATTTTTGGAAAAAGCAGCGGTAAACGATACCGCAAAAATTGACGTTCTAGCAACGCCTGAAACGGTTTCCGCTTGTTTGATAAATTCAAGAATAGGCGGAAAAGCGAATTTTGTAGTAGCTATGAATGAGCCAGAAACCAAAAACATAGTTGAATTTCTTTTCAATAAAGAATTCCCCATTCCGGCGGATTGGATTTCTTTTGATACCACAAAACAAGAATTTTTCTTACGGGCATCGTCTACTAATTACAAGACATTGATAGCAAGCAAGCACAAACTCTTGAAACGCATATCTATAGACGATTTTTCAAATTTTTGTGATAGCGTAAAACAAGCAATTGACAACGGAGATTATAGCAGAGAACCGCAGAATCTGGGGCATATGCTGGAAATTCTACACTGTAAAGGTACAACAGCAGCCGACAAATTGACAGCGTGGAACTTAAAAGACGCAAATGCACGATATGACGGGCAATATAGCTTTTATTCAGAGGACGGAAAACGCCATTGTTTAACCGTTGATTTTAAGTGTGCTATCTCTGTAAAGATTGATGGTACTACAAAAAAAGTCAACGCTTACGGCAAAACTCACGGAATAAAGTATACCTGCTTCATGCCTACGTTTTTACTAGGTTAAAACTATAATAACGCTGTCCTATCGGCAATACGGGGGAAAGGAATCATCGTGAAATACTGTACAATTGAAATGGAACACGCCTACAGCGAGCTAGCAACCATTGGAAATGAATTCACTTCTTGCGTTCTGAAAAATGACTGGTACAATGCCATTCAGTCAATGTGGGAATTTATTGATACATTGGAATTCCACAAAGAGCAGATACCAGAAGAGGACGTGAAGCGAAAAATCAGAATGGCAACTAACATTCTTCATGAAATTGCTACTAAACATTGGCAAGAATCCAGTTCAGCGTTCTTCAGCATTTTTTCGGATTATCCCGAAAACCAACCGCATTTCTACGATTTTGACTTTGTAACTGATGTTGTTGTTTGTGGCAATTATTTAAGAACCCAACTTATCAAAGGTCATGTGGCAATGGTTTTCGAATTTGACGGAGAAGAAACTGCACTGAAATTTTGGTAAAACAACCACACGCACAAATAAGCAAGCCCACGGGTGGAAGTCTACCCGTGGTGTGTTTAGAAAGGAAGTTTTATTATGAGAAATTATTACTGCATCCTTATGGATATTTGCAAGGCAGCAAAAGAAAAAGCCACGTTGGGCGAAATCACCCAAATCATGGAAGACATGAGAGAATGGGCGGAAGTCCAATCTCAAAAAATCATGAACACAAAGTTCAGCTGTCCAGAAGACGAAAAAGGTGCTATATCTGCTTTGGGGAAAGCACTATTGGGCTTGTTTGACGCCTTTGATAACGAGCATCTGAAAATAGAAAATGGTACAAGTTTTCAGTTTGGAACGGTATTTAATAGCGACCAGCAATCCGTCTTTACGATTTACGGAGCAGAGTTCTACACAGAAGACTGCAAGAGATACAACCGTATTTCAGAAATTCCCGTTGACAAAATAGTATGCTACTGGTATAATAACAGTCCTCGTGGTTGGTTTATGAAGTTGACCAACTACAAAGACCCTAAAAAGCCGCTTATTCTCGAACTTGAAAAGATTGAAGTTGACTATTAAAATCAAATAGACCAGTTTCCACGGATGGTAAATATAAGTCGTCCGTGGGGCTGATTTACAACCGCCCACAATGGGCAGAAAGTGAGAATTTACCATGAATTATTACAACCAATTACTTATTGAAAACCTCGATAATAGAGCTGACAAGCTCTTGAAAACCGGATACGAAAACGGTTGGAGCATAGACCGTTTCTTGTTCGAATTCGGAATGTTCCAAAGAACCGTTGAAGACATCATGACGGCAGCATTGGGGCAAGACGTATTCTGTTTTCATGGCACTCTGTTTGTTATGGATGGGGATGATGATATACCGATTCACACCATCAAACACATATCTTATTTTTCACCCAACAACTATACCGTTGACGAGTGGAACAACTGGAACGAAATTCCTATTGGGCGTCATTTTCACACAGCCTTCGGCGACATAATCATTGATAGATACGCAAAAATCGCCGATTAAAACATAAACCGCATACCATAGCAAGAAAAAATTGTTGTGGTATGCGGTTTCTTTTTGGGTTGTAGCGGTCCCGCCAATCAATCCGAAATATTAAATTTCTGTGAACCAATTTTTACGGTCCGGTGAATTTCGCAACTCAATTTTTTCGATTTCGTAACAGAATGTTCACAATTTAATAATAATTTCATAATCGAAAATTTTTAATTTCGCAACTCAATTTTTTCGATTTCGTAAATTTTAGTTCATCGTTTTTTTATGTTATAATTTTGTTAATTTTTTGTTCATAATTTATTCATAAAAATTTAATATTTTGTTCATACGTATTTTTAACGGTCCAGCCGGAACACAAGGGGAGAGACAAGACACGCCCACAAGCTTTCGTGAGTCTATTATTATGTTTTATATAATATTTATATAGTGGTTCAAAAAAGCTGGAAAATGACTTTCAAAAAAGCTGGAAAAAGAGCTGCAATTTCTCACAGCTCCTTGAAACATTTTATTTTACTAAAAAATATGGAACACAAATTTCTTCACCGCATTCATCACACTTTAAGTAAACTCTAACATCTGAACTCTTGCCTTCATAGTTTACAACATTTACAATTTCAAAATTCCCACCATCAATAGCGTGGATTCCATGATTATATTCTGTCACATCCCTATATTTAACATTATAATAATAAGCAATAGGCAAAACAGTAGCACCTATAACAGCAATAATAATTAAAAGCCATAAACCAAATATTTTTATCTTTTCTAACATAGTTATCTCCTCTTTCAGCAGTAAGAATTTGTTCTTATAGACTATGTTAAGCCTATCAGATTTCCACCATCATTTCATAAACAATGACTTTATCTTTACCGTCATTCCGTTCAATATAGAACTCTTGCCCAACTAGCATTTCAATTTCACAATATTCAGTTTTACGGTAAAATGGAACAGTTTTCAAAAGATAAACAACCTGTCCAATGCCGATTTCATTCAGAGTGTTGATTGCCTTATAGAGTGTAGACAAGTCGTTATTTTCTTCCAGATAGTTAAACAACGATTTCTCAACAGCTTTCAAAACGATTTCAAGCATTTCTTTTTCCATAGTCAATACCTCTTTCTCCACCATTTTTTATTGAGTGGTGATTCTCTTTATCTTATGTTATTATTATAGCATAAGCCGCCAAAAATGTAAATAGACTTTTTGTTAATAATTATGAACAATTTGTTAATTCTAAAAGACCCATAATTTCAAGATCCGCCGCATTACTTTATTTTTTTTAATATCTTATAATATAAATCATTTGAGTTGGCGGCAACTACTTAACAAATTATTTACTTTTGTTTTCATAAAAATTTTTTCTGATTTCACAGATATTTAATTTTTATGCGTTATAATAGATGGTAGAAAGAAAGAAAGAAAGAAAAAGAAAGCAACTGAAACTATTTTTAAAAAGGGAGATAAACAACCATGAAAAAATTTATTCTTATCATTTGTTCTATTGTCAAATTCTTATTCGTATTAGCTATGTTGGCTTTAGTTGCCTATGTAGCTACTTGTATCGTCAACATTTGGTTACACAATTCAACAGATTATACCTATGCTGATTGGAACTATTTGGTTAAGATACTTAAAGAATATTTTTATAACTAAAGCATTGAGAGAACAGGCAGTTGGGAGGACTACTTGTTCTCTCTTGTCATTTCATTGGTCCTAAACTGGGAGATTTAGAACACATAACATTGCTTTTGATAATACTTTTGGGAATAAGTATTATCTTTATTGTAGTTATATTATAGCATAAAATATTTATTGTGTCAACTTTTATTTTCTATAAGAATTTGGAACTTGATTATTTTAAACATATTAAATTTTTTGTATCTGATTCCGACATTTTATTTAGACCCCTATAAAAGAATAAGCGCCGGCTTGAAATAAGCCGACCCCATTTTTTAGTTTCCATCAACCCCGTATAAAGTTACAAATTCACCACATTTTGAGCATTCAAAAGTATAATAACCTCCATATCTTCCGCTTGTGTCTTTGTAAATCCACTTACCCCCGTCAATAGAGTGAATACCATTGTTATAAAGTTGAGCGTCTTTCTTCTGCTGGTATACTGCTCCCGTCACACATAAAGTGACAATAATGATAAAAGTGATTATGTAAGATAGAATAAAAGAACTTATTTTCATTTGACTTTCCTTTCTCAATGAATAAATGCTATAATAATTATACATACTAAAGTATAAACTGCCCAAAGCACATTCAAAATAATTGCTGCTATAAAGCAAGTTTTAGATTTAATATCTAAATCAACAATAGAAATAATAAAGTTAAGAACAGGAAGGACAATTGAGAACCAAAGATATATTTGAGTGAATAATACCATAATGAATCCTTTCAGTGTTTGGCGGTACTACTGAAATATAGCACCGCCGTATTCTGTTTTACTTATTCTCCTTTCAGTTCAGATAACAAAACAGCAAGCAATTCCTGTTTCATATCGGTAGGCAAACTACTCAGCATATTTTTTAATTTCCGCCGTTGTTTCTCCTTTCCTTCAGCTTGCTTTCGTTTTAAATAAGTTTTCCATTCCTCTACATGAGCCTTACCATCGTAAGGATAATCATCTCTAAAATTGGAAGGCTTATGATGGTTAAAACCATTCTTTCCATATCCACCAGTATCTTTCATTTTAATAGAAATTTGAGCATAGAACGGAATATCTTCACCATTCTTCTTTGTTGTTCCACACTTAATGACAAAAGTTGTGTTATTACACTTGCCAACATATCTTTCGCCATAAGAATCAGCAATGATTTTCTCAATTTCCGGCATACCCTTGGCATTTCTCCAGTCCATAACATTCTGATTCATAAAGTTCTCCAATCTCTGTTTTAATGACTTTATCAGCTGTCCTTATTACTCTTTTATTATACCACGATTTGTGGATTTTGTCAAGTAAACATTTTGTTAATAAATGAAACGAAATACTACTTCTTTACCACACTTGCGACATTTGAAATGAACATTGTATTTGAAATCAACATGAGAAAATTTGAAAACATCACCACAAAAACAACGTCCATCGTTAAAATCTTCTATTGCTTTATCTTTGTGAATCCAATAAAGTACCAAACGAACAACGCTGTAAATAGTAATAATAGCCAAACAAATGATTATACTCATTTTTTTTAACACCTCTTTTCTTTAACCTTGTGCTATTATTATGGCATAGTTGACGGCGAATGTTAATAGATTTTTTGTAAATGTTTTGTGAACTGTTTGGATTGGAACGGTCCGGTCATTCATTATCAATAATTTCTTCAAACCCCTCTCGATTAGTATCTTCAATTTGTCTTAAAATTGGTTCTTCTCCATCAACATAATATTCAGTAGGCATAGCTAATGACATTTGGTTGACACAAAAACAATTATATTCGATTCCCTTATATAATCTTTGTTCTACCTTAAAATCCATCAAACCGCTGCCTTTGAAAATTGAAAGCATTTGTCTATAATCATCATAAGTATCTCTACCTTTTCTTTTTGTAAAAGTATTCATAACTTGAGATAAAGTAAATTCACAATATGAATCTTTCTCCCAACATTTATACAAAAGACTATATACACTAATTAAATGTCCGCCACATTTAAATCTTTTCTGTTGCCGCAATAAAAATTTAATAACATCAATATGTAGAGCAACATAACTATATGGAATAAATAATTTATAATAAATTTCTTTACCTTTTTCATCTCTACCTATTTCAATATAACCTTTTTCTTCTAATATCTTAATTGAACTTCTCCATGTGTTTGCTGAAAGTCCTAAATCTTTACAAACATTATTTAAAACATAACTATTTTTGTAAGTATAATAATGCTGTTCCGCTTTTATTAGCATTCCATTTAGAAATAGAAACTAAATAGGAATATACCAAATATTGCTTTGGGGTTAGTTTCGCCCATTGTCTTTTCTTCATGTCTAATGCTTCAAAATATCTATCTTTATTCTTTGCCATTTCTATCACTCTCCATTAAAAACGCAATTTTGCACCTATAAAACTCAAAAATGCGACTCGTAAAACGCAATTTCGCACCCGTAAAACGCAATTTCGCACCCGTAAAACGCAAAAATGTGACACTGTTATATATTATGTTATATAGTACCGTTCCAGCTAAAAAAAAATAAAACTACGGCGGAACACCAAAAAGAAAATACATTTTAAACACCTCCTAAAAATTTTTATTTCAAAAGTCCCATGAAGGAACAATTATATTATATTATTATTTAATTACAATAATAATTATTCGTAAAATTCAGGAGAATGAATGTGTAAATTTTAGAATAATGGATTGTAAATTTTAGAATAATGGATTGTAAATTTTAGAATAATGGAATCGGGAATTTCCAATAGTGTTATCGGGAGAAACCAATAGTATATAGTATTGTTATAGTATTGGGTAGGTCCCGTTCCACAAGCAAAAGGACAATAGTTTTTCAACTACTGTCCCTCTGTTTTCTTTTAGTTCCAATAATTTACAAACTCATGACCAAATTTTTGCGGCACAATTTCATAGCATTCCTCCTCATGTTTGTCAACCCATTCACAAGCAGCCTTAAAGTCATTGAAACAAATTGCTGTTCTGGTTTCATTGTAAGCACTATCATCATAACAGAATTGAACCGCATAGAAATCGCCTTTTTCATAGGATTTTTCAATTTCAATTGTTGTATCTCTGAGAATGCCCATCTTATAAAGCTTGTTAATGTTGTCAAAAATGAAATCAAAAGGGTTCGTAAAGTCAACATGAATTGCTGCTGCCATTTCTTTATAAATAGAAATCGGAACGAAATTATGCCAGCTTTTGTTTGCTGACCGAAAAACTGAATGACCATTCAATACAACTTCTACACCGCTAACTTTTACAATTCTGTTCATAATAAAATATCTTTCTGGTTTTTGGAACTTTCCTTGTTCTTTAGTATGTTATTATTATAGCATAGTTGACAGCAATGGCAATTGAATTTTTATGAACATTTGTGAAGAAACTTTTAATTATTGCGGCTAATAAAACCATGGTCTCGGCAAGTCTTCTTAACAAATTGTTTATAGACCTTTTAGAAAAAGATAATGAATTTGGCAGCGACCTGTGCTATAATAGAAACATAACAAGAGAGCTGGTAAACTCAATAAAACAGAGATTGGAACATTTGCTTTATGAAGTATAGTATTATCAATGCTGAAAGTGATATGTGTATCACTACTACAAACAACAGAGGGAAAGACCCGAAGAAAGAGTGCTGTTTTGCTAATCTTGTTCTTTATAAAATGTATGATTATACCAGAAGACATACAGCCTTGAATTTGACTTTTGAACAATTTTGTGATGAATGCAAGGCTATTGACCGTTATGTTGTTGCTGATATTCAAAAACATAGTTTGGAACAGTTAAAAGATATTATGCGGAATCAAGCTTGCTCTCCAAATTTGTATGGACATTTTATTTTAGTGCCAGAAATTGAATAATAAAGAAAAGAGGGGCTATTTTAGTCTCTCTGCTTTTGTAATTGAATGGTCGTTATAACTTAATAAATTCTATTTCTATTATTAGATTATGACTATATATTATACTACTATTTAATTTACCCAAACCCCATGATAGGGGTTTCTCAACCCCTATCTACCCTCTTAGGGCGTGAAATTACGCCCTAAGAACCCAAATTTCTCGGCAGCTAACGCTGGCGAGTTCATTGCTACGCTTTTTCTTTTTATTTATTTTTCTTTTTTTATTATTATTAAAATGTTGACTTATAGTATAGAAATATTATATAATATTTTATAGGGGTTAGGGGTTAGTTAATTAGCTTTTAGAAAAATTATTATAATAATAATATAAATAATAAAAAGAAAAGAAAATATAAAAGAAAAAGAAAGGTCCGCATTGGCGGCAATTCATAGATAGTTTACAATTACTTTAGAAAAACATAATTACTTTTAATTCTTAATGTGGTATAATAAATATAGAAATTAAAGAAAACCATTACTACTAAAAGAAAAATAAAAAAGAAAGTTGGTAGACTATCATGGAAAAAACTTTTGTAAGAACAAATGACTACTTTATTGAATTTAATTCCTATTTAGAGGACTTGCAGAACGAAGCAAAAAACTTATCTCTAAAGCAATCAGAGTTAGACAAAAAGCAGCAAAAAGTTCTACACTGGATTGAAGCAAATGGTGAGTTGACAATAGAAGAAAAAGCTGAACAATACGATAAACTTTACAATATAAGAACAGAGAGAAGAAAAGTAAAAAATTCTCTTCTGCAGATTCAGCGAATTCTTCAAAGAATTAAAACAAAACCATTGCCGCCAACAACCGAAATGAAATATAGTTTTGACTAAAAGAATAAAGAGGGCTTGCCGCAAGTCCTCTGTTCTATTATCTTACAAAGGTCCCGACACTGTTCACAAAAATTTAACAAGATAATAGTTGACAATAGAAAAAAGATGTGGTATAATAAATATAGAAAATGAAAGAAAGGTCGTAAAAAAGCTATGAAAAATTTTTCGTTTGAAAAGAACAAAAACATTTACATTATTCGATATAAAGAGTGGGAACTTTATGTTGATATTGTAGAAGAAATTATAATCAATAATAAAACGGGAGAAATTATTGATTATGAAACTGTGAGAACAACGATATTTGAAGATTTGGTTGAAGCTTTTAATAAAGGAAAGCGTTTAAGCTTTATTTCTGACCGTTATGAAGCACCAGATGAAACAGGAAAAAGTGATAGCTATGCCTGTATGGAAATTTGTATTCTTGAAACTATTAGTGAGGAAAAAGAAGAAAATGGTTTCTTTTCCAGAATACATAAAGAAGATAAGCTTTATTCTTTATTGCTTTCTAATCCAAATTTACGTATTTCTTGGGTTTATGATGGCGAAATTCCAGAAGGATTTGTGGACTTTTGTTTAAAGAATAATTTAATGCTTAATTGCATCAGCTATAAAATTTTTCAATCGAGCAAGAAAATTAAAGATTATCCAGAAGATGTTAGAATATTGGCAGCGGAATATATTGAAGAAATAAATAGCAGTGAATTACCAAAAGAACATATAGTAAAAATTTTAAGGGCTTATAAGAATAGTGTTTTAAAATATGGTAGCTATGCTTTTGACGGTCACTCTACACTTAGATATACACTTACATATGTAGGTCAATTTCCTGAACTAATAAAACTAATAAATAACCAGTCTTCTTTTGCTTTAGTGGCTAATGCTGTAGATAAAAATTATAAATTACTAAAAGATAAAGAGCAACAAGAACAAATTCAAAAAAATCAAAATAAAATTAAAGAATTAGAAAATCTGTTTTATGAAGATTATTGTTTTATTGTGCCGACAACATTAGAAGAATTAATAGATGAAGGTAAGCAGCAAAAAAATTGCGTTGGGAGTTTTTACAATAATTCTATGGCTAGAGGAGAGAACTTTATTTATTTTATTAGAAAAAAGAATGAACCAAAAAAGAGTTATATTACTTGTCGTTTCGGTGTGTATACTAAAGAAACAGTAGAAGCAAGATACAAATTTAATGATGTAGTGTCTAAAGAGGAAGATGGAAGAGCGATTCTCAAAGCAAGTGAATTTATTAAAAAAATTATAAAAACAGAAGAAGTAAGAGTTAAAACTATAATGGCGAATGATTTACCAACAGAAGGAGCACTGCCAACTTGGACTTTTGAATTTTAAAAAATAGTAGGGCTTTCAGAAATGGAAGTCCTATTGCTTTACAAAGCTACGGTTCCTGGCAACAAAAAAGGCGATAGTAGAACCTACCGCCCGTCTTATTTATTTATTTTCTTTTCTAATATAAACAGTTGTTGAAGGTTTTAATCTGAAAATATCACTATGACCTTTAACTAATTCATACAAAGTGTCATTATTTTTATCATATCCACAACATCTTAATGGTCGTACTGAATTTTTTAAAAGATAAAAATTATCTCCAATCTTTAAGTTAGAAGCAACAACTTCCATAAAAACATATCTTTCTTTTGGCTCTGCCCATCCCATACACTTATGATAACAAATAGCAAAGGCAATGTAAAAATCTGGTTTATCTTCCGGATGTTTCCTTGACATCACAATTTTTCCAGTTTTCTTATTATACAAACAGTAGATACCTTCTTCTAATTCGGTAAAATTCCAATTCGGAAGGGATAATTTACGTCCATATTCATGAAGATTATCCACATAAAAATATTTCTTTTCCATAATCAAATGCCTTTCTGGTTTTTAGAACTTTCCTTGTTCTTTAGTATGTTATTATTATAGCACCTTTTTTGGTATTTGTTAATAGATAAAATGTGAACAATTGTTAAGAAATTTTAAATTGTTGTGATTAAATGAGTTCATGGTCCCGGCATCTCAATTTAAAATTATTTCATAATTCTTTTAGAAGAACATAATTACTTTTGGAACTTGATGTGCTATAATAGAAACATAGCAAGAGAGGTGATAAACTCTTAAAAACACAGAAAAGGAAAAATGTTATGAAAAAGATAGTTATTTCTGTAGTCCTTGCTATTCTTATTACTTATGTAGTTTTGTTAGTTCCTACTGCTTTAGTCTATTGGTTGGTTTCTTTAGTTTTGGGAATTAACTTCTTATGGAAGAATACTTTTATTATTACTGGAATTGTTACAATTGTACGATGGCTTTTTTCGAACAAAAAGTAAAAAAAATAAAAGTTTTAAAATTAAACAAAGAAGGGTTAATATTATGATTAAATTATTAGTAGGTGGAAAAGGATACTTTGGTGCTAAAAAAATTGCAGAAAGATTAGTCAAAGATATTGAAGGAGAGCAGGTGGGCACTGTATATCGATTCATCGGGTTGGATGATTCTCACGCAAGAGAAAAGACGTTGCTCAACAGAACTTTTGATAATCTTCTTTCTGAATGCGATGATAATATTTATTATTCCTATGAATTTGATTCCTTTAAATATAAAGATAATGAAAAGTACACTATTTATGGAGGAAAGTTCCTTTCAGTTGATGAAGCTATAAAAAGGATAGAAGAAGATATTGATGGGCTTTCCGCACTTAGACGTGTTCTTTGTCGAAAGAAATAAAATAAAATATAATGCCGCCGGAGTTATTCTTCGGTGGTTCTTTTTATCTATTATAGGTCCTTAGCCATAGAAATATTTGACTAATAGAATAACTAATGATGTAATATTTTTAGAGTTAAGATATTAGAACTATTAAGCAGTTCATAATTATTTAATCTTTTGCTCTAAAAGAATTAACTTGACTTTTTGAGAAAAATGTGCTATAATATAATTACAGTAAAGGAAAGGAGCGGTTGAAATGGAAAATTCAATTGCTGTGGCATTAGTTCTATATCGTTGTGGGAGAGTTTCAAAAGCTGAAATTTTAGATTTACTTTTGGAATGTAAACGATTAGAGCGTGAACACAAAGAAAAATCTGCTATCTATGGCAGCTATGTTAAATATCTAAAAAATGCCTTAAAAGATGGAAAGGAGAACTAACCATGATTAGATTTTCTACTGTTATTTATTTCTCTTGCTTTAAGTATAACGGACGGCTCTATATTAAAACAGGTGAAACAACTGCAAGAGATGTGATTACAAAAGAAACGATTCAGATTCAGAAAGAAGAATATGTTTATATTTTTTAAGGAGGAAATAAGAATGCCGACTATTTATTTAATGATTGGAGTTCCAGCTTCTGGAAAGACTACATGGGCAAAAGAAAAGCTAAAAGAATTGGATAACGCTATCTACATTGGCTCTGATTCTATTAGACTGGAACTATGGGGAAATGAACAAGACCAGCAACACAACAGAGAAACTTTTCAAGAAGTATTTAATCGAATAGCAAAAGCAGCAAAAGAAAGAAAGAACATTGTTTATGATGCTACAAATATTAGCCGGAAAGAGAAAGAAAACATTCTAAAGCTGTTGACTAATGACTATACAAAAATTGGTGTAAAAATGTCCACACCAATTAAAGATTGCTACAAAAGAAACTTGAAAAGAAATAGAACAGTGCCAGAAAAAGTCATTGGAAAAATGGAAGTTAGAATGACTTATGATATGGATTTGTTTGATGATTATTTGATTGTTTACTAAAAAAGGGGGAAAAGACTATGACATACAAGATTTACAATGTTGAAACCGATATGTATATTGGAACTACAAATAATAATAATAGAGATGCTTCCAAAGAATGCTGCTTTGAGAATGGTATTCTTCACAGGATGTATGAGATGGCAAAGGATTCATTAGACAATGTAAGTTTTTCTAATTTTTGTGAACATTGTTCTGAATACTATACTATTATTGATGATAATTGGGAAGATAAGATTGAAACATTTAAATTCGTTTTAAAAGAAAAGGTACATACTCCAACTTTTCATAGTTATTTTTATTTGATTCCACAAAAGAAAGACGCTGATTTTTATATGATTGATATTGCTGATAATAACGCTCGTTTTCCTACCCCTATTGCTTTCTTTAAGACTTATAAAGAAGCGAAAGAATTTGTAAAGAATTTTAAAAGTGATTTAAAGTTGAATTTAAGTGATATTAAAGAAAAAAAATGGACAAAATTTTGATAAGAGGGACTATTGATTTAGTCCCCTTACTTTATTATCATTATGGTCCCGCTTGGCGGCAATTCATAATTATTTCATGATTCTTTTAGAAAATATCTGTTTACTTTTAGAGCATGATGTGTTATAATTAAAACATAGTAAGACAGCTGATAAAGTCATTAAAACAGAGAATAGGAGAAAATTATGGCTAAAGTAAAAATTATGAAAAAAGAATTGGTTTGGGATGTGTTTGATATTGAAGATAATTTAAGAATTGGTATAGTAGAAAATAGTGCTTGTTGTTTGGATAAAAAAGTTTTGAAAAAGATGTATTCTATCGTTTCTGCTTACTATGATTATACATATGAACAGTTTTGTGAACAGGCGAAATATTTTATAATTTCTGTCGGGAAATATGACTTTTGTGATTATTACTCTATAAAAGAATTAAAAGCTTATCGTGCTTTTTCGCCCGAAGAGATTTTCTTTTATGCTGTAGTACGTAATAAATGGAACATGATAGAAGTAGAAGCTGATTATTTTTCAATTCAAGGTACTGACGGCTATGATAGACCTTTCACAAAAGCTACTTATCAAGATTATGATTCGGCTATAAAATATTGTCGTGAAAACAATGTGGATATAAATAACATCGTGCCACAAAAATGGGGAGAATACATACCTTTATTTGATTAAAAATTTGGGGAACTATTGTAGTTCCCCTTTCTTTTAGTTTTACTACGGTCCCGCAGAAAAAGCGATAGGTTTCTCCTACCGCCCATTGCTTTATTTTTCTTTTTTAATAAAAACTGTCACAGTAGGCTTTAATTTGAAAATATCACTGCTAGTTTCTTTAACCAATTCATACAAAATATTATTATTTTTACAATAGCCACAACATCTTAACTCTTGTTTTGGAAATCCGGCTATATAAAATTTTTCTCCAATCTTTAATTGAACAGCTTGTTTTTCTATTATATGAACTCTTTCTTTTGGTTCTGGAAGTCCCATATACTTATGATAACAAATAGCAAAGGCAATATACATATCTGGCTTATCTTCTGGATGTTTTCTTGACATTACAATTTTTTCAGTTTTTTCGTTATACAAGCAAAAAACCTTTGTTGATAACTGAAAAAATTTCCAATCTAAAGAACGCTTTTTGTAATAAAGCCGTTTTCCATATTCATGAAGATTATCCACATAAAAATATTTCTTTTCCATAGTTAAATACCTCTTTCTTTTGGTTCTTCTTGAAAATACTTGCCGAAATATTGCGGAATAATTCTCATCAATTCATATTTGTTCAAATCATTATCACAATATTCTAAAGCCTGCTCCAATGTTTTAAAACTATTGTCATTCTGCCAAATTCCATGAGTATTCGCCCATTGAACAAGATAATAGTCAGCGTTCTCTGGGTAGGTAATTTCTACCACTTCTGAACAAAAGTCGATGAAGTTTTTTTCATCTTTAAGATAGCAATAAGTTCCATCTGAATCATCTTCAAACTGCTCCAAAAAGTTAGTACAAAAATCATAAGTAGAAAAACCATCGCTTTCTAATTCCTTTCCAGTGATAGCATTATAAATTTCGCTATAAACGCTAAAAGGAACAGATTGCCGAATTTCTGAATCCAGAAGAATAGAACTGCTGTTTACTGTCGGCATTTTGAAAATTAGTTTGTGTGTTTTTGGGTTGAAGAAACGAATAAATTCAACCGTTTTTGTTTTCTTTACCATCGGTTTTTACCGCCTTTCCTTAACTTTCTATAATTATTATAGCACAGGTCGCCACTAAAATCTACTACATTTATTAAAAATATTTTTAACATTTTGTTAAGAGCATCATTTTATGGTCCCGGCACATTCTATTAAAAATTTGTCAATAAAAAGTTTACTTGACTTTTCGGGCAATTCATGCTATAATAGATATAGAAATTAAAAAGAAAGTAGGTTTTACTATGGATTTTGTCAACTTCAAAAAACAGAAAGAAAAGCTTTATTTCTATACTGAAAAACCCGATATTTATTGCGTGGCTGATTTGAATAAAGGAACTGTATACGATAGTCTTTTAGATGAAACATTTTATGACTTTACTGTTTTGCAAAAGTATATTCATATAGACGATGATGCTGATGATTATCAAAACTATCACAAAGACCTTTTATCACAAATAAAAGCTGTTATTTGCTTTCGTTATTCTCTATGGTGGTGCAGAAGAGAAGAATCTATTTTAGGTTCTTTAAGACGTTTAGAATCAGCAATTTCTATTTGTTATGAAAACAATCTTGAATGTTATTTAAATAGTAAAATAGAAGCACATATTCCAACGGGTTTTATTAACTGGTTAAAAGAAAAAAGAGAAATTTTTTCACATGGAAATATGATTAATTTTCTTTTAGAAAAGCAAATAAAAGAGAGTTTTTCTGCTGAATGGTATCCTTATATTGCTTTAGTTTTAAACAGTCTTATTATGAATTCTACCAATATTATCAACTTTTTAAAAACTGAATGTGGAAAAACTTATTTGAAAATTGTTAAAAAAACTTTATTAAATAGTTTTTGCTGCTATCGTAGTGTTATCCCTGATTACGATGCGTTTTGTTTTTTAATGGATAATCCAGAAGAAGGGCTAAAACTTTTAGATACTAACAGAAGTATAGAAAGAAATTTAAGAATAATAAGAGAATATCAAAATAAGAAAGAAAAAGAAGTATTTATTAAAAACTTAACAAAAATTAACTTTATAAACCAATTTACTAAAGGAAACTATATTGTAGTAGTGCCACAAAAGCTTGATGATTTAATAGAAGAGGGTAAACAACAAAACAATTGCGTTGGTAGTTTTTACAATGATAATATTTTTTGCGGTAGAGATTATATTTATTTTATCAGAAGAAAAGACAATCCTAAAAAATCAGTAGCAACCGCACGTTATAACGTAAGCGTTGGAAAAACAATTGAACTGAAAGAAAAGAATAACAAAGAAGCCCATGAGCAATTCTGGACTTTCGCAAAAGAAATAGATGAATTAATCAACAACTATCTTAAATAAAGCAAAGACCTTTCAGAAATGAGAGGTCTATTTTTTTAATAATTAAAACTTAGGTCCGAGGCGGCATAAAAAGAAGGGATAGGCTACTTCTAACCTATCCCCATTTCTTTATGCCTTTTCTACCTCTGTACCTACACTAAAGGTAGCGTACTTGCCTTCATAACCAATCATTTCAGCATTTACATAATTTCCGTACTTTGTATATCCCAAAAATCTAAATTTATGCCCACAATACATAAAAGTATCAAATGTTTCAAGTGCTTCAATCTTTACCTTTGGCTTCTTCTTTTCTTCTGGCAAATCCCAACCCTTCATTCTGTGATAAGCATAAGTAAAGCCAATGTTAAAATCAAATTCATCATCTTCATGACAGTGAGCAGCCCACGAAAGACCACGTTCAGTATCTACAATCATAACCGTTCCAGCTGGCGAATTTACAAGTAACCCCCATCGTTCAGAGCCTTGAAACATGGATACGTTTTCAGCAACACACTTTTCGCAATAGTCATTCAAATTCTTTACATAATAAGCCATAAATAAAATCTCCTTTTAAATAAGTTGTGGTTAAGAGTGTTTCCCTTAACTCTATTATTATTATAACACGTTTTTGCTGATTTGTCAAGTAAACATTCTATGAACAATATTACATTTTCCATCAGCCCCTTTCCTTAACTTTCTATAATCATTATATCACAGGTCGCCGCCAAAATCTACTATATAATAAGAAATGTTTTTTAACTTTTTATTAAGGATATAGAACATAGGTCCGCAACCCGCAATTCATAGACAATTTACAATTATTTAAAAAAATATCTGTTTACTTTGTACTGATAGTGTGGTATAATTACTATAGTAAATTAAAGAAAAGAGGAAATCTCAATGGAAACAAAAATCGTGTTTGATTTAGATGGCACACTATATAATCTGTATGGCAATGATTATATGAACGCTATTGAAAGAATTGAGCGTGAAGAAGTGGGTATGTTTTCAAAAGAAGAAATGCTTATGGTTGAACGTAAATCTTTTGATACTATCATTAACAAGCTTTTGGGAATTGGTGTAAAATTCGCCGTTTCAACGTGGTTGCCGAAAAATGTTAGCAATGATTATTTAAAAATTTGTTATCAAGAGAAAATGGCATGGATTAAAAAGAATTTGCCGTTTATCTCTGAAATTGCTATTGTGAACTTTGGAACACCTAAATTTTCAACGATAGAAAGAACTGATGAAATGTGGCTGTTTGATGATAATAACAATGTGTGTCAGCAATTCAAAGAAGATGGTGGTGGAACTTTTCAGAGAAACGGCAAAATTGTTTCTAAAGTGTCTGCAGTTCAAGTAAATTTCAGAGGAAAAAGAAATGTAGTCTATCATTTAGAACAAATTTACAAAGCAAAAACAGGCTTTAAAGGCTTTATCTAATAGGAGGAAATATGAAATTTTTTAATCTTTCAGAAGAACAAACTATTGATTTAAGTGAACTCGATTTTGTAGATGAAATGTTAGATGGTGATGTTTGGAATTGTATTGAAGAGGATTCCCAAAAGCTGATTGAATTTTTTACCATGGCGAACAAATTAGCAAAAGCAAAAACTGATTTAGCCGACTTTATTTCGAACAATGATATTTTGAATGGACTTTTGGCTAAAGAACCATTTACCACTTTTAACAATCAGTTTTGGCTCTGTTTAGAGCTAAAAGAAGAATTGATTAATGAAGTGGAATACTTAAAAGAATACTGTTAAAATGTGGCGGTGAGTTATTATGACTTGCCGCCAATTCATTTAGAATTTAATGGTCCCGGCAGCTTGTTCATAAAATGTTTACTTGACAAATTGAAAAAAGTATGCTACAATATAAGAGTAGTAAAGAGAACCACACTCAATCAAATGTGGAGAATAGGAGTTTTTATCATGAGATTTTTTGACCATACAGAAAACACAATTGTAAATTTGAATGCTGATGATTTTGTTGACTATATGCTTTCCGACTTTCATGTTATGGAATGTATGGTTGATAATTTGTCGGCTGTATGTGACTATTTTGACAAAGTGGCGAAATTTAATAGAAAATCTTTAATGATTCCAGATAGCTTGTATTTGGATATGATGATTGATATTTCTGATGGGCAACAATTTTGTTTTGATGAAGATGGCTTCGAATTTTTTGAATATTAAAAAAATGTGGCGGTGAGTTGTTATGACTTGCCGTTATTATGTAGATACTAAAGAAGTGATAGAAGCAAAATATAAAAATAATCGTGATATAGATAGTACTGATGAAAAAATTATTTATTATATCAATAACTTTATTAACGATAATATATAAGGCAAAAGCATTCGGGAATTGAAAGATTCCCGTTTGTTTCTTCCTGCGAAAGGTCCTGATACTTACTTAAATATAACGGTCCCGGCAGATAAAAAAAAGAGGGTTTACCTCTTCTCTTTATCATATTTTTCTTTTAGTATTCTCCATGGTTGGCGGCAATCCCATACTAATTTCTTTTTAGTCTTAAAGGCTTTCAAAAGAATAGATAATTCAATTTTAGAATCTTCTAAAGCAGTATGTTCTTCTATGAAATTATTTTCATCAAAAAGGTATCTATAAACAATTTCAGCTTTTGAGATTGGATTGCCTTTCTCTGTTAAATAATTGTTCTTTTCAATAAAATTAAAATAATTTCTGGACAATAGTTTACTAAAGACAATTGCCGACCAAATACATTTAAATGTGATACCTAACTCTTCAATACATTCAGCCCCAAAAAGCTTACTTAACATTCGACTATCAAAAGGACAATTATAAGCCCAAATATCAGATACTTTATTATCTATAATATCATTTCTTAAAGTATTCAAGATTTCTTGCTTGTCCCTTACATAAAGATATTTTTCGGTTTCAAGTATTTCAGAAGCCCCACGAATAACAAGTTCTTTTGCTGGTTCACAATCAATTACATTTTCAATGATAGCAGGCAAATAGGCAAAATTTCGTTCTAAATAAATATTGCCGTTTCTATCAGCGACAACATAACCGATATTATATGGGTTATGAGAACTCATGCCTTCTGTGTCTAATACAATAATCTTTTTCATGCGGTTTTACCTCTTTCTTTCTTTAAGCTATAGTTCTATTATACGCTTTTAAAATTAACAAGTATACTGGTTTTTGTGAACTTTTTTGTTTCATTTATGAGTGATAGGTCCGCAACCACAGCTTTCGTCAAAATAGACAAAAAATTGCGGCTATTGTTGAAAACTTTTTGCTTGACATTTTGCCGGATGTGTGCTATAATAATTATAGTGAAAGAGAGAAAGAGAGGTAAAGAAAAGAACGATAACAACCGAATAGAATTAGAAAGGAATGGTAAAGAGTTCATAAAATGTTTACTTGACAAATTGAGAAAAATGTGATATAATATAAGAGTAATAAAGAGAATGACAGCTGATAAAGTCGTTAAAACAGAGAAATGGAATTATTTTATGGAAAACATGATTAACTTCACACAGGATGCTTCTACCACCAACAATCAGATGAAAACCGTTATCAAGCAGAAAATGGTTGAGTTCTTCATCAACACATTAACACAGCAGTTTGGTGAAGAAAATGTTCATATGTTGCGAACAGGTACTAACAGCTTGACAAATGAAATCGGTTTCAAGGTTTCCTTGACTGATTCAGACGGATTCCCACAAGATGTAGTTGTCACTATTGACCCAAAAATTAAGAACTGGTTTGAAAGTGTTCGTTCTAAACAGCCTGTTCCGGCGTTCGATTTTGAAGAAGCTGCCACTGCTTATGACAATTACGTAGTAGCAAAAGAGAACACAAAAGCGGCAAACGCTCGCAAAAAGAAAGAGAAGATTGCTCGTGATATCAAGGAAAGGGCGGAAAGAGCACAGAGAAAAGCAGACGCATTGAAAGAGGATATTCCAGAAGCAACAGAAGAATAAAATATAAATTTGAATAAACTATTAAGGGATGCCCAAAAAATGGGTGTCCCTATTTTTATTTTATATACGGTCCCGGTCGGCGGCAATTCATAGATAGTTTACAATTACTTTAGAAAAACATAATTACTTTTGATTCTGGATATGCTATAATAAATATAGAAATTAAGAAAGCCGATAAGGCGGAAAGAGGAAACTGAAATGAGAATTGTATCTATGGAAAAGAATAAGGGAACTATTGAAATTGAAACTGAAAGAAGATTCTATGTTATCGACTTTTTGAATGACAAGATTTTGTCTAATGGTAAAGAAATTAAAAAATTATCAAGAGATTTCTTTCAAGCTTGTTATGACTATCACGAATATCCTGTCAGTTGTTCGGGTTTTGGAACACAAGAGATTCTGTCGAAATATGTTCTTTTAAGAGAAAACAACTTTAAAGAATATAGAAATGGAGAAGCTTTTCTCTCTATGGCTTTACAGTATCCAGAATTAGATTATAATGAATCGTTGTATAGCTTTTTTACTGATTATAATAAATTAACAAAAGATTATTTAGAATGGTGTAAAAAAGAAGAAGAACCTGTGAATCACAACTCAATAAGCAGATACAAGAGCATAAAAGCATATAGTCTTATTCCAAAAGATTTAAAACCGTATTTTGCTATTATTTTTACACAAATTTCAATAGAATCTTTAGAGCTTTTAAACACTTCAACTTTATTAAAACTTTTAAGAATTGTAAAATACACCACTTTTCATTCAGACAATCCAAAAGCTGTATATAGTAGATTACCTGAACTTATTCGTTATCTTACAATATACAATATTAGTGACGAATTACTTGATACAAATAGAACAGTATTTCAGAATTATAAAACTTATCAAGTTTACGACAACGAAAGTAAAGAAGAGAGAATAGGTCTTGAATTAAGACGATTGAATTTTATGAATGGCAAATATTTTGATAATTATATTGTAGTAGTTCCACAAACTTATGAAGATTTAGCGGATGAAGGTAAACAACAGAATAATTGTGTTGGACATTATTATAATGATTCAATTTTAGCAGGTGAAAATCTGATACTATTTATTAGACATAGCAATAGCCCTAAAAAAAGTTATATTACTTGTCGTTATAATATTGAAAAACAAGATATTGTAGAATATAGATATAAAAATAATCAAAATGTATACGGGCAAGATATAATTATTATCAAAAAAGCTGCCGAAATGATTAGAAATAATTTGAAATAATAAAAGCATTCGGGAATTGAAAGATTCCCGTTTGTTTTAACCATACTACGGTCCCGCCTGCTCCTAATATTTTCTTAAAAATTTGTCAATAAAAAGTTTACTTGACTTTTCGGGCAAGATGTGTTATAATAATTATAGAAATTAAAGAAAAGAGGTTTTCAACTATGTTCTTTTTGACAAGAGTTAAGGGTGTTTATACTTTTGATGATGCTGATAGTAAACACAAAATGGTTATTGATGTTCCTAAAAAACAAGCTTTAATCAATTTTAATGGTTGGCATTTAAGCTTTTCTGGCGGTGTGATTTCTCTGTCAAGAAATGGTGATATTTGTACTAATGTGAATCACATTCTACTATATGAAATGTTATCAATTATTTTTAGTTCAGCTTATTCTTATTCAGATTCTGCAAAGTGGGCAGAAATTGAACTAATAGACAAAGCTATTTCTTTAAGTGAACGATATCCAGATTTACACTTTGGTAGATACATTAACATTGATCCCGGAATGTTTAATGGTAAATTTATTCAGTTCTGTTTAGATGAAGATATTACTTTTCATATGGGAAACTGGCGTACATTTTTGAAACTTGAAAGAATTAAACAGCAAATGCCACAAGACTTGCAAGAAATATGTTTAGAATATCAAGAAATTTTTAGTGATGAATCTTTTTTAAAGAAAGACCTTATCAAATTAGCAAGATTTTTGAAACATAATAGTAAAAAACAAATAAATAGAAGTATGCTCTGTAAGCTTCTTTATTTACTACAAGAAATGCCAGAATTATGGAAAGAAGTTAGAACACAAGATGATTTTTTCAAGGTATATACCCGCATTTACAAAATCTATTGTTTAAAAGAAAACAACGGATATTTAGAGCAAATCGCTAAAAATGAATCACAAATCATAGAAATCGAAGATATGACAACAGAAAATTATTGTGTTGTCGTTCCACGTTCTTTAGAAGATTTAATAACTGAAGGACAACAACAGAACAATTGTGTAGGATACTATTATTGTGAAGATATTTCTGAAAATTATTCTTTAATCTATTTCGTTAGACGTAAAGACAATAAAGGCAAAAGTGTCTATACTTGTCGTTATGATACATTGGTAAATAAAACAGTAGAATATAGAGGCTTTAATAATTCAGAAATAATGGATGAAGAAGTTCTGTCATTTTTGGATAAAATTGATTATAGATTAAGAAATATTCTTAAAGACTAAAATAAAGAGGGTTTCCGTTTTGGATTCCCTCTTTTCTTTTATCATGTTATTGGTCCTGTCAGTCCACTCCAATTCAAACGGTCCGCCACAACAAAAAAAGAGGACAAATATTTGTCCTCTCAATACTTTTAATCTATAAATATTCTGATAGTTGGATTATTTAAACCGTTTCCATTTTGCCAACCAAAAGCAATGCGAATATTACCATATTTTAAAGAATTTGTTGTCTTTTTTAGTTCTAAATGTTGCGAAATTGTTAAAATCTTATCAATTTCAAGAACTTTTGTTTCTTTTTTCTTATAATTATATATATAAATTGTGTCTGGTAGTCCATTTTTTGTTTCTTTTCTTAACATTTTGTTCAAAAAGTCAATAAAAACATTAAAATTTTGTGAAAAATAATTGAATAAGTCATTAACAAATTTTTCTCTACACCGCTTTTCAATACCAGAAATAAATTCATATTCATTTGGAAAATTATTTCGAATGTAAAGCGAATCTTCAATGGATACTGGAGAACCTGCTTTTTTATTTATACTTATGTTTGGTATAGTTGCTATGCCGTCATAAAGAGCAAAATAATTCATATAATCTCTATAATCAAAACCATATTCAATCATTTGATAAATAGTGGTATTATAATAAGTTCCGTTTCCACTGCTTGTATACTTCAATTCAATGTGCTTTCCGTCTGCTATCAAATCACACACACCGGATTTAGTATGATTCCCACACCATTTTACATTCTTGTGGTTACCAAAAGTCATTAGAAAATTGCTGACATCCACACGAATTTCAGACAAATCAGAAAACTTTTCAAGCACTGAATTTTCGGGGGTTTTTCCGGTTAGTGTTTCCACCACCAAAATTTCAAATGCTTTTCCGAAATATTGATTATTTGCTTTTGTTCGTTCCATGGTTTTTTCTCCTTTAAATTTGATACTATTATTATACACCATTGCCGCAAAAATTAAAAGTAGTTTTTATATTGATTTTATGGATAAATTGTAAATTATGAATTCCAAGGTCCCGCCAATACCTTAAATTTTAAAATATGTTTATTCCGAAAATTGTATAAAATAAAAAAATCCAGATACTATTTATACGTTAACAGATGTAATTAATATATATAAAGGTCCGGCAAGAAGAAAAGCATAGGAAAATAAAATATTGAAAACTACTTTTAATATTGTTGAAAACTTTCAACTTTTCAACACCGTTTTTTTTTTCTAATACTTTTTTTTCTAATACTTTTTTTTCTAATACTTTTTTTTCTAATACTTTTTTTTCGTTATTGCATTTCCTATTGCACTTTTTCAATTACATTCCCTATTGCACTTTTTCAATTACATTCCCTAT